CATTATATATAGGATATAAAACAAAGTACAATATTTTTTCTGTTATAAAGGAAATTTATAAAGAAGCATTATTAATTAAGTAATATCGATATGAAACAAACAATTGAAATTGAATGTCCTAACGGTTATAAACCAGTTTACAATCCTGATACTAAAAAGGTAGAAATTATTCCTGATAATGTCATGGATAGGGTAAAAACTTACGAGGACGCTAGAAGATGTCTGGGTTACGTAAAACTGGGAGACGTTACCTATAACGGGTCAATAAATGCTTTAGCTAAACTTCAGACAATCCTTGAAGCTCTGAATGAGGGACATAAATTTAAGCTCTTGACTGGAAACGTTTGGTATCCCTGGGTAAGATTCTATCGTGTAGATTCCATACCCGAAGGTTCTAAGATAGTCAGATACTTCAGCTATCAGGGAGAAAAATTTGCTCTCGTTGGCGGCCGCGCTGATTGTGGTACTTATTCCGGTCTCGGTGACTTCTATTCTTACGATGGGGTCGGCGATGCCCTTGCCAATGTCGGCATGTTTGCTTGTAAATCCAGAGAGATTGCTGAATATGTATCAACTCAATTTGGGGAACTTGTATTTGAGGCTTGCTTTTCTCGGCATTTCGATGCAGATGAGTTTAAATGGTTAAATTGTTAATATAAGGTTATGAAGTACAAAAAGAAATTAGCGAGGCTTAAAGCTAGACAGGATTGGTGGGACAGACAAAGTAAAGACTATCAAGCTGCAAATAAGAAACCAGGTTCAATTAAAAAAGGATAATATGAAGGTATACGTAATGGTTAGTTTTCCAGAAATCCAAGATTTTATGGAACATCCTCGTTGGAATGAGTGCATTTTTTGCCAATCAATTGAAGGACATGAATGTCCAGATTCAACCTATATGGTTCCGAAGGATTTATACGAAGGTATAGAATCCTATGCTTTTGCTAAGGACAATCTTGGAAAAATATTCTTGTACGAAGGTCGAGAAGTTAAAGTTGTTGGACATAGTGATGAAGATATTATCGTTGAATATTTGGACTGCAATATGGGCTGGTCTGGATTGGATGATAATGATGTCTTACTTATCCCTGCGGATGTAACTGGCAGTCTTTATTACGTTGGTCCGGAGGATTTGGAAGAAAAATAATAACTAAAGCCGTTCGGGGTTTAGGGAAGCTGGTCCCTGCGACAGTAGGTTCATCCCGATAAGGGAGAATAAACACTCGAAATCCTGCAGAGTAAAAACCTAGTAGATACTAAAGTGTCCAAACCAGACAAAGGGGAGAACGGCTGCTCCTCACATATTTAACAAGGGGCTATATTAAAATACTCAAACCAGAGCCCCTGACGCTTAGAGTGTTAGAAAGTCGAAATTCAACACTTAAATAAACTTGAAGAGAAGTTGTCTAAGTGAACAGACCATTGGGTAATTCCATAGGAGTGCTGTTAGGAGTATAACCGCCAGCTCACGCGGTATATAAGCTGGGATGCCGAGTTTAGATGTTCTTCGTGAGGAAAACACCATCTGATAGTCTACAGGATGAGAAATATGGTAGTCGGAGGGATTGTAGTTACCCCGTTATAATTAACTACACTTGCCCCGTTAGCTCAGTTGAATAGAGCAGCACACTTCTAATGTGCGGGTCACTGGTTTGAATCCAGTACGGGGTACTTAAAACAAATAATTTACAATTATGGTAAAATTTGAAAAAAAAGATTACACAATGTAGGGAATGCCCTCATTGTAGAATTGTTCCTGACCCAGACCCGAGCGATTGGTTCAATGATGACGATGAAAAAGCGTTCTGTAGGGAGGCAGGGCACGAATTAATTGAAAACATGTTAAGACCTTACGAGAGAATAATAATTCCTGATTGGTGTCCCTTAAGAATCCTTGAGCTCAAAGCTTGAGGATTTTTTATATATATTAATTTAAATGGATAAAGAAAATTATCAAAAGGTTGCTAAATTCTGTATGAAAGGCAAATGTAAACCCAGAGAAAACTCCTATGGAGTAATATGGTGTGTTAGATGCGGTAAATTACATGGATATAACACCTCTGCAGAATCTCTAAAGGAAGAAGACAAAATTATTGTTACTTAATTTATACCCAGATAGTTTAACGAATAGAATACAACACTACGAATGTTGAGGTCAGGGTTTGATTCCCTGTCTGGGTACTTAATTCTAAAGTTTATGACAGATACAGAAAAACTTAAAATTCTTAAACAAGGTAAGAAACTATTTGTTGAACATCCAGAGTATTGGGGAATGTGCTTTTGTCTTGAACATGCTATGGCTGGAACTGAGAGAGGAATTGTGAAATACGATGAACGTGACATTGTCGCAACATTTCCAGAATTTAATCGGAAATTTTTAAACGCACCTAAGAATAGAGAAAGTAAAGCATATTGGTGGGAACCAGATACCGAGTCTGGACACAATGCTAGAGTAGCAGCATTTGATAAATTAATTGAGACTTATGAGCACAAAATCAATTACGCAAATTCTTGAATTTCTAGATAACAGGGGAATTCCTGAACAGGAAATTTCATATGAACAGTACTACCTTATGGAATGTCAATTACGGCTTACAAAACTGGGAATTACAGCGTCCGTAGGAGTTCGCAAGAATACTGGATATTTTACAGCAGAAACATGGATTTATAACAAAAGGAAATCTACACCTGGAAAACCTTGTTGGGAAAAATTATTTTCTCCCTTCAGTTTTAGAGATTATGAGGAGGCTTTGCATCACGCAATCATACAAGGTATAACTAAAATACTAGAAGATGATGAAGAAGAATACGGATTTTAAAGAAGCATACAAAGGTCCCTTTGAAGACTTTGGGTACTATAAAGTATTTACCTCTGAAGGGAGTATGGCTTTTGATTTTATTCAGCCCTGGAACAAAGATTTAGATTCTATTTCTCTATCTGAGGAGTCTAGGGAAATTATATTAGCTATCCTTAATGGAAATTCTACTATACCTTTTCCTTATGAATTTAAATATGAAAAAGAATATGTATGGATTAAAATAGAGGAAAATTGGTTTAAAATTATTCTTCTTAGAGGTTGGGGACATTTAACGGGAGTAGGCGGTTTGCATCTTCCTCCGGATGTGGCAGCTAAAATTCAGGACGAGTTTGGAGAATGGATTGCTAAAACTTTAAATAACAAAAATGATAGCATTTAGAATTATTTGTATTGTAATTATGTTGCTATTAGCAATATACTACGGAATGTTAGTCCTTCATTTGTTTGGAGCAATAAGGTTTACAAACCGAAAAATTACTATGTCAAGGTGTCTTACTCCATTTTATTATTGGATTGCAGACCCAAAGAACTATAATTAATCAGAATTTTATTAACTTTTAAATATTTAAAGAATGAAAAGATTTAAACTTTTAGGTGTTATTATCGGCATTTTCGCTGTAGTGTTAATTGCTTGTTTTCCGATGATTGCGGAAGATATGGACAAAAGTAAAATTGGTGTAAATCAGATTCCTATTACTGGTACTTATGAATATTGGACTGATGGTGGGTTTCAATGGCAAAAGTTTGGAAATGTTTCTATTTATGACAAAACTAGTCAGATATGGTTCAACGAACTGAAAAAGGACAAGGAAGGAAATCCTTATATAGATTCCTCGATGGAAAATCCTGCCATGACTATTACTTATAATGATAAAGGTAAAGGCTTTGTGATGGGCTCAGTTCGAGTTGAAATGCCTCTTGAAACTAAGTATCTAGAACGAATTCAGACCCACTACGGTAGTCAAGAAAAACTTATTCGTGATTTAGTAAAGCCTACTCTTAGTAAGGTTGTTATGTCATGCGGTCCTTTGATGTCTTCTTTGGAATCTGTAAGCGAAAAGAGAACTGACTTGATTGCCCTTATTACAGACCAGTTGAATCACGGTGTTTATAAAACTAAAGTAACGGCAATCAAAACTATTAATCCGTTAACTGGAGAAGAACAACTTACAAAGATTGCCGAAGCAATCCCCGATTCATTATCTCCCAATGGAATTAAGCGCCAAGAAGAATCTCCATTTGCTTTTTATGGATTAAAAGTTTCCCAATTAGCTATTTCCGATACTGACTATGAAAATGCTACTAAAGCTCAAATTAGTAAACAAAGAGAAGCTGATATGAGTATTGTAACTGCGAAGGCTAAAGCTTTAGAAGCTGTTCAGCGTACTATTCAAATTACAGAAGAAGGTAAGGCTGCTGCAGAATCTGCTAAGTGGGAACAAGAAAAGATTAAGGCAGTTGAGGTAACTAAAGCACAGCAAGCATTTGAGGTGGCAGAATTACAAGCTAAAGAAGCCAATGAGAAAGCTAAGAAGATTATTGCTGAAGGTAGAGCAGAAGCAGAGGCTAATAGACTTAAAGTACAAGCAGGTTTGACTCCTCAAGAACAGGCCGAATGGAACTATAAAACAACTGTTGGTGTGGCTGAAGCTTTGTCTAAATCTGAAGTTAAATGGGTTCCAGACGTTATGCTAAGTGGTAACGGTGGAGGAAACAATGCAATGGATGCAGTAGGTTTACGGATGGTAATGGATATCGCCGATAAACTGAATAACTCCAAAAAGTAACTTCTTTAAACTATTTGTAGCCCAATCCATGTAATCCATTACGTGGGTTGGGCTTATTTTTTTACTAACTTATGACTAGAAAGAGAATTAAAAAATTTATTGTTCTGCCAGATTCGAAAAATGGACAGGTATTGCATTTTGTATTAAAATATAAAATCTTTTTTGACGAAGTCATTAAAGTTAGACTTAAGTACAATTATTCAAATAACAGTCTAGATATTAAAGCTATAACTGGAGCTGTAAAGAATCCAAACTTTTGTAGTATTTTGGACTGTGTTAGTTTGGCTCGGGAGCTTAATCGATATTTGGATAAATATGTAACGTTCGAGCCTAGGCTTACTGGACAAATGTTGCATGACCAGTTGGCAAAACAAGATTTAGTTTATCCATTTTAATATGAAATAAATGAATGTAGAAGAATTAATTGGAAAGAATGTTACTTTGACTAAACTAGAATCTACAAGATATAGAGATGGGCATCCTAATGGGATTGAGCCCGGTTATGTAGCCTGTGGTAAACTTATCAGTGCCAGAGTTGGAGGCATAGCCGAGGTTATTGGACCTAGGGGTTTTTGGGATTATTTTCACACTTCTCTAATAAAAAAGATAGAAGGAAATCTTATATATACCTTGAATTCTGTTTATGAAGTTAAAGAGCTTTCTGAATCACAAGATAAATTTGTTGCTAATTTCTTTAAAGAAAATAAATTAAGTGATTATTCAGGAAGAAGACTTCAAGCTTGAATCCATCTCTGATAGTAGTTTATTTTTTGACTTAGAACTGCTTCACACAATTAAACCAAAAGGTGGGGAGGAACGTCAAGAATTTAAAGTAGCTGGTTATGGATTGCAACTTGAAACTGCAATGAAAAAAATAGTTCAGTATAGAATTTCAGTCAAACATAGAGATAAAGCTCTTTCTATGGCTGAATATATGAAAGAGTTTAAAAAGATTTATCAAGATATAAGTAAATTATGCGAAATGAAATAGTTAAGGCTATTAATAAACTATGCGAAGAACTTGATAGTGCATATTATATAAATGCAGGGGGATGCTGTTATTGTGCTAGTTTAATTGCTAGAGAATTAGAAGCCCGCAAAATAAAATATAAGTTAATCATATACGACCATTCTACAAGAGATGTTTCACCTCTCTCTATCCGTCGCGATATCAGAAGTCGTAATAAACGTTCTGACTTTAATGATATTATGTTTTGTGGAAGTCATTACGCAATTATGTTACAAAATGGGGAAATATTAAACTCTGGAGACTATTCTAGTCGTTATCCTCACGTAGCTGTCTGTTATATAAACAGTAAACATATAAGATGGATGTACGATAAGGGAGACTGGAACAGGTGTTACGATACTAAATACAACTCAATAGTAGCGAAACGTATTAAACAAGTATTCAAAAAATATGAAGAACTCTAAACCAAAGAAAGTCTATATTTCGACTAAACTTATGGTATGTCCTAGATGTGGATGTCAAACTAAACATTCGTTATTTGATTCTGAGAAAGGGATATATAAGTGTATAATATGTAAAACTATTCATGTATGATATTTTTGTGGATAATAGTGATTGTAGGCTATGTGATTCCTACAATTGTTTTTATGGATTTTATACGGGCTTCTATTCTGTATGGAAGGGAATGTGATGACAGACTAACATTAGGTCCAGTTATAATTGCATCCCTTATTTCTATAATTCCGATAATGAATGTATTTGTGGCTTGCAACGCTTATGGTGATTTAAGCAGACAAGAAAGAGAGGGAATGACTAAGTATAGTTTATTTTGCAAATTATTTTATATGGAATTGTGACAAAATTCTTATTTGTAGGACTCATTTTGGGAATAGTTCTTGTAATGGGTTGCAGCAAAGTTCCAGCTGAAAATAGGAACATTATTCCTGGTGAATGTATTTTCTCTCAGGGTGCGAGTTCTGTGTATGTATTTACATATGAAGAACAAAAATATATGATAGCTACAAATGGCTATCAAGGTGGAGTATCAATTATTAAAGTACAGTGAAAAATTATGAAGAAGATTGTAAAGAAACAAAAAGTAGAAAGAGAGCCGGTAGACGTAACAAACGATGCAATGATGGTTGCTGAAGGAATTAGACTTCCTAACCTAAAACCTCGTGATGTTTCGATTTGGACTAAAACTCCGTCCGAAAAAGCCAAATTGAAACAAGCTAAAAGACGTGATAAAACTAAATTCACAACTCGTTGGGCAGCGCAACCAAAACATACTTGTCCTTTGGTAAGTAAAATGATTTTCCATATAATTCCTCTTACTAAAGGTGGAAAAACAACCCTTTCCATTTCTAGTACTTTATATGATATTCCACGAATTCTTAAACAGTACAAAAATGTAATGTTTGAAACATATTCATGGAATGGCAAAACGTATAAGAGAAACGAGCTACCGTTCTGGGGATGTTGAGTTGACTGTTGCAGATGAGTTTATCTATGAGGTAAATTTATATGTAATATATCTGGATAGAGTTGAGACTGCAGGGTCTCGATTCTATTCTTCTCCCAAACCTCTGAAATACAAAGAATGCAAAGTAATTAAAAAGGATAAAACTGTTACGATAATGAAAACAGTTACTTGGGTGTCAGCTCCAATTAGTTATTTAGAAAATAATAATTTTGTTTTATGCGATGAACAACGAAAAAGTAGAAAATGTAATTCAGGAAGAAATAAAAAAAGATGAAGGCAATACTACTCCCTCTATGAAAGTTACCGAGTTTATAATCGATAAGAGTAGAAGAGTGTGTCCTTTAAGTGAAAAAACTATTAAAATGTTAGTTACTCAGTTAGCAGCGGAATTGAGTAATTATAATATGTATAAAACATTTGCCAATTGGTTTGACACTCAAGGATTAACTAAATTGGGAGAATATTTTGAAGGAAGAGCTGAAGAAGAAAAAAAGCATCATGATTGGATTTATTGGTATTTGACCTATAATGATGCCGAATTTGAGTATCCAGAAATTCCAGCAACTAATGTAACTATTAAGGATAGGGAAGAACCTTTCAGAGCTACGGTGGATAGAGAGATTGAAACTACCATGCGAATCAACAGCATCGTAAAACATGTTTTTGAAGAAGGCGACTATGCTACATTCCAATGGTTCATGTCTGAAGACACAGAAACCGGTTCTTTAGTTAAGGAACAAGTGGAGGAGGAATCCATTAGTAGAACTATCCTTGACATGGCTTGTGAACAAGCCTCTTGGTTACGTAAAGAAAATGCAATTCTTGATTTTTATAAAAATAAATAAAGTTAATTATGAAAAAAATTGTTTTTAAAGAAGGTACTTTTGTTGATTTTAAAGGTAACAAACGTGAGTATACAATGTGTGCAATCAGTTTGCCAATCTCCGAAACTGATGACAATGCTGGTAATGATGAAGTAAAACAACTTCGTTTAGGAATTGCTGTACGTAGAGAGGGAGACGAATATGTACGTGGAGTAGGAATGACTGAAGCTGAGAGAAAGGCTATGGAAAATCCTTTCAACATTATCCGTTCTACTACTGTAGGTGTTATCAATCAGGAAGTGGTAGAATCTATCTTGAATCAAGAAGGTAAATTTTTCGAAGCAAATCCGGGTAAGTATTTAGCAACCTATTCTGCTGACAAAATGAATTGGGAAGACGAACAGAAAGTAAAAGAAATCTATAAATCTCTTCCAGAAGAAGCGAAAAAAGTGCATGAGTACTTGGTAACTGCATCTGATGAAGTTCTGAAGGACCTTGCTATTTGTGTTGCTTGGAGTTGCTTGCAAAACGAAAAGGGCGAATTATGATAAAAGAATATTGGGCAGCGTTCTTATTAGTAGGATTAATATGTACTACTAGTACCATGTTTCTAATGGATAGGTTTTATAGAAAGAACCAAGAGCTTCCCAATAATGATTATAAAGAGTTGGTGCATAGCATCGACTCTTTAACAAATCATATTAGTCTAATTAGTAAAACCAATGATAGTCTTAAATCGGTTATAGACACTACGAAGTTTGAGATTATTATAAATCAAGAAAAATATGAAGAAGATTTTATTAATATTACTAATCAGCCTATTGGGGACGACATTGAGTTTTTCACAAAATATCTATCCGAAAGTTACGAAAGATTCTTTGGTAGTGATAACCCCTCAACAGTTAAAACATACTAATCTTGTATTTTTAGAACATAAAAAGCTCTTAAAAGAAGTAGATTTATTAGATTGCCAAAACAAAAATCTTGCTCTTATAAACAAGAATCTTGAAAGGGCCGATTCTATTAAGTCTATTCAACTTAAAAGATGCATGTTGCAAGCAGAAATGCAAGACCAGGCTATAACTACTCTCAATAAAACAATTCAAAAGAAAGACCAAAGAATAAAAGCGTGGAAAAATTGGGCGATTGGAGGGTTTACTGTTAGTGCTGGATTATTAGCTATACTTTTAATAAAATGAACAAAATCAGGTACTATATATGTCTTCTTGTAGGAGCAATGATTATTGGAACATTTCAACTAGGGATTCCTCTTACCTTTTTTCTTGCTTTTACTTGGGGACTATTTTTATCGTGGCTTTATTATGATTAACAATATAAATGAGTTGGCTGAAAAAGGTTTGAGACCTTGTGTTCTACCTCAAATGTCTGGAGGTAAATGGTTTTGGTGTGTCGGAGTCTATATAGGCAACAATACCAGAGCAGAATGGCTTAGAAATCATACAGAAGAAGGTGGACCTATTGGAGGATATTCTGATTATTACGAAGCTTTAGATGCTGCAATAGCATATTGTAACAATTATAAACCAAAAATAGAACATGCCAGCAAAAAAGTTTCAAAACGATAAAGACAAAGACGGAGTTAAATATAAACATCCGGAAAGAACTTGTAAAGAGTGCGCAAAATATCCTTGTTTTATTGGAATAGAGAAAAAGGTCTGTGATTTTGCCAAATATGGGTGTATAAACTATAAAGATAAATGATAGCATTAATACTTAGTATTCTTCAATTGTTAATATTGGTTGGCATGGTATATGTGTTTGATAACCATATCTATGTCTATACAGGTGGTGCGTATAAAAAAGCTCACGTAAATAATTTTCTTAAAATACTAACATTCGTAGCGGGATGCATTCCAATTGTAGGAGTATTTATAATGATTCCGTACGTTGCTGAACTTGGGGATGCTAAAATGGATGATTCGTGGAAAGAAAATAAACTTCTTTATTGGTTATTTAAATGAAGACGTATTTATATTACTTAACACTTGCAATTATATGGGCCTGTTTGTAAAAGTGTCTCCCAAAGGAGATAAAACTATAGGATGGAGGCAGGTATCAGATGAAGATATAGAAGACTATCGTAATGGAGAAATTGTAGAGCTTTATAATTTCTCTGGTGGAAGGTGCTTTAGTGACGCTTTCACTATTTTAGAAGAAATAGAATCTGACTCTTTCGAGAAACTCGATTGGAATAATACTTTTATCGACCCTAAACTTAAGTCTTGGAATGGTAATGGATGGATTGATAGGGATGGTAAAGTTTATCCTTGTGATTGGATGGAGCATGACACTATGGCTTATCTATATTTCAAATTTGATACATACACCTTAGAAACTCTTGGATGGATTAGAGTGAATTATGACATACCATATTGTGCAAGTAAAATTACTCAAGCCCAATATAATAAATGCAAGGAATTGAACATTAAAGTTAGAGAAGAGGACGTACTATGGCAATAAAATGTAAAACAGTTAATAGAAGTAAATTAAAAGAGTATAACATATACTCTGGACTTGGAGGTGGCTTTGGTGGAGCAAGCTATCAATATACCACTCTTTGTGAGAGTGCTGAAGATGCAGAGAAAGAAGCCTATGAATCTGCTGTAGAAGAGTACCAATCTTATGAGGGCTTTAACAGTATCCCTACTTGGTCCGATTCACTTGATGCAGCGATGGAAGAAAATCCTGGAGTACCAGAAGACGAACTTCATGAAATTGCTGATGAAATCTATAACTCTATTATGGAGGAATGGATTGAATATTATTGTATCCTCACAGAAGATGACGATATTGAAGAAGATGACTTGATTCGAGACTACGTCATTGAGGATGATAACGATACTGGCGAAACTTGTAGCCAAGAGTAGTGATATTGATAATTACATTACTTATGTATTTGTAGATTTAGAAAGTAAAGAGTATCTTATGTGTGTTCAGTTCCCTAATTGGGAACATCGAGAACTACGTCTAGGAGAAATTGGCTATCTAGAGTATAAAGAGATTAGAGCTGGTATAGATAAGTGGTATGATGGGACTAATTTTATTCCGTATAATTATTCCAATATTCAATTTATAAAATTTGTTGCAAAACCCGCTGAGAAGGAGTTTTGTGCATATCTATAACCAGACAGAGCGCAAAAGATAACTTTTAAAACAAGTAGATGATGATTAATTGAGAAAATAGTAAAAGTTTATAAAAGTTATGACAGTTAGAGAAAAATTGGAAGACGCATTAAATGCTAAAGATAACAACATTAAAGCATTTGTTTGGAAAGGTGCAAAATCTGAAGTAAATGGAGAAAAAGTACAAGAGGAATATCGTTTAATTGATTGTTCAGAAGAGCAATTGAGAGAATTTTATAACCATTGTATTTCTATGTTGAGAAACAAAGACCAAGCACATCCGGGAAGATATGTTCTATTGGACATTATTAAAGACCAAAGAGAAAGATGTAACGCGGAATTATATTTACGTTACTTAGAGAAAGGTTCTGAAGATAGAAAACCTTATCCGAGATATTTATACCTTTCTGCTCTTAATGGAATTCTTGACGCAAATCGAGAAACCCTCACTAAAGAAGCGTTGAGAACATGTCCTATATCTCTTGTAACAAACGGAATTCCAGAAGAATTTAGTAATCTTCCAATTGATTTAGTAATAGATGGATGTTTAGACACACTCGGTAAATTCAATAAGCAACACATTACTCTTACGTTTATTCTTAAACAAGGAGTATGGTTTTCCCCTCAAGAAATGAAAGACTTGATGGAAAAGGATGAAGTTACTGGACAAGTTCGAGACAGAATTGAAGTTGTGAAAGAACGTCTAAATCTTAAGCAATCCATGACTTTGAAGGCTAACCCCAAAGGTTTGTCGTACAGTGCATTACGTTCTATGGTTAATTTAAAGAGTAAAAAATATTCTGATTTAACAACGGAGCAATTATTGACGTTGAGAAATAGAATTCTGTTTGCTCTTGAAGCAGATGTTAAATATCATATTAGCCAATGGGAGACTAGAATGCGACAAATCGAAAAAGTTGCAGAATATCATGGATATACTCTATAATTTTATTACATACCTTTATTTAAATCTTCATAAACTTAGTGCTATTCCAATAGATAATTATGTAGGATTATTCTATATTATTAACTGAATGGATTTATTCTCCCCGCCTACTCGTGACGAGAGACAAGAATTGGGAAGAATTAGGTGGATTGATAATAAATGTAGGGGTACACTTGAATATGCAACTGGAGTTGGAAAAACTACTACTGCTATCAAGTGTGTCCAAAGTGTTCTAAAGAAATACTCAGGTTTTAGGGTATTAGTCGTAGTTCCTACTGAAACTCTTAAAGACCAATGGGTCAAAGCCCTGGTGGGTGCAGGAATTTTCATGAATGCAGAAGTAGTAATTATAAATACTGTAGTAAAACATGAATGGAAATGTGATATATTAGTGATTGATGAAATCCATAGAATGGCGTCAGATTTATTCCATAAAGTATTCGAAATGGTTAAATATAAGTTAATTTTAGGATTAACTGCTACTATGGAAAGATTGGATGAAAAACACACTACGATAGAGCAATATTGTCCAGTCATAGATAGGATTTCGATTGAAGAAGCTACTCAAAATGGATGGTTAGCTCCATATAAAGAATATAAAGTATATCTTGACGTGGACCTTACAGAGTATAATACCTTAAACAAGGAATTTAATGAACACTTTGCATATTTCAATTATAATTTTGATTTATGCATGAAATTAGTTGGGAAGGATGGTTTTAGGAAAAGAATGGCCTACAGAGACTTATTATATACGGGAAATGACCAAGTTACTAAGTCTCAGTTATTAAAAGAAATTACTTTACATGCTATGGGTTTTATGAGAACCATGCAGAAGAGAAAATCCTTTATATATACACATCCTAAAAAAATTGAAATTGCAAACCTAATTCTAGATTATCGGAGAGACAGTAAAGCAATAACATTTTCTCCGACTATTGAAGTAGCAGAGAAAATAAAATATGGTGGAGTACTTCATTCTAAACAAACAAAGAAAAAAAATGCTATGACTTTAGAAGATTTTATTCCTATGAAGGTTGGAGTACTTAATACTTCTAAGGCTCTTAATGAAGGAGTTGATGTTCAAGGTCTTAATCTTGCCATTATATTAAGTAACACTAGTTCTAAAACTGAGAAAACTCAAAGAATCGGTAGAGTTATTAGATTCTCCCCGAACAAGGTTGCTGAAATTTTTACTCTTGTTTTAAGAGGAACCGTTGAAGAAGAATGGTTCCAGAAGTCAAACGCTGATAAGAAGTATTTTACCATAGATGAAGAGCAATTAATGCATGTATTAAAACACGAGGAATTCAGAGAAGTTAAATCCAAACCTCGTAAAATGATATTTAGATTTTAGTTATGACATTAGAGGAAGCTGCCAAGCAGTATGACATTTCTATGAGTTACGCAGTTCAACTCCAGGGAAGTACATGTTTATGGGGATGGACTTGGAGCGTAGAATGTGGATACCAAGCTTTTGATGGACGTATAGTGTACCCCACTGCAGGTGAATGCGAAGAAGGACTCATAGAGTTTCTTAAAACGTTCACTGGTCCAACCAAATAATTTCAAGTTAAATTTACCTAAATCTAGTAATGACTTGGAAATGTGAATTATTTTTAGTATCTTTGTACTCTTAATTCATTAATAATGACGACAGAGAGAATGTTAGAACTCATTATTCTTAATAAATTCATGGATAGATATAATAATATGTCTTCACAAGCTAAGGCACTTACCTGTGAAACAATTTCTATATCAGAAATGGAAGAAAGGAGACTTTTATTAGAAGAAGAGTTCTTAGAACCGTATGTAATTGATAACGCTCCGAAAGGAGACTAAAGTAATTGCAGTTAGAGATTAATAATTTATTTATTTAATTTTTAACTGTTTGGAAAAACTAAGTTTAACCATTGACAATGAGCTAGCGTTGATGGAGAAATATCAAATCTCCCCCAACGAATGGTTCTTAATCAAATTATTATTTCTTGCTAATGAGGAATATTTTCCCGAATACATTTTTAGATTCTTAGCAATTCCTGCGGAAATGCGAGGAGATGTTAGAGAGATGTTGATTAGTCTACAAGAGAAAGGAGTTATTCTCAAATCATATAAAATTCCTAAGAAAGGAGAAAAATTTTATGCCGAGGATGTAGAATTTAATAAGGCATTTCTCAAAACATATTTTCGCGCATCTTACGAAATGGGAGAAGAACTATGGCAAGCGTATCCAGACAATACTATTATAAATGGAGTACCTTACACATTAAAAAATGTAGGTAAAAAATATAATTCTATTGAAGACATGTTTCGGGCTTATGGTAAGGCCATCTCCTATAATGAAGAGAAGCATAGGCATATTATGGAACTGTTGAAATGGGCGCTCGAGAACACTAGCTACATCTGTTTTAATATATGTGAGTTTGTTATTAGTAGAAAATGGGAAGAATTAGAAAGACTAAAGAACGGAGATGGAAGCCTTATAAACTATAATGCAGTTCGTTCCTTATGATTACTAATTCTCTTATTCATCAAATTACTTTAGGTAGAGATGGAAAGAATTGGGGATATAGAATGGGGTTGCCTAAACTGGAATCTATAATCGATGGAGTTACTCAAAATACTTATACATTGATTTTCAGTGGAACTGGTAGCGGTAAAACATCGCTAGCTTTATATTCTTACATATATCGTCCTTTGATGGAGCATCTTCATGATGGAAACTTTAAAGTTACGTATTTTAGCTTAGAAATGAGTAGTGAATTATTGTTTGCTAAGCTATTATGTATGTATATCTTTGAGCATTATGGAGTAGAATTGTCTACTAAAGAATTACTTTCTAAAGAGAGAAATTATCGCTTATCTGACGAAAATTATCAGATAGTAAAGGATTGTATTCCATGGTTACGCGATGTTGAAAATGTTATTACGGTACATGACAAAGCTTTAAATGCCCAGGTACTTTATGCAACTCTTTATAAAGAATTAGAAGAAGAAGGTGATTTTATTGAAACAGATACGAGAATAACTTATGAAAAGCACAACGAGAATCTTGTGCATCTTGTAGTTATCGACCATTTAAGTTTAGTTCGCAAATCAGAAGGAAGAAATTTAAAAGAAGAAATGGATACTGTTTCTTCTTATTTAGTAACGCTAAGAAATAGGTGTAAGATAAGTCCTTTAGTCATTATGCAGGCTAATAGAGAGTCTACATCTATGGATAGAAAAAAAGCTGGATTGGACAACATGCAGCTATCAGATATAAAAGATAGTGGTTCTCCAGCTCAAGATAGTGAAATCATTATTTCTATCTTTAATCCTCATAGGGAAAGATTAAATTCTCATAGAGGGTATGATATAAGTACTTTAGGAAGTAGATTTAGAAGTATTACTGTATTAAAAAATAGATATGGTGAGGCCGATGTAGAAGTTGGTGTTGCTTTCTATGGAAAGTGTGGCTTATGGAAAGAATTACCTAGAGCTGATGAAATATACGATTATGATAAATATCTTACTTCCAACTATCTTCTTGAAGAAGATGGCGAGATTGCGCAATTACCCAAAGATAACGTAAAAGAAGATAAACCCATAAGAATTCCAATTACGTTATAAAAATGGCAGAAATGATTTGTATTTGTGGAGAGTCTGGTTCTGGAAAGACTACTTCCATTAGAAATTTAAATCCAGAAGAAACTTTTATTATTACAACAACTGGAAAAAGACCCGGAATACCTGGAGCTAAGAAAAAATATCCTACATTAAATGCACAAGGCAAAACTAGAGAGGAATTGGGAAATTTCTATACTACTACCAATGTAGACAACGTTGCAACAATGTTGAAACTTATAAATGCGAAAATGCCTTGGATTAAATACGTTGTTATTGATGACTTCCAATATTTCATGGCTTTTGAAGCCATGGACAGAGCTAAAGAGAAAGGGTATGAAAAATTTACAGAAATGGCTCAACATGCTTATTCTGTAATGAAAAATGCAATGAATCTCCGTGATGATTTGTATATTATTGTATCTACTCATAGCGAAAACATGGGAGATAAAATTAATCCATATTATAAAATCAAAACCTTGGGTAAAATGCTGGATAGTGTAATTACCCTAGAAGGTTTGTTTACTTATGTATTTTTCACTGTAATAGATAAGGACGAAGAAAATAAACCTTGCTATAAGTTTAAAACTAACTCAGATGGAACTTGTACAGCTAAGTCGCCAATGGGATTATTTAATGAACTGCTTATAGACAATGATTTAGATATGGTTATTAAACGTATTAAAGAATATAACGGCGATGAGGATTAAAATGCTATTAGTATTCGATTTCGACCCAGAAACAGGTGAGTATACTCCTGTTTCCAGGGAAATCGTTGAGGATAAGGCTGTGACAGCCGAAAAGAAGCAAAAGACGTCTAGAAAAAAGACCGCAGTAACTGAAATAGAGGGGGTTACCGGTCCAGCTCTAATATTAGAGGATAATAAGTATTGTTTAAATCAAGAAGCAGCCGATGCTCTTGGTGTAGCTCCCGAAGATAGACTAGAAATTAAATATGAAAGAAAAGGCAAAACTCGCACTCCGGTAATTGGCTCTAACGAGGCTTTCGGAACTAAGGGAGGAAACAAACTTACACAATCCTTAACAGTTAGTTGTAGGGGTAAGGCTAATGAAATGCTTGCGGAATTTGGTACTATTTTTACCTTAAGTCCACATCCGTCTAGTGATGGATTATTTATATTAGAAGGAGACAAGCCTGCCCCAACCCCTAAAGAAACAGAAGAGATAAAAATAGATATTGAAGATGAACCAGTTGATGACCTTCCATTGGATACACAATTGGCAGATATGTTAGTAGATGATACAGACAATGACAAGATTTCTGGATTTGACTATACATTAAAATAAAAATATCTATTATGGAAATGAATTTTAACCTTTCGAACACACAAGCAATTTCTTCTTCAATGCCTAGACTTAAACCCTATGAAATTCATAGAGTTGCCTTTAAGGATATCAAGGTAGAACGTATTCAAGGTAAAAAAGACCCTGATGCAGTTTACGAAATTCTAAAGGTCCGTTTTGAGAACAAGGATGGTTATTATGAAGAAAGCATTTTCTTCCCTAAAGAAAGTGATTTGAAGAGACCTACTCGTCAGAATAAAGAAGGTCATGAGGTAGAAATGCCATGTAACTTTGAGAGAACCATGACGTTTATTGCCCAGCTTGGTACTGTACTTGCCCCTGCAGAATATGGCAAGATGAAAGGTGTTTCTTTTAAGAGTTTTAATGAACTGTGCGATGCACTTATTAAAATTTTAAAGCCAAAAATCGGTACTGAAACTAATTTGAAATTAATTGGTAAAGTAGATAAGGATGGGAACTTTGTTCCGTGCTTACCTTATTTCGTTGCTCTGAACAAACAAGGAGAGTGCTTCCCCTCTGATAACTTTATAGGTGATAAAGTGTTCTTCTCTCCTTTTGAAGAAAAGAGAAAAGAAGAAATGCTTAAGAAGAAACCTACTGATATGGCTGCTAAAGAAAAAGAGACTGCAAACGACACCCCTTCTGATGAAACCGCAGAAGCTGATGCAATCGATTTTAATTCTTTGAAGTAAGATTTCGTTTTATAGTGCTTAATAATTAAGTACTAAAGTTAGTTGGAATTGAGGCTAATAACTGGTATCTTTGTGGTTCAATAAATTATCTTTTTATACATGGAAATACAAATTGAACCAACCATCACAAAAGACTATTTATTATCCAAATACCCTCAAGAGACTTATATGGAATACTATTTGGGTATTCCCGTCAAAAAAGGGTTATTCAAATCACCACTTCGAGCTGATGACCACCCGACTTGTTCATTTTATGTGAACAAATCAGGTGACGTTATCTTTAAGGATTTCAAAGGTGACTTTTATGGCAATTTTATAAGTGTTGTAATGAGGAAGTATAGTTGCACATATCATATGGCTATGAAAATTATAGCTAATGATTTTGGGTTAATAAAAAATCCTCACATTAAAAGAAATCCCGGGAAAATTAATGAAAATCCAAAGAAATTTGAAGAATCTGGTCCAGCTAGTATTCAAATTGAGATGCAGGAATTTTCTCAAAAAGAACTCAGTTGGTGGGCTTCTTATGGTATAACAAAGGATATTCTAAAGAAATTTAGAGTTTACTCCTGTAAATCTGTTTTTTTAAACGGAAATTATTTTGCTTCGTCCAGCGAGCAAAGTCCCATTTATGGTTACTATAAAGGTAAAAAGGACGGACTGGAGTTATGGAGAATTTATTTTCCTAAGCGCAAGTCATACAGATTCCTTTCTAATTGGTCTGCAAAGATGATTCAAGGATTAGACCAACTCCCTAAAAAAGGAAAAGTGTTGGTTATAACCAAATCTCTTAAAGACGTAATGACTTTGTACTCGTGTGGACTACCTGCTATTGCCCCAAACTCTGAAAACTTATTTATTCCTGACGTTCTGTTTGAGAAATTGAAAGGGTCATTTGATTATATTTGTGTGTTATACGACAATGATTTAGCCGGATTATCTAATATGAATAAAATTAGAAAACAATTCGACATTCCTTGTTTTTGGATACCTCGCAAATATGAAGCAAAGGATATTTCAGATTATCATAAGAAATATGGAAGAGATAAGACAATTAAACTAATTCAGGATGCGGTAAACGAATATGGCAGAAAAACAAGGAGAGGAACAGAAACCAAAGAAGAAGCATACCGGAGCGTATGCAAAGAGAAAGGGTAATAACTACGAATTGAAGATTATTAAAGAATTGACGGCACTGGGATTTGAAGGGCTGAAATCTTCGCGCTCAGAGTCAAAAAATCTAGATGCTGATAAAATTGATATAGCAGAAACAATTCCAAACACTCTTCCGTTCTACGTGCAATGTAAGTGTACTAAGAATAAACCCTCTTACCAAGACATTATTCCTAATTGCCCTCGCAAGGATAGACCTCTTGTTATTTTCCACAATTATCAAGTAAATAAGGAGGTTAATATGGGTTCTATTGGAGAATATGTTATTATGACAAAAGAATTTTTTTACAATCTAATAAAGGCGACTAAGTGATTAGTTGCCTTTTTTATTATTATGACAAAAGAACAACGAGAAACAATAGAGAATCAGATTGAATCTCATAGAAGTATAATTGAAGATTTATTAACAGAAATCTGTTATCACGAAAATGAAATAAAGAATCTTGAAACACTACTGAATGATGATAGTAAAATTGATGATGCAGTCAGCATCAGACATAATAACCAATAGTTCTTCTGAAGTATTTATTGCTAGAAACTTAAAATCTAAAAATCAAGAAATTATTGAATTAATTCAAAATGTAGCTAAAGCAGCAAATCTAGATTTAGACGAGATTTTAGAATTTGAAATAGCTTCTGAAGATGAAAGGATTGATTCTAGAATCAAGTGCAGAAAAGGAGACCTACTTATTTGGTCTGCAGATGATAATTCTATTCCATACTGGTTAATGGAATTTATCAGCAGCCTTGATTATGACAATATTTCTCGATATCACTTAGGTTAAAAATTTATGAAAATATTTATTCAATCTACATCTGATGTAATTACTAATAGTTCCACTGAAGTATATTTAAGGCTTACTAATGACGCATTAAGTATTTTGAAGAATGCTATTACTAGTGTATTGAGAATTTCTTCGCCTACTGCTTCATTCGATGACTTTTTCGATATTTCGTACAGTAGTGATTATACACGTGACGAATATCTTAATTATATCTATTCTAACTGTTCCTCTTCGGAATGTCGTGAATTGGTGGAAGCTATTCAAAAGTTTGGAGTATTTGACGATAAAAACATAGTTCAAACAACTCTCATGGAAAAATTGGAGAAAATTTCTTCTGAATCATACGAAGAATTTTGTTATAGACAAGATGAAAAATTGTTTACAGTAACTCCAAAGATGCTTTTAGACAAACACATAAAAGCTGCTGAAGCTTTAAATCAAATAGGACATATGTTTTATGGAGAAGCAGAATACAACGGATGATACAATTAGTGGTAAAACCATCGAGATTTATAATCTCAGAAAACCTATATCCTGGAATTAAAGTTGTTTCTTTTGAGGAAGAACTGGAGCTCTATAAGAGAAAATGTAAGAAAAAACAATGGGCTACGCCTGAGGGATTTTCTCTTGGATTTGATTCTCTTCTTAGTGACTTAAAAAAGTGTGTATTTGTATATACAAATTCACAGAACACTATTGATAAAATAAAAGAAAAATTTAACGTTATTGAAGAAAATGAAATTCATAACTAGAATTCAAAGTATTGCCGACTTGATTACCAATTCTTCTTCTGAAGCTTTTGTTATGAGAGAAGACGATGCAAAATATTTCGAAAGTCTTCCTACTAATGGATGTGTTGATATATACGCTATTACGGAAGAAACTATTCGTAGCAAGTGGTACGACGGTGATTTAATTTGTAATTTTCTTGGAATAGAACCCTTCGATTCTTGGACTTCTTCAGTTGAAGAATGGAATGAATTTGTTGATGTATATATTATGCCAATCATTGATAAAGTTGAAGGATTCTATGTTGTGGACATCGAAGACCATTTTGTAGATGCTTGTGAAGTAACCGAAGAGGCACGTAGTTGTTCTCTTGCAAGTGAATATAGACATTGATGAAGTTGCACATACAATCTATATCTGATATTATTACTAACAGTTCCTCAGAGGTGTTTCTAGAAATTACTAGCGGCGAACAGTCCGCACTGAACACTGTTTTTGATTTATTAAAAAATTATTTCCCAGAAGATGATGCAGATTTGTATCCAGTAGTCAACATGGAATCCCATACTGTGTACTTATCTTTGCCCTATGGTATTGATTCTTGGGAATTTTTTGAGGATGGTGTACGTGCTATATTAGAAAATAAACTGGATAAAAATACATTTGAATTAATAAGATGCGATTAGTAATTAGAACTCAATCAGTTTCCGACCTTATTACAAATTCGAGTTCGGAATTATTCGTTGTAGCGAGCCAATCGATGCCTGCCACAACCCTTGCAGAACTTCTTAAGACAATAGGAGACAAAAATTACTTTACAGGCGATTGGAAAGAATGGGACAATCTCACTGAGGAAGAAAAAGAAAAGTATGATTCTTCATCTGGAATGGGTGGAGAACTTAATATTATGACATTCGACCAAATGTATGAGGAAGCTAGGTCTTATATTCCCTGTAACAAAAGACATTTGTTTACTAAAGAAATATACTCTCTACGATTTCCTGATTCTATTGAAGAATTAGAAACATTTCTTTGGGTGGATATCGACCATCGCAGATGTGCTACTATTAGTTGGATGATAGACAATCTAGATATTAAAGAGTGCTCTTGCCCTTGTAAAGTAGACCCCGAAACTAAGAAAGTTATTAAATTAATTGATTGGGATGAATGGGATAAACTTCCTGATAATGAGAAAAATAAGTTATAAAAATGAAAGATTTTAAAGATTGGGGTGTGAAAAGACGTTGTTTCCCCAGCAACAACTACAATGCTATTTGGTTTAATCTTAAAACAATTAGACTTGGTGAAGGAGTAGCTAAAGAATTGGAACCAGACAAGGCAGAATTTTACGATGTTGGGATAAATACTTTATGTAATGCTGAATGTCCTTTTTGTTATGTGAGTGCTTCAGGTAATGGAATTAATTATCCGAATATTTGTGAAACTTGGGAAAAGTGGATGAGTGAATTTAAGGAATATAAAAATGATGATAAAGTCAAAATTACTCTCACTGAAAAGCCGTTTCAAATAGCTATTGGTTCCACTGGAGAACCTACTATTCATCCTGAGTTCTGTGAATTTTTAGAAACGGTATTCAACACCGGAGTCGTTCCCAATTATACAACCAATGGAATTTCTATTGCTAAAGACTCAGAACTATCTGAGCAAATCTTGGAACATACTAGAAATTATGTTGGAGGAGTTGCTGTGAGTATGGGTAATAAGAAACTATATAAGTATGCGGTTAAAGCTATCAATAAGCTTATTTGTTTTGGGAATACCAATGTAAATATTCACCATATAATTTCTGATAAAGCTTCTGTGAATGCTTTTATAAATGAGTGGAAATTGTACGGAGACCAAATCCTTTATCATGTTCTTTTACCTCTTATGCCTTCCGGAAGAAGTACTCAAGGAGTACAGGAAGGAGTATTTGAGTATCTTGAAAATGAAATAGAGAGGCTCAATATTAAAAATGTTGCTTTTGGAGCTCATTTTATTGATGCTCTACAAACGTCAAAAATTAAAACATGGCTTTATCCCGCTGAATCTCTTAGTAAAAATATTATTCTTACTAAAGATAAAGTTCAGATAACCCCAAGCTCATTTAATCTTAATCCTATTAAAACAATAAATCTATGATTGTAAGTGGAGTACGGCGTCAGCCTAAACTTGTTATTAATTCTGCAGAAGACCTTCCTTATCCTTGTTTGTTGGTATACAAAAACGACACTTGTCATTATGTTATCCTCGCCCATAAAGGTAAGGATACTAATATTTACGGCATTGTTGTAGAAGTATTCTATGACCACAGTGTAGGAGATGAAACCCTTCATGTAGGAGACCAGAATGTGACTTTTGCATTTGAAAATTTTGGAACTCCTAAAGGGTTTAATTTTTACAATGAAAGTGTAGTAATTAGTAACGAACTTAATTACACAAAGTAATTACTTGTTGAGTTAGTAAAAAGTAAATGAATACTTATATAGTTCCTTTTTGCAACAGTAGTGGCGAAATTTGGGTCGATAAATATCAGGCTCGTTCACTTTCTTCAGCCAAAGATAAAGTAATTGAAGAATATACGAGTTTATGGGATTTAGAAGTTTCTGCAGACTGGGAAGATTTTGTAGAACAACTATCTAATCTTGATGTTATCGTTGGCATTCCTGAAGATATTGATAGTTTATAAAAATGAATAAAAAAATTAGATATGAGAAACTTTAGAATAGGGTTAGATATTGATGATTGTTTGGCTGATTTTTGGGGAGCTTATTGTGAATACTTTGATACTAAACATAATCCCCAAATGCTGGAAGACCATATTATTACTAAAAATGTACAACGCATTCTTAGTAAGGATAGAGATTTTTGGTTAAATCTGAAAGTTATTAATGTTCCTGATTTTGTTCCTACATTATACTGCACTAAACGAGTCAATAACAAGGCTTGGACGCAGAAATGGCTAGATATAAATGGATTCCCTAAAGCTCCAATCTATCAAATGGTTTATCAACATGGCAACAAAGCTGATATGATTAAAGGAAAAGTTGATGTATTTGTTGATGATTCTTTAAGAAACGTATTGAAATGCCAGAAATCTGGACTACCTGCATTACTTTATCATACAGAAAGAACCGTTGATTTCCCCATGTTTAAAGTGTTCTCTATTACAAAGGATGAGATTATTGATGCTTATTGTCTTATGAAAGAATTCAATTGAAATTAAGTGAAATAAAGATAGTTCCACTACTTGATACATTAGTAATTCTCGATATTCCTGATGAAGTATATTTCAGTGATACATATAAAGATTACATTAGTAATTCTAGACTATCTTATATTAATCCGGAACAAGATGGGAGTTTTGAGCTTTATCTAGAAAACCCGAAGAAGGAATCCTCTTCTTTATTACTTGGTTCTGCGGTCCATTGTTTAACTCTACAGCCCAATGATTTTTTATTAGTAGATACGGTCGATAGACCTACTGCTAAAGCAGGACTAATGGCTGATGTCTTATATAAGTCAAATGGAAATATGCCTACTAAAAAAGAAATATTAGCTGCATCAGACAAAGTTAATTATTATAAGGGCAAAATGGATGACAAAAAGATAGATGATTTGCTTGCTAAATGTACAAATTATTGGCGAAATCGAGCGTTGTATGAACATGATTACAAAGATTCGAAGGGACTTATATATCTTGATTCAAAGAATAGAGAGATATTAAAATCGTGCTTAAATTCGGTAAAGGACTGTAAAGAAATACAAAGTCTCTTACATCCAGAATACATTGTAGAGAAACCTATTTCTCTAAATGAGCAAGCAATCCTTATTGATTTCGAAATGCAATTTCCTGATGGATATTCTACGATTATAAAATTTAAAGCAAAGCTGGATAATTTTACGATTGAGCCAGACGATAACTTAGTTACCTTAAATGATTTGAAAACTACTGGACACATCATTCCGGAATTTCATGGGTCGTTTGAAAAGTATCATTATTATCGCCAAATGGGAGTTTACTCTTATCTACTAAGTTTAGTCATAAAAAAATATTACAACGTAGATGATTTCACCATGAAAGCAAATATGTTATTGGTTTCCACTGTTCCGGATTACGGGGCAGGAATTTATCCAGTATCAAAAAAAGAGTTGCTTAGAGGATTTGAGGAATTTAAGAAATTATTAAGAATGGTGGCATTATTAAATAAACATGTGGCCGGATAGTTACCTTATGGAAGCATATGGACCTAGTTATGCAGAATTAAAAGACATTTATGGGAAATATTTTAGTTTAGGGTATCTAAACACTGATGTTCAGCATAAATTTGCGGTAATTTCACTGGTTTGCTATTTAACGATGAAAGCTAAACAGCAAAAACCAGACGTTACTCACTATAAAGTTTTGATGCAACTTACTGCAAAAAATCCTTTGCCGGATGATTTTATTAAAGGTTTGAGTATTATATGTGATGATTTTGCATATGGCTGTACAGAATTTCCCACTTTTGGCATAAAGACTCCTGGAGAGATGGCTAAACAAGTTCAATCTATATTGTCTGAATATTTGCCATTTTAAACTATGAATAGTAGATATTTATATAATAAAGCTATTCTCTATAAACTATTAGAGTTAATAGAAAAACATCCAGACCTGCGTTTTACTCAATTACTATGGAATGTTGGAATATTTCGTTGGGAAAGATGTGGACATTGCAAAGATAATGTAAAAATCGTTGACACTCACGCAGAAGAAAGCGAAACTACTTGGCTTCAGATGTATAAGAACAAATTTTGTTTTCCGCAAAACGAAGCAGTTGAAAATTTGTAAAAATTTTTATTTACACTTTTTAACAACTAAGGCTTTGTAGTATGAAGAAAAAGTAGTACCTTTGTATCACTTCTTCGGAAGGAAAATAGATAATTCAGGAATTTAGATTAAATATTTATTAAGATTCTTTCACCTTTATCACTTGGTGAACTCCAAAGAAATTAGTATCTTTGTGATATAAAAATAGAAGATGATTAATAAGAACAATGTTTAAAAATTTTTTGAATTATGACAACTCAAGTATTGAATTTTAAGAAAGTAGAAGTATGTGGATTTACAAGAAAAGAAGCAATCGAACAAGCACCTTTCTTCGTGCAACGTGATGCAACTCAGGCATATAAATCTTGGAAGAAAGATTTAGGTCGTGCTATCACTGATAAAGACATTAAAGAGTTCTGCCTTGAATATCTTGCAAAACACACTAAAAATGCTCCGGGTGTAGGCTGCTCAATCACTATCGAAGCAGGTGTAGCTGATACTCGTGAACGTCCCTATAAGGTAAATGACGTTAAGAACGAAAAGGGTAAGAGAAAGTATAAGACTACTTATCAGTTAATTGACAAAGCTACTGGTCAAATCATTACTGAAACCGATGAAACTAAGGCTAAGGCTAAAGAATTAGCTAAGAAACTTTATACAGAAGACGGTTTTAAGGGTAAAATTGTGTGTCTGTACACAAAACAAATTATTGAGGGAGAACCTATTGCATTTGAGGTTGAATATACTCCAGCCAAGAGTGCAAAACAAGGAACATATCTTTGCTTTGGTATTGAAGCATAATCTACTGAAATCAATACACTTCAAAGGAGCCTATCTATAAGTAATTATGGGTAGGCTCCTTTATTTTTTAAATATCTTTAAAGGCGTAACAGCTTAACTTAAAACATTGAAAAATGAAAAAAGAAACTATTAAAAAATTCATCGGGCATCTAACCGAATTAAACTCACTTGGAATTTCTAAAACAGCATATGAGAAAAAAATGAGCTTGTGCAAGAATTACCTTAATACAACTTATTATAATATTAGCCAGGCTTATAAAAATGGGCTGTTAGCTAGAGAAAAATTCGAGGAAATAAAAGAACTGTGGGAAAAGATATCCAACAAAAAGAATAAACTTCCGGAGTTTCAATTTGAAGAAGAGTCAAATCTTTCTCAAGTAGAATTAGAGGCTGATGATGATAGAAATAGTATCAACCTTATTCGTGATGAATCAGGAAAAATTAAGTATTATGAATTTAAAGTCTTGATAAGGGATAAAGCACCTCTTACGGGAAGATTGACAAGAGATGAGATGAATACTATTTATCGTATGTATTCATATTATGGAATGTCGATTACCCAGCGTGAAATAAGCCGATATTTTCCAGAATATTCTTTGATTGATTTTAAAAGAATCCTTAGAGTATTTAGTATTACTAAGGCTGTGGCTCCATTTGCTCCTCATGTTATTGAAGAAAATAGCAAGGAAGAGCTTATGATTATGCAAATGAGGGAAAAAGAAAATGACTTTGTAAGAGGAATCGAGGAACAATCCATCAAGAATGATAGAGCTTTATTAAAGAAATATGCTCTCGAAAATATCGAACTGAAAAGAAAGCTTGAAGAGGGAATCAAGATAGATTTAGAGGGGTTAGACCTTACTGGTATAAAAACATTTACTCCGACTGGAACATCTTCCAAAAAGAATATTATTATTTATCTTTCAGATATGCATATCGGAGCCTATGTATCGCCATTATCTATATATAGTAATCCATACGATAGAGATGAGGTAATCAGAAGAATAAATATTATTCTTAATAGAGTATGTGATTTAAATGATATCTATAGAGGATTTGATAATATTTATGTTTGCAATCTTGGGGATTCATTAGACGGATATAATGGGCAAACAACTAGAGGTGGACATTCATTACCTCAAAATATGTGCAATAAAGAACAAATTCATACATTTATATCTTCTATGAATTATTTTTTCACAGAACTCAGCAAACTCGACTGTAATAAACTGAATTATGTATGTGTGGGAGAGTCTAACCATGATGGAGATTTCGGATATGCCGCCAATGTAGCTTTAGAGGCTATACTATCCAATAAAGGAGTAAATTGTACAATATTTGACAAATTTATTGGAGAATTTAAAATTGGGGAAACCACATTTGTTCTCTGTCACGGTAAGGATAATAAAGATATGTTTAAGAATTTACCTCTAACATTGGATGTTAAAACTGAAAACTTTATCAATGAATATCTGGATACTAAAAGAATTACAGGTGATGTGGTTTTTGTAAAAGGAGATTTACATCAATCTGCAACTACTTATGGTAGAAGATTTACTTATAAGTCTGTAGGTTCTTTATTCGGAAGTTCTGAATGGATTCACAAAAATTTCGGAAATACTCCGGCAGCTTGTGACTTTTCGATATTAGATGGAAATAACAATATTCTTGATGGTAAAATAGTATTGCAATGAAAAAATGTTATATAGTAACTGAATATGGTGGAGAATGGGAAGATAAATGGGAATCCATTCTCGGAGTTTATATGTCAAAAGAATCTGCAGAGAAGGCCAAACTTGAAAATGAAAAGAGTCATTCTTATACTTCTCCTTATTCAAATGAATATTTTGATACTCTCATGGAAGAAGTTGATAATTATGAATTTGAACATGATTTCAATTTTGACTCTTATAGAGACGGAGTGTTACAAATTCATCCTGAATTAGCAAGACAACCAGGATTTCTTGAAAATCTCGATGTTTGGGAGCATAATTACTACGGATTTCATGATTATTTTGGAACAAGTATTAGTGAACATGATTTGTATGAATAATTTGTTTATAAATTTATTAGAGGCTTATCATAAAGATAAATTTGAGGATTACGAAATCCTATGCAATGCTGTTGAGGGATTTATTGATGAAAATTCTATAAACGGGGATTTCAATCCGTGGTCTTTTGATTATAATGATGTTGAGGATGAAATTTTATGGATGATTCAGGAGATTTTAGAAGAAAAATATAACTTTACTAAATTTCTACTTAAAGACAAATATGAAGAGTTTGTAAAAGTGTATTCTTCTAACCAAATTGATGCGGCATATCTTCGATTTGATAAATCTACTCATTCTTTTGTAATAGACACAGATATATTGTTTGATGAGTTAAACGTTGTAGAAAGCAAACATTTCTCTGAAACTCTTTCCCAATTTGTGAAGATGATAAATGATAAAACGACTTTAAAATTAATAGTAGAATAGTGGAAATTACACTCCCAGAACTATATAAAGGAAAGGCTACAATTATTAAGGATAATGAATTCCTTGAAACTAGAGCTTACGTAGAACCTTTTATTGAAAGAATGTCTAAATTTACTGATGATTTTAGAATCCAAGTAAAATTACCAGACCAGATTACTAAGACCAAAGAAGGGGAAATAGATACAGATGATATTACTTATAACCGTGTTTGGGTTCAGGCTGTTCTTCCAGAAGAATATTCGTTTGACAATCACGATGAAGTAGTTGGTCTAGTTTATGGACTTGATGTTCGTAAACCAGTAGTTAAGATTTATAGAGGAGGGTTGAATAGAGCATGTACCAATTTGTGTGTATTCAGTCCTTCGTTTTTAAACGTTCGGGAGTTGGAGCCAAAAAAGCTTATCAATTTTAGTTCTGTGACTAAATTAATGGAGCAAACAAATGACATAAAAGTATGGCTCAAGAAACTACATGAAACTGAGTTTGATAGAACAGATGAACTTATCGAGAGAAATCTTGGTATGTGGATTCGTAACTCTATCAATTTATCCTACGACACTGGATATGGAAAGGTAAAGCTGGCAACAAGTACTCCAATTGATGCCTATAAACTAATGTTTGAAAATAAGAAGTCAGAATATTTCATTCCGGAAGATAAGCCGGTTAATATGTTCACGGTTTATAATGCTTTTACTCAGTTAATCAGTAATGATGGAGGAAAAGATATAATAAACAAAGTTGAGAAAACTTTACTACTTAAAGACATCCTAACAATTGATTGATTTGTTTTGTAATGTCGAAATTTTTTACTATCTTTGTAGAACTTTTCGATATTACATAAACAAATTTTTATATCTATGAACGTAATAAAAAGAGACGGAACAACAGAAGCATTTAATGCTTCAAAAATTAGAAACGCAATCCTAAATGCCTTTAACGCATGTGGATATGAAACATCTGTTGAAACTATCAACGATATTGTAGATTCAATTGAGATATGGGATGATATTAACATAGAGGATATTCAAGACCAGATTGAAGAAATCCTTATGGATTTCGATTTTCCAGAGGTAGCTAAAGCCTTTATTCTTTATCGAGAGAATAGAGCTCGTATTCGTGAAAATGTAAAAGAAAGAGAAGAATTCATTAAGAATTTTATGAAAGCATCTAATGCTGCAGAGGGGTCTGAAGTAGATGACAACTCTAACGTAGCAAATAAGAATATTGCTGTCCTTAATAACGAGCTTTATAAATCTAATAACATTGATTTAAATAGATATAGAGTTGGAGAAAAACTTCGAGCTTTGTATCCTGATTTTGATTACAAGCAGTATGAAAGAGACTTAAAAAATCATATTATTTACAAACATGATGAAAATTCTACATTCGGATTTCCTTATTGTGTAGCATTATCTTGTTATCCATTCTTACAAGGAGGAATTAGAGACATTGGTGGCTTATCAGCCTCTCCAAAGAATCTCGATTCATTCTGTGGTATGTTTGTAAACATGATATTTGCAGTATCCTCTCAATTCGCTGGAGCTGTAGCAACTGCAAGTTTCCTAGTAATGTTTGACCATTTCGCTCGTAAAGAGTGGGGTGAAAATTATTACAAATACGCTGATAAAGGAGTACAAACATATGGAGGAGAATTCAATCCGGAAAGGGAAGGGTATCAATGTAGAACCATTGAGAAGGTGATTGAACAGAAGTTTCAACAAATTGTTTATTCTATCAACCAACCTGCTGCTGCAAGAGGATTCCAATCAGCTTTCTGGAACGTAAGTTACTTTGACAAACCTTATTTTGAAGGAATGTATGGACATTTTGTGTTTCCTGACGGAGATACTCCAAAATGGGATTCACTTAATTGGCTGCAAAAGAAATTTATGAAGTGGTTCAATGCTGAAAGACTTCGTTGTATGTTAACATTCCCGGTAGAAACTGTATCTCTTCTTTACAAAGACGGAGAGTTCCAAGACAAGGAATGGGCAGATTTTGTTGCAGAAGAATATGCAGAAGGGCATTCATTCTTTACTTATATAAGTGATAGTGTAGATAGTCTATCTAGCTGTTGCAGACTAAAAAATAAGTTGCAATCTAATGAGTTCACATTTACTAATGGTTTAGTTGGAGAACAAACTGGTTCTAAGTCAGTAATTACACTTAACTTAAGTAGAATTATTCAGAACTATATTCGGGAATATAAAGACGATTGCCCAATCCCAGGAACTCAACTAAGTACTAAATGCTATCCAGAACTTGCAAATTACTTGAGAGAAATTCTTGATAGGGTTTATAAATATCATATAGCTTATAATGAGTTACTATGGGATTTATATAATGCTCACCTACTTCCTGTCTACGAATCTGGATTTATTAACCTCAATAATCAATATCTAACCATTGGTTTAAATGGATTAAATGAAGCAGCAATGTTCTTAGGCATTAAATGTAATGACAATGAGGAATATAAAGAGTTCTGTAACTTTATTTTCGGTACTATCAAAGAACAAAATCAACTTCACAATACTAAGAAGGAGATGTTCAATACTGAGCTTGTTCCTGCAGAATCCCTTGCTGTCAAGAATTATAATTGGGATAAAGCTGATGGATTAGAACCAACGTCCATCTAAAACCTTTTTTAATTGACTCGGAACTACTTAACTAATCTGAAATTAGGTTAAGACAACGAGGGGCAAGCAGGAAAATTCCGTGCAGCCTGAACGACTAAACAAAAAGGGCTTTTAAGTAACATATGTGAATATATTAGTTAAAAGTATGTAATAGTCTGAACTCTATGGTGACATAGAGAGGCTACAGAAATGATAGCCCGTTTATTTAAATATTTGTACCTATATTTTTGTCCCGGCACAGAAATTTTGTATCTTTGTACCAGTTTAAATTTTAAATTTGTATATAATGGATACTAAAGTATGTAGCAAATGTGGTAAGGAATTACCGCTTGAACGGTTTGAAACCGGGAGAAATCAATGTAGAGATTGTCGTAATGCTAGACGTAAGGAACTCAGGGATGCTAACCCTTCTAAACATAGAGAAGAATCCTCTAAAAGACAGAAGGAGCAAACTGAATGGATACATTCCTTAAAAACTAAATGTATTATTTGTGGAGAAAATGAACCTGTATGTTTAGACTTTCACCACAAAAACCCTGCAGAAAAAGATTTTACTATTGGCAAAAATCGTAGTAAAGGCAAAGAAAATTTATTAAAAGAAATCAAAAAATGTGTTTGTCTATGTGCTAATTGTCATAGAAAAGTCCACGCAGGGATAATAGACTTAAACAAATATTTAAATGAATCATCTCCTTGTACAACGGAGGAGAGTGTAACAGAATGATTGGGTTCCTGAAAATAGAAATCTTTATACTTCTTATGTATTTCTTCCAGAATCTAATAGTTCTATTTTGGAGAAAATTAAACTTCACGGTAATGAATATGTTGGAGATTGGTTAGATGGAGGAAGTGCAGCTCATATTAATTTGTCTGAACATCCCTCTAAAAATCAAGCAAGTCTATTATTAAACTATGCTGCTACTGTCGGATGTAGTTATTTTACATTTAATGTTCCTAATTCTGAATGTCAAGATTGTGGGTTTATCACTAAGGTTCCTGTAACGGAATGTCCTAAGTGTGGAAGCAAACGTATCGACATGTATGATAGAATTATAGGTTATCTTACTAAGATTAGGAATTGGTCTGCAGGCAGACAAGAAGAGCAAACTCGTAGAGTGTATTCTGAAGTAGATTGTAAAATTAATTAGTATGCTTAAATATGTTGATACAGCAGTAACGCTTAGAGAAATTCCAGATGAAATTACTCTTTGTATAAATATATCTAATTGTCCATGCCGTTGTAAGGGTTGTCATAGCTCTTACTTGGCAGGGGATATTGGAGAAGATTTGGATGAAGATTCATTAGTAGACATGATGCTTAGTAATAAAGGTATTACCTGTGTTGCATTTATGGGTGGAGATTCCAGTCCAGAATATGTAAACTGGCTAGCTGGAATTATTAGGTCAATGTATACTAATGAGTTGGATAAGGGTAGTTGGGTTGATGTTAGAATTGCTTGGTATTCTGGTAGGCAAGAGTTGTCACCTGCTATTGAGCTAAAGAATTTTAATTATATCAAATTGGGTCCTTATATAGAAGAATTGGGTCCATTAAACAATCCTAATACTAATCAAAGATTTTATGAGGTACGAATGAGTAGAGAAATAGATGAAAACGGAAATCCTATTTACGGACTTACAGACATAACAGATATATTCTGGAAATGACTACAATAGCAATTATAATTATTTGGGTTCTTATATTTGCCCAAATAGCTGTTTTTATAAAATCTTTTGATGAACTTTTTATAGACTCCATTACATTAGATGACTGTAGAAAATCTCTGAGAAGAGAAAAATATTATGTTCCAATAAGAATAGTTGTTTTAGCTATTATTTTAATAGCCCTATGCTAGATTTTAAAATCGAAACAATAGACCAAAGAACCGATAAGCCGGAAACTATTTTAGGTGAAGAACAGTCTCAAGCACTAGAAATGATGAAAGCTTTTCTCAAAAATAAAGACTCCCAGGTTTTTTCATTAATTGGAGCCGCAGGTACAGGAAAAAGCTTCTTAATGAGAACTCTTATTGACTATATGAGAAATGAGGGAATACAACGATGCCTTTGTGCTCCTACACATAAGGCTAAACTGGTACTTGAACGATTTACCGATGATGAGGCTATCACACTACATAAATTATTATCACTTTCTCCCAATCTTGAAATATTAGACCTCGACTTTAATGACTTAAAATTTGTCACTAAAAATAGTGTTTTAAATATACCTCACAACGGGGTTGTTATATGTGATGAATCATCTATGATAAATGATGATTTATTTGATTTATTATTGGAAAAAGTTAAGGAGTTTCGCAGCAAAGTTATATTTGTTGGCGATAGAGCTCAATTACGTCCAGTTAATTCACTTACGACTTCGAAAGTATTTAATGTTGAGAACAGATTTACTCTTACTAAGATATACAGACAATCCGAAAATAACGCACTGATGCCCTTGCTCACTACTCTGAGAACAGATTTAGTTAATAAATTTGAAACTAGAGAAGCTGAGGAGGGCTCTTTGTTTGTATACGGGGACACAATTAATTTTATTAAACACGCAATTCCAAGTTTTAGAAGCGCAATGAGGAATGGAGATATATTAGCGACCAAAATACTTGCGTATACTAATGCCATGGTAGCTAGTTATAACAATTGTATGAGGCGTGTTATGTGGGAAGATTCGAAGACTGTTGAATACAATCAGTTTGAGTTTTTGACCGGATATGAGAATTTAGAATTTAACGGAGTTAAGTTTTGGAACTCTATGGACTATATAATTGTAGACCCTCCGAAAAAAACTGATATTGGCATTCCAGGATTTCTCACTCTTCCTGGATATGAACTAACTTTATATGATTCTGTATATAAAAGTTCTTGTCCTATATTAATTTTGTCTAGGGACATCAGTAATGATTATCTACAAGCTCTTGCGTCTCTAATAGAAGAAATAAGATTGAGAGCAATTAATCTTAAATCTTCTGGAAGATTCCAACTTGCTTCAAAGATGTGGAGAGAATACTATGAACTTATAGGTAGTTTTACTACACCAGTGGATTTGTACTTAGATAACAGACTTATTCGTAAAAAATCTTTCGATTATGGATATGCTTGTTCAGCTCACAAGTCCCAAGGAAGTTCATTTGGAGAAGTGTTTGTTGATATGAGAAATATCAATTTATGTAGAGATAAAGATGAAAGGCGACAGTTACAATATGTAGCACTATCGAGAACGAGAAAAGATGTTCATTTATTACAATAAAAAATACATTATGGAAAAAATTTACGAAATGATTGAAGATGCGCTTCGGCAGTGTGATTTTGATGTCGAAAAAATAAAGGCTTTAGCTACATATCTAGAACTTGAAGAAGAAGAAATTTCTGATTTTTGCGAAAATCTTGAAGTTTACGATGATAAATATTACTATAACAGTATGACATTTATAGTAATGACTAGGGATGAAGTATTTGAAGAGATTAGAATATATAGAGAAGACGCTGAAGAAGAGGTTAAATGGAGAGTTCCGGCTGATTTAAGGGACTATTTCGATTATCAATCGTATGCGGAAGACGCATATTCAGACATATATGATATATGGGATATTAAAGCCTCTGATACTATAAACATAGACGGAACTATATACGAAGTCATTCAGATTAATGAATAATGCTTACTGTAAAGTTTGTATACGACAATGAACACGATTTCGCAAAATTCTGTGCAGCGGATTTAAATGGAGTGTTCGTAGAAATTTACGATGAAGGCAGTTACAAAGAAAAAAAGCAAGCTTATAAATTAAAATCTTCATGTGGAGCAAGAAAAACTCCATTTGCCGCAGTCTTTGATGGAGATGAATTAGTAAAAGCCTTTTACACTGAAGCAGATTCTAATATTATAAAATCCTTAACTGAATATTTACATGATAGTAAACGTAATTAATACTTCGAATAACAATCTTCCTAAGTATGAAACAAGTCTGTCTGCAGGCATGGATGTGAGAGCAGATTTTAGTAAAATAACTCCGGAGAATACTATAAAAGCTTTTGGAGATTGCGAAGTTCTTTTTAAGTCTGAAGCCAATAAAGTAACAATGATTAGACTGGACCCAGGAGCTAGAGCTTTAATTCCGACTGGAATATTTATGCAAATGCCTGAAGGTGATGGGTCTTTTAGATATGAATGTCAAGTAAGACCTCGTAGTGGATTGGCTCTCAAGAAAGGAATTACTGTTTTAAATACCCCAGGAACAATCGACGCTGATTATACTAATGAGATAGGTATTATTCTTATTAATAACGGGTACGAAGCTGTATATATTGAAGATGGAGAACGCATAGCTCAATTAGTATTTACTAAAGTTGAGGTGTGTAAATGGAATGAAGTAGATTCTCTAAAGGAAACTACTCGTAAGGGTGGATTTGGAAGTACAGGAAAATGATTACAAAAGAGGAATTTATTGATTTCATAGAAGTCCATGAAAAATTTAATAACAATGTCGACCTTCTATATGATTTAAAAATAGATATTATCAATTCTATTTTGTTCGAGGTGTTTGGGAAAGTATGTGACATGTTATTAAACGCAACATTTACTCCAGATGGTGTTGATTGGATAAATTGGTGGTTATATGAAAGTAAAGATTTATATACTGAAGAAAGATTACCAGTATATATTAATGACGAGAAAGTCTTGATAGAAACTCCAGATGAGCTTTGGAAAATAATTAAGGATTATCGTATTTAAATGAATAAAACTTTAATTACAAAAGACAGTAAAGGTAAAATTAGAGTCGCAGAAGTATCGTGCGAATGGGACGATGCTGAGAAATGTTATACTATTCGCAGAAACACGTATCAATATGGCGGTAAGATAACCGTGCAGCCAGAAATTTATATTACTAAAGGTAAAGTAAAAAGAACTATTGCTCAACAGGCAGAATTAGAATTTAACTCTCATGTTAAAAAATATCTTGATAAGGGATATAAAGAAATTGAAGGCTCTATTGACCAATACACTAAAACTCAGCTCGATGCTTTTCTTCCAGAGCACACAACTGATGCTAACGGATTTAAGAAACATATGTTAGCCAAAGATTTTAATAAGGTAGCAACTAGTGTGTTTGACAAAATAAAGGTTTGGTATGGAAGTCGAAAGATAGATGGGGTTAGGTGTTCTTTTTACTGGAAGGACGGAGAGGTTAAATCTGCGAGTAGAGGTGGTGGAGATTATAATTTTTCTACTTCTCACTTAAGAAATCATCCTAAACTTATAGAGTTTTTAAAAAACAACCCGGAAATAGTATTCGACGGGGAACTGTATTGTCATGGATATAGTTTGCAAGCTCTAAGTGGGCTTGCAAGAACTGAAAAAGATGAAGGCAAGGACTGCTCTGTACTCGAATACTATATTTATGATATAATGATTCCGGATATGCCTTTTTCTGATAGATTGTATAAGTTGGATGAAATTCAAGAAGCCCTTGAATTAGGGTTTGAGCCTAATAAAGAATGGGGTGATAAAGACCTTAAATTTCAAATGGTTCCTCAAGTAGAAGTATCCGGATGGGCAAGTATTAAGAAACTCCACGACCAGTATGTAGCAGAAGGGTTTGAAGGAATCGTTGTTAGAAATCCAGATAAACCTTATGGCTTTGGAAAAAGAACTAATGATATGATTAAGGTTAAAGAATATCAAGATGCTGAATTTGAAATTACTGGATTGTCCGAAGGTCTCAGAGATGAAGATATGTGCTTTACTTGCATAACTGATAAGGGAATTGAATTTAAAGCTAAGCCTATGGGTAACAGAGAATTAAAACAGCAATATCGTGAGAATCTAGATAATCTTATAGGGAAAATGGCTACTGTAAAATTCTTTTATTATTCGGAGGAAGGAACTCCACTACAGCCAGTTTTAAAGTGTATTAGAGACTACGAATAATATGTATATTAACGTAAACCCATTCGATTCGGATGTTGCTGAACTTGAACAATCTGATATTGAGAGTATGTGGAATTATCTTATGGAAGAGCCCGATAATTTTATATATACTGCGACACAATATATTATTGGCTTGGAATTAGATTATTACAAAGACGAACTCGAACCTTTATACAAAGCGTTAAAACCATTGTACGATGAATAATACAACAATTCCAGATAAGTTCAAAATAGCTAACACTTGGTATACTGTAGAAGTTGTTGATAAGATTGATAGGGGTGACTATGGATACCATGATGATGTTAGAAGGAAAATAGTCATTGCTAAACAAATTCCTACTGAGCAAGGAGATATTGATTTGGAAGAAGGTCAAATTGAAAATACTTTTTGGCATGAATTATTCCACGTTTTTAATTTTTATTTCAATACAGAACAAGATGAAGCATTGGCACAAACATTTGCCAATTTTATGTGTGAATATTTAGCTACAAAACGTGTACAGTAAGCAAAGAATTGAAATTTCTTCTACGCTGGCAGAGTTATTTACCCTTCTGGCGAAAAGCACTCTCGACTCTTGTGAAAGCGACGCAATGTTTTCAGAAATGTTCGAGAGTGTTCGTTCCTCATTAGAAAAGTATAAATCGGACACCATAGACGAAATTTATGGTAATCTTATTTATGTAGAGGAAGTAATTGATTTGTTAAACACTAAAAAATAATTAGATTATGAAAAGTTTTAATTTTGGAGAAGCTCTTTCCTTTATGGAAATCGGAGAAACAGTGTGTCTTGAATTAGATGGCAAAACAAGACTCTATCGTGTGCAGGACGGAGAAATAATTTGTAATGTTGAGGGGTCAATGGCCTCTTATCGTGTTACTAAATTCTACACCGATGCTGTCTTATCAAAAGAATGGAGATTGTACAATGCTTGATAATGTAGTTGTCGCTGCCTTATCTCTAGGTTACAGGTACTTAGATAGAGAAAACGGTATTTTTGCCAAACCTATAGGGTGGTCTCTTTTAGTTATTCGTTCTAAACATTACGAAGGAGAGTGTACAATAGAGTGTTTATTTAAGGGTACGAAAGAAATTGTATGCTGGTCTAGAGATACTCTTTACAATGAAGCAGAATATTTAAATTTAACTGTAGATGAGCTAAAGGCTCGTATAGAAGAATTTGAAGCTACTCATACTTACCTTTCCCTTACACCTCACGATTTTTCATTTTTTAGTTTAACCGAAATTTTGAGCAATGAAATTAATTAAAAGTAAAAATGCAAATGTAAACTATCTTGCTAAGATAGTAGAAATTAAAGAATTTCACAAACATTCTGACCCAGAAGTTACCAAACTAAAGTGTTGCTGTATTGATGGTTATAATATTATCACTGGAATAGATTCTCAACCTGGATTGTACGTATACTTTCCAACTGCTTGCTGTATTAATCCAAAATTCTTATCTTACGCTAATTTATATCGTCATGGTGAGTTGAACTCAGACCAAACCCAAACTGGAATGTTTGAGGATAACGGTCGTGTAAAAGCTATTAGATTGCGAGGAGAATTGTCGGAGGGTTTCATTCTTCCCGTTACAGTGTTTCAAAACTGGATTATTTCTGTTGTAAATATTGAACCTAAAGTAGAGGTTGGAATAGAATTTGATAGTGTAGAGCATGACGGAAAATCTTTCTGGGTTAATAAGAAATATATTCCAAAAAACACTAGAACTCAAGGAACATCTAACCCTAACGGCAAAGGAAAACAGCCAAAGGGCTTAGATAAACTAATAGAAAATCAATTTAGATTTCATTACGACACAACTCTTATCAAGAAATGTCCTAATGTAATTCATCCAAATGATTTAATCAGTATTACTGAGAAAATTCACGGAACTTCTGGTATATCAGCTTATGTACTTTGTAAACAAGACCTGAACTGGAAACAGAAAATTGCTAAATGGCTTACTGGGGAAGAGTTCAATAAGTATGACTATTTGTATGCTTCTAGAACAGTAATAAAGAATCAGTTCTATAATAAGAATGTTACTCCTGGATTTTATGGGTGTGATGTTTGGGCGGAGGCTGATAAAATAGTTAAACCTTGCTTGTCTAAAGGCATGACTGTATATTATGAAATCGTTGGTTTCTTACCTAATGGTGGCTATATTCAGAAAGGTTATGATTATGGTTGCGTGCCTCCAGTAGGCGACGAAAAGTATACACACGAAAAACATTTCAAAGTAAGAATTTATCGTGTGACTGTAACTAACGTTGATGGTGTAGTTCATGAATTTAGTGCTAGAGAAGTTCAACAATGGTGTGCTAGAGTAGGTCTTACTCCAGTTGATGAATGGTATTATGGTATAGCTATGGATTTATATCCAGACCTCAATGAATTGGAACATTGGAATGAAAATTTTATGCAAAAACTAGCTAATGATACCCGATTCTACATGGAAAGAAATTCTCCATCTTGTGACAATAAAGTACCCCATGAGGGAATAGTTATTAAGATTGAAAATATGAAATCTGAAGCATTTAAATTAAAATGCTTTAAGTTCCTCGATAAAGAAGGGAAGGAATTAGATAAGGGTGAAACTAATATTGAGGACGAAGCATAATGAAAAGGTTTCTAATTCACGTTTCCACATATTGGTGTGGAATGGATAATACATTCAGAGCAGTTGCTGAATCAGAGATGGACTTATGGGATTTAGCTGAACAATTAGCTTATGACAACTTTCAGAGCTATAGTTGTGAGAATGATATAGCTGAGGAAGAAGGTTATGACCCAGACGAAATGGAAGAAAGTGACTGGGATGAATTATGGAGTAGAGTAGATGAAACTACTTACTATAACTTTACTATAGAAGAATGTGAAGATGATGATGAATGGAATGAGTACAGTGGAGAAATCTATGGAAAAGGCCAAGTTTTACAATAGGGAGGATTTGAAGGCTAAAGATGTAGTACGCCTTATTGGAATATGGGAAGGAGAGGCTGGAGAGTCTTTTACTGACTATTGTGACTTCTCGCGAGAAGCTGATAAGAACTTTTTAACATTCTTGGCGGAGAGATATCCAGTACTTTATGATTATCATTGTAAGGTTGCAGGCAAAGATTGGATAGACTATTGTATTCAGTATGTAATATTTCATTGTGAAGAATATCTCACTCAGTGGGTTCCTGAAGGTAACTACTATCTTTATAATCAGTTACTTGATATGTCACTGTATCCTCTTGCTGAGTTCATTTTAAAGGACGATGGAGCGTGGGAAGATTTTGTAGACTTTTTCACAAGTGGAGATAATACTGTAAATGGAACTTCATATATGGATTGTTACAATATTAGAGAACTCTTTGAAAATGGAAATGTTTAAGTTTTATGAGGTAGGAGGTAAGATTCGAGATGAATTTCTCGGTCTTACCAACAAGGATGTAGACTATGTAGCTGTACCTACTGAGGTGTGCTATAATAGTATTCATCCTCGTGAATCTCAGCCCTCTCCTGCTAGACTAGTATTTCAAGCACTGAAGAGTTATTTAGAAGAACAGAAATTTGAAATCTTCTTAGTAACTCCAGACTGTTATACAATCCGAGCTAAATTCCCAGAGGGCTATAAGTATCAAGGAGTGGCTGATTTTGTAATGGCTCGTAAGGAGGTAGGGTACATTCCAGGTACTAGAACTCCAATAGTTGAGCCAGGAAATCTCTATGATGATTTGTCACGTAGAGATTTTACTGTCAATGCTTTAGCTAAAGACCCTGATACCGGAGAAATTATTGATTATTTTGGCGGCAAAGAAGATATAATTAAAAGGTTATTGACAACTCCTCTCGACCCCTATATTACATTTAATGATGACCCGTTACGAATATTAAGGGGTATAAGGTTTGCAATCACTAAAAAATTTGATATTTCTTACATCACCTGGGCAGCAATGAAGGCTTACGACTACGAATCTAGAATGCCTGTAGTGTCTGAAGAAAGGATTAGAGAAGAGTTAATAAAGTGTTTCAAATGCGATACTCCTAAAACTCTAGAATTACTAAATCGCATTCCCCAACTAAAAGATTATATTTTTAAAAATACTAATTTGTGGCTTAAGCCAACTAGCGAAAAATAAAATGTATTGTGTTTTATTTGAACGTAATATAGTGAAAAAACTAGAGCTTGTTCCAATAATAAGAGAAATTTGTGCTGAGGATATGAAGGAAGTGAAAGAAATTAGACATATTACTGGAAGAGGAATGTCTGTTTGTAAAAAATTAGCCCAGAGAAGTAAGAATGTGAATTCTGCTGTCAAATTATATAACGATATAATGAATGAATTACATGAAGGAGTTCGAATTTGACGTATATGCTAATATAGAGGGAAAATGTGTTTATACAGTATTTGTGAAGGCTGAATCTCTAGAAATGGCAATGAAAAAGATTGAAGGCAGACTATGGGATGATGTCCTTGAGGATGAACCTACAAATGTATCTATAAAAAATATTGACCATGTCGATTTTATTCAAGAAGTGCCGATATAGTGGTTTAACTATAAGATATGAATAAATTTGAAAAATACAGAAGTGTATATGAATCTTATTGGAGACTTCCAATAAAATACTGTACAGAGGTTCCAGGTAAGAAAAATACTAGTTTTGTTATTATGGACTTCATGGGCAAGAGTTTGTTATGCGCTTGGAGAAATAATAAAACTTGTAAAGTTGGAATGCCTTTTCTTTGTAAAAGAGTTATAAAAAGAGGTAAATCAGGTTTCATGTATAAAGATAAATTTTACAGTTTAGAAACAGAATACGGCTGGGTATTTTAGTAATGTTATGGAAACAAGAAAAATAATTATATGTAGAGGAATACAAGGTTCTGGAAAGAGTACATGGGCCAAACAATGGTGCCATGAAGACCCAGAGCATAGAATAAGAATCAATAATGATGATATTCGTAATATGCTCGGAGACTATTGGGTTACATCTAGAGAACCGATGGTTAAGGCTTTATACACAAATAGTATAAATTATGCCATGAGTGCGGGTTACGATATTGTAATAGACAATATGAATCTAAATCCCAAAACCGTAAAAGAAATAGAATCTTTTGTAGACAACGATATATTTGGAGACTATGAGTATAAAATCGAATTCAAAGATTTTTGGACTCCGGTAGATGAGTGTATTAGACGTGATGCTAAAAGAGAGAATCCTATTGGAGAAAAAGTCATTAAACAAACTTGGAGACGTTATAGGGACTTTATAATTCATGAAAGTATCATGGCAGCTAAAAATAAAATGCTAGTCCAAAATACTAACTTACCAGCAGCTATTATTGTAGATATGGATGCTACTGTATGTTTAAATACTAGCGGTCGTCCATTTTATGGAGAAGGAGCAGCTGAAGGTATGCTTATTGACGAACCAATAACTCCTATTCTTGAACTTATTAGAAATTTTTGTGATAATTATCCAGCTAAATTAATTATACTAACTGGTAGAGAAGATACCCCAGAGATTCGTAAAGCTACTGAAGAGTGGTTAGAGAATAATTTCTTACATCCCGATATACTTCTAATGCGTCCAGCTAAGAGCTTTATAGCAGGGCCTGTATGTAAGAAGAAATTATATGAGGATAACGTTAAGGGCAAGTTTTATATACCATTTGTGCTTGAAGATAATGCTAAATGTGTTGCAATGTGGCGCGATGAAGGCTTAATTTGTTTACAACCTAACGAAGGGAAATTTTAAATTATGATATTCGATTTATATGAAGACGTTTTATCCCACTCTTGGCATAGATTTTATTACGGAGTGGAAGCTGAAACAATAGAAGAAGCTATAGAGGAGGTTAAAAATGGAAAACAGGATTGTTATGACAGTGAATTGTTATATGAAACCGTAATCGAATTAAGTCCTGAAGATAATAATGGAAATCCTACCAGAGAAATTTATGATAATCTTAATGATACTCTTGTTTGGGATAATTCTAGTATAGTCAACAGAGGTGATATAATTACACAGAATCTAAGGGGCATCTCCGACCAATTATTTCGTATTATGGAATCTGAACCAGAAGAGTTTAATGCAGGTTGTGTTTCATTCGCATCAGTAAAGGAAGTATTGGAAAAACTTGGATGGACTGACATTAGTAGTATTGATACTAATGGTTGGGACATAGATTATTGGGTAACTTTCATAAAAGAAGGAAAGGACTTCAATTATATAGTTAGCGGTAATCTATATTACGGAAATATTAATATAAGAAAGGAGAAGTTTTGAAAGACGAATTTGGAAATAGAATGAAGCTTTATTATGAAGCGCGTTCTAGGACATCACTTATAAGAAGAACTCCTGTAATTATTCGCTTAGATGGAAAAGCATTTCATACATTTACGAAGGGTTTTGTTAAGCCCTTTGATGAATGTATGTCTAAAGCTATGCAGGAAACTATGAAATATCTGTGTGAAAACATTCAAGGGTGTGTCTTAGGATATACACAATCTGATGAAATTAGTTTAGTTTTAATAGACTATCAAAAACTCACCACCGATTCTTGGTTTGATTATGAAGTACAAAAGATTTGTAGTGTAACTGCGTCTATGGCAACTCTTATTTTTAATAGAAAATTTCATGCACAAGTTAATGAACTCATTTGGAACGGAAGTTTAACAGATGAGGAATTAGCCACAGCATATAGACGTTCTATTAAGATGGGAGCGATGTTCGACTCCAGATGCTTCAACATTCCGAAGGAGGAAGTAACTAACTATATTTTATGGAGACAACAAGATGCTACTAGAAATAGTATTAACTCTGTTGGTCAAGCATATTTTCCTCACAAACAATTAGAAGGGTTAAATGTTAACCAAGTCCAAGAATTGCTTTTTAAAGAAAAAGGAATCAACTGGAATGATTATCCTACTAAGTACAGAAGAGGAAGTTGTTGTGTCAAGGACACCATATCGGAAGGAATAGCTATTAGAAGCTCTTGGCGTATTGACAACGAAATTCCGATTTTTGTAGAGGAAGGAAGGAACTATATAGAGAAATTGATATGATGTTAATTGGACAATTAATCGAAATTCTTAAGCAGTATGATTCGGACCGAGAAGTTATGATTCACACTCTTAAGGGAGAGAATGTAGAAGTAAATGGTTATTTTATACCTAAAAATCTAGATGAATCTATATTTTATTTAACTGATTTAGACGTAATTCCTAGAAATTAATATGTATAGACTTATAATATGGGACAATTGCTGGGCTGATGAATTTTACACATATGGATTTGATATTATCAGTGAAAGCGAATATCAAAGAGCTATGTTAGTTCTTTTAACTTGCGATGAAGCTCTCAAAGAGAAACTTGAAGATAAGGAATTTTATTTCGGAACTAATGAGTTTCATGAATTCAGTTTTAAGGACATTGTTGAAACTTTTGAAAAAGCAGAATCAATCTCTGAAGAAGAAAGAGATACCATTTGTCAACTCTTCGGAGATAGTCGAGGATTGACTTTTACAGATGAAGTACTTGATATAATAGGAATAAGAAATGTCTGAGTTAGAATTTCACAAAACTAGAAAGCCTCTTTATCTGGACGATAATACTTTGTTGGTTAAATTCCCAACTTCTAAACACATGAACGCTTCTCATGCAGAATGGTTTAGTCAAGAAGGAATCCCATACTTACACACCATCCGAGGATATTATATAGAAAATTCTCATGTCATGCTATATGTAAATGATTTTGAAATTCCTAATGTATCAGCTCAAGTGTTTGTGTACTTATTTGAATATTTTCCAACAATTAAATGGATAGGGCTTGGATGTAATAAAGGAAATATAGGAGAAGCTTGGAAACCAAAACTAAAAATTTATAAAGAATGACTGTAGATAATTTTGATAAAGTTATTGATTTTATGAAGTTTTCAAGTCCGGATGATTTCTATTTTTTGCAAATAATTCAACGTAAGAAAGATGGAAATAACACTGGAAGAGGAAACAACGGAGCAAGACTTATAAAGGCTTACTATATAAGGAGTGCTGAACATCTACTTTTGAAGAAAGACAAAATTATAGAGCTATGTCTGAATAACAATGCAAGAGCATATATAGGGATTAATAAAAGGAGCTTTTTTAAGGTATCTTGTGGATGTCAACAAGCTCTTGCTAAACTCATAATGGAAGGAAATACATATCAGGCTCCTAGAATTTGGGACCATGTATGTGGAGAACTTCCTGCTTTATCTGGAAAAGATTTATACAGATTAGTTGATGTTGATGAATTGGGAGATAATTTATCTAAAATCTTAACTGTTATTAAAAAATGTAGAGGTAATAGTGACCCTGAAAGCAGAATAAAAGAGGTCTTTCCAACTCAACATGGATACCACATTATTACTTCTAAATTTGATGTAGAACAATTTAAACAAGAACTAGCTATCTTAAATATTGATTCTCCCACAATTTTAAGAGACGCTTCAACACTAGTATATTATGACCCAAGACACGATTAAAAAAGCATATAAGGATTTACTTATTGTGGTTAGTTATTTTAGAATGGTTCCTAACATGATATCTTACTTACCAGAGTCTTCTCAAGGTAATGTGAGAGATGTAACAATAAGGGTTGTAGAAGCTTTAGACCGTATAAATGAATTTATGAATAAAATAAATCAAGAAAATGTCGAACATTCCATTGGGAGCTGAAGGTGACCCTTTAGCTCCATATAATTTTGATGAAAAAGTATTTAAATTCTCCGTAGAAGTTAAAGGAGACTTTTATTACGAATATTCAGGAGAATTAGACAAAGATGAATCTGATATAGCGAAACTTTTAAAAGAACGTATAGCAGATTTAATTGGAACTCAAGGAGATATTGATATGAGCTGTATTGAAGTCTATGTAGACTAATGATTTATCTTGTAACTGAGCAACAGCGATTTTTTAAATCTGAAGCCTATCAAATCATGGATAAAGAAACGGCTCTAAAGTTGATACTTGAACATGATTGGATAGAATATGATTCAGAAACTGAAGGGTTGGACCCCCATACCAAAGCTTTATTATGTATTCAATTTGGTTTGGGGGAAGACCAAATAGTGGTAGATACTACAACAGTAGATGTAGAATATTTTAGACCAGTATTTGAAAATGATAAAATAACATTACTTGGATGGAATTTATCTTTCGACTTAAAGTTTTTGTATTGTCATAAGATTGTTCCTGTGAATGTGTGGGATGGAATGATTGCCGAGAAATTGTTGTTCTTAGGATATCCTGCTCAATTCCATAGTTTGTCTTTGCAGTCAGCAGCTAGACAATATCTAAATTTAGACCTGGATAAGAGTATTCGAGGTAAGATTGTTAATACTGGTCTCACCGAGGATGTCATAGTTTATGCTGCCCATGATGTTATGTATTTAACATCTATAAAGGAGAAACAAATGGCTGCTCTGAAAAAGAAAGACCTTCTTCGTGCTATTGATTTCGAAAATCATTTTGTTCCAGTTCTTGCTTACATAGAGTATTGTGGTGCAAAAATTGATGTTAACAAATGGAGAATCAAGATGAAGAAAGATATAGAGGATATGCATACTGCAGAATCTGAAATTAACAAATGGGTGGAAGACTATTATGAGCAGCACAAAATGGAACACCCAGACCCTGCATATAAAGGTAAGCCATTTGTTCAGGCTACTATGAAAACCAATTTAAAAAGGGAAACAAAAGACCTTATGAATATTCCAGCTTCTGCGTTTGGAGTAAGGAGAATAATTACGGATGAAGGCGTAGAATATAAATATGGAGTTCCGTTTGATTATGTAGAACAGAACCTTCAAGGAGATTTGTTTTCTGGATTTAATAACAATTATCAATGTAAGATAAACTGGGACAGTAGTAAACAAGTAGTTCCTCTTTTCGAGTTGCTTGGGTTAAATTGTACAGTTATTGACAAGAAAACCAAACAAAAAACCAAGTCTGTAAATATCAAACAAATAGAACCTCAAAAACACAAGTGCTCTATTGTAGAACCATACGTTACATACAAAAAAGCAGGACAGTTAGTTAAAGCCTTTGGCGAAAAGTTTTTGAATCTAATAAATCCAGCAACTGGACGTATTCATGCTAGTTTTTATCAACTTGGAACTGATACCGGAAGGTTAAGTTCTAGTGACCCAAATTTGCAAAACCTTCCTCACGATGAAATTACCAGAGCTTGTTTTGTTGCTGAGAAGGGCAACAAGTGGATTTCGGTGGATTATAGTGGTCAAGAATCATTCTTAATGGCATCTATAGCTAATGATAAAGCTATGTTAGACGAACTTATAAATGGTTCAAAGGATATGCACGCATTGACTGCTAAAATGGTGTTTAAGGATGTTATTCCTCAAGATATGCCAACTAAGGAAATTAAAAAACGATTTCATGAACTTAGACAAGAGGCCAAAGGATATGAATTTTGTTTTAACTATGCAGGAAATGCAAGTACTTTAGTAAGAAATTATGGTATATCTAAAAAGAGAGCTCAAGAAATAGAAAACAACTATATGAATGGTTTCTCTGGACTGAAAGCTTACCAAGAGAGGCAAAAAGAATTTGTTGTAAAACATGGTTATATATTATTAAGTCCTATAACCGGACACAAAGCCTTTATTTACGATTGGGATAATTTGAATAGAATTAATGATGATTTGGGGACCATCGACGGACAGTATATTTTGCAGAATCAAATTGAAGACGACCCTCTGTTTCAAGAAGCTGATTTCTTGAAACGCAGACTTATGGATTCTATGAAGCAATCGGTTAACTACCCAATACAAGGAGCTGGTGCTTTATGTTTTAAATTAGCTTCTATAAAGTTATTTAATTGGCTAAAGGAAAATAATCTCCTTTTCAAAGTTAAATACTGTGTTCCAGTTCACGATGAAATAAATTTAGAAGCTCCAGAAGAAATTGCGGATGAAGTAGCAAAAGTCTTGGTACAATGCATGGAAAGCGGAGGAAAGCCATTTTGTACCAGAGCTCCGTTAACTGCAGATATATCAATAGGGGACCATTGGATTCATTAATATGTTAAATTATAAACAATTTTACGAATGGTATAATAATAGGTACAGTAAGGACGTTCTATATAAGGTATATAGAAATGGGTTTCTTATCGGGATGGGTTTTTATGATGGAGTAACAATGCAGACACTAAGTGATAGTGTCTGTAATCTTAAACATGTTACATTTATTAAGAAACAATGTATTATATCTAGTTTTAGATTTATATTTAATGATAAGATAGACGAAACATATGCTCTGATTCCTGCTACAATAGAGGACATCAGATTAATAACCACTGCAATTCAAATGGTTTCAAATACCATAGGGCATGACGAAGGTTATAATAAAGAATATGGATTAGAAATGATAAACGAATATGCAAGAGTATTAGGAGATTTGTCCATTCAAGAAGTCATTGATAAATTTAAAAACTGATGAAATTAGTAAAACCTTCGTTTGAAATTTTAGAACAAAAGCCGAAAGAAATTGTTATTCCTGCTGACATGGAAATAGGTCCACGTATGGTAAAAGAGGAACTTTTAAATTCTATATACAGACAAATAGAAATCGCCGGAAGAACTTGTTATAAATCCGAAGATAAAATCACAGATACATCTGCTAAAGAATTTGTAGAAAGAATGATAAAGTCTGGTCATGGAGCTATGCTTGAACATGGTACTGTATATCTTAAAACAAGAAACTATGGGGATAGTATGGAAGATTATGATTGTGTTAATATGGAGAATAAATATATAAGGAATCCATATTCTAAAGTTATCTTCGGAGATTATCCAACACATTGTAAAACTTGGGAAGAAAAACAAAAGGCTTATCAAGATGTTTATATTACTACTAATTATAGAGTATTAGTAGAAAATAATTGGTTAGGTGACTTACAGTACATCTGTGAACCTACAGAATTTCATGAAAAGAGATATACTGTTAAGTTTGTTTGCGATAGAGGTGTTAGCCACGAATTTGTAAGACATAGAGTGTTTTCTTTTGCTCAAGAAAGCACACGCTACTGTAACTACTCTAAAGATAAGTTTGGTAATGAATTAACTTTTATTCAACCTTGTTGGAGTTTAGCTCCTATGAGTCCAGAAGATTATAACGGTTCTCGTTTTTTAGAATTCTTACATGAATCTGAAGATTTATACTTATCCCTTATAAAAGAAGGTTGGAAACCCCAGGAAGCCAGAGCTATACTACCTAATGCATTGAAGACAGAACTTGTAATGACTGGATTTACAAGTGATTGGAAACATTTCTTTGAATTGAGAGATGCAAGCAGTGCACATCCTCAAGCAAGAGAGTTAGCACAACCTTTACACGAAGAATTTATTAAAAGAAGATATTTATGAAAAAAGTTAGAACTTCAGACGAAATACAAAGTGAAATAAATCGTTTGGAATGGGAATTAAAAGAGTTGAGGGAGGAACTATATGCATCAAATGCCATTAATAATCCTTCCTATGATGAGTACAAAAATAAATGGGTGTTCTATGATGCTTATGAAAATGGATGGTCGTATATTTATGTTCTCGGAGTTGTTCCAGATGATTATTTATGTTTTTATGGATATGGAGTAGATTATGACGAACAATCTGGAAGACTAACTCTTACTAGTCAAGAATATCCGAAAAATTTTCATATTGACTATCCTAATAATATGACAATAATAGATAAGGACGAAGTAGTAAATAATGTGCTTAGGTCTTTATCTATAGAACTTGAAGAATATTTTTAATAGAAATAATAATGTATAATATTTGTTTTACGCTGGGTGACCCGTCAGGTGATGGGCACGCTAATACATCAGAATACCATATAATAGCTACTCACTCTGTCGAGGAGATTACTGATGCTTATAAGAAGACCACAGAACTATTGGGATTTAACTATATAGAAGAAGTAGGGGCGAGGTATAATGCTGATACGTGGATTCCACAAGAGTATACGAAGAAACTACTAGAACTTAATATAATAAACAAAGAGTGGATAGCTACTGAAGATTCCGAGGACGTTCCTTCTGGATGTTACTGGTTTGACTATGCAGAGGATGAATTCCTTGAAATATTCTTCAATATAGTAAGATACTCTCTTCCATACTTCCAATGGACTACTAGAGATTTGGAGGAAGATACCCTATATCTCCTAGAGGGAGCAGCTTATGGGTTTGCATATCATGGAGAGTGATATATCTATATACAATACGGTTCAAAATTTATGGAAAAATATAATAAGAAGGCAATATTTGATGACCTTGATAAATACGATTACTTAGCTAAAGAATCTGATTTTATTGAAGTTGCTGAATGGCATAATGGAGAAGGGTGGGATATTTATATAAACGATACACATATATCCCTAACCTCAGGACAATTAGATGCAATCAATTATTTAACAAAGTCTCTGGACTTATCAAAATAAATATCAATGTCACACTTTGTAGGATTAGTTTTTGGATTTGACCACGAGGAGTTATTAGAGCCTTATGACGAAAATCGAGAGGTGGATGTATACGTTAAATACACCAAGGATGAGGCTATAAATGTAGTTAGAACAAGACGAATAGAGGATTATGAATGGGCTTTGAAGGTATTAGAGAAACATCCAAATCCTGAATCTGATTGGGAGAAAAATCATGTACAACATGCACAAAAAATTATAGAAGAAGGATTCGAAATATCCTATGAAAATGCTTGGGAAGAAGCTAAAAAATGGGGATACGAACGGGATGATGAAGATAACCTTCTATCTACATATAATCCTGATTCTAAATGGGATTGGTACATAGAAGGAGGTAGATGGGGAGAATGGTTACTCTTAAAAGAAAAAGATGAAAACGGAGAACCTTTAACCGCTATATATGCTACTAAAAATGAAGTGGATTGGGATGCTATGAAAGAACAAAAGCGTGTTCCATTTTGTTTTGTTACTCCCGGTGGAGATTGGGTAGAGTGCGCAGAAATGGGATGGTTTGGAATGACCTCTAATGATAAAGACCCAAAAGAATGGGATGAGGAATTTTGGAATTATGTTGACTCTTTGCACGACGAAATTCCTGTAACCGTTGTTGATTTTCACATTTAAATGGAAAAAGTATTTACATTAAATGAAAAAGAAGCTTATAAGTATCAAAAATTTATAGCTAAACATAAACCATGCAGGACTAATGTAGGAGCAATTGGTGGAGGGTACACTATTATGTTTACCCCTACCGGGCTCGGTAATTTAATAGTTGTAAAATGCGATATTTGTGGTGCTGAGAAAAATATAACAGACATTTCATGTTGGTAAGGTATGGATTTTATAAAACAAATAATTAAACAGATTGTAGATAAATTGTTTTGTTGTCACAAATACAAACTGTTTAAAGAAATTAGAGTAGATAATACTGGAATTGACTATGACGGTTCTAGATACAGCATCTATATTTTCAAATGCGAGAAATGTGGAAAGTTTAAAAAAGTAAAAAGCTTAATGAAATGACTACTGAAGACGTAAATAGAGAAATTGTTGAAGAAGTAAATCAGAAAACATCTGCGCAAGAAGCAATATCTGAGTTAATGAACAACGAGGATTTTAAGAATATGTGGATTAAAATGCACACTCCATATATAAACAAACTTAAACTTACAGGATATAAAACAGGTAGAAATGAAATTTGTCCTTTTTGTACTTCTGGAAAGAAATTTAAAAATTGTGCTTGCTATAAGGTATATAAGAACGAATCTTATTTAACAGGAATAGACGCACACAATGCTAAAGAACAACTAGGTAAACTTAGAACAAATGGCTAATTTAAGTAATAAATTTGACTGTAATCATGTTTTTTTCACCTCTGATTGTCATTTTGACCATGCAAATATTATTAAGTATTGTAGTCGTCCGTTTGAGACTGCTGAGGAAATGAATCGCCAACTCATACTAAACTGGAATAAAGTAGTTTCATGGGACGATACGGTGTTCATATTGGGCGATTTTTGCTTTGGTCAAAGAACACGTTGGGAAAAGATTCTACCTCAACTAAATGGTTATAAATACCTCGTATTGGGCAACCACGACAAGTTGAAATATATTCCAGAAAATGGATTTGAAGCTGTCGAAAGACAGATGATGATTACTATAACTGGTGATGAAGAGTGTAAAAATCAGCAAGTATTTATGAGCCATTATCCTATGATTACATGGGATGGTTCGCATAGAGGAAGTTGGCAACTATATGGACACATACATACTGAAAAAGGTAAAAAGACACCTTTTGAGGATAAATTAGTTCCAAACCAATACGATGTTGGTATGGATAACAATGATTATACACCAGTGTCTTGGCAACAGTTAAAAGAAATAATTACTAAAAGAAATTTACACGGATAAGGATGGAATATAAGATTTTTGAATCTTCTGATACTAATGTTAAGAAGTTTGTATTTGAATGGGGAGCTAGTGGTGTAACAAAGAAAGGTATTGCAGAAGCAGTACTATATCGTTACAACAGTTACGCTGAACGAACAGTAATATGTTGTTCAGTTCAATCCGGATGTCCAGTAGGTTGTACATTCTGTGGAACTGGTAAATTCTTTATAAGGAATCTAGAAGCGCACGAGATAGTAGAACAAGTGGTAACAGTACTCAATTCTATTGATTGTTGTACTAATGAAATAAAGAAATTTCAGATAATGTTTATGAGCATGGGAGAACCATTTCTGAATTTTGCTAACCTCGAAGAAGCTATCGAACGTTTATATGAAATGTATCCAAATGCGCAGCTTCTTGTGTCTACATCCGCTCCAGCATCTATATATAAGCATATGTCAGAATTTGTGGAATTATCTAAGAGAATCCCTAAAGTTGGATTACAATTTTCTGTTCATGAATCTACTGATTCTGCAAGAGCCAAACTAATTCCTACCAAAACGTCTACCCTTAGACAAATTGCTGCTGCAGGAGAATTCTGGGCAGCCAACGTTGGAAGAAAACCTTTCTTCAATTACTGTGTTCATGAAGGAAACGCAAGATTGGTCGATATTGACAATCTTCAAGAAACATTTAATCCAGATGTTTGGGAAGTAACTCTGTCTGTTATATGTGAAAAAGATGAAAGTGTTCATTCCTCTATTCAAAGACAATTAAAACTTATCGAGAGTTTTAATAAAAAAATGATTTCTAGAGGATTTTCCACTAGGGTGTTTAATCCTGCAGGTCAAGATGACATTGGCGGAGGATGCGGCCAACTTTGGTATTTTCAAGATTGGCTAAAGAAGAATAAGATAAATTCTCACTTATAAATTATTTAAACAAAAAATATTATGGCTTTACAAAAGAAATTTCAACCAGTTGAAGAATTATTAGTTTTCCCGAGTCTAGAACCTACTATTGAAGTAATTCCTAATGACGGATATGAAGGAGCACACCGCTATCGCGCTCGTATGTGCACTGGATATGATTCCAAGAAACAAACATCTACTTATATTGATAAGACTGATACTATCCAGTTTGTTCAAAAGAATGAAGATGGAAGTGTTATTCCAGGATGGCAATCAGAACAACTTGCTCTTATTCTTTTAGATAGAGTGAAAAAGTTAAACGCTAAGTATCCTTCTGACCAAAACTCCAAACAAATAGAAGGTCTAGAAATGTATCTTGCGGCTTGTAAAGAACGAATTGAAGAAAGAATAAATCGTGGTGTTATGGGAGAATTGAAGAAATGATATTTTCAAAATTTGTTTCTTCTTTTACATCAATAATACTTACCTTTTTTATTATAATTTGTGTATCTAAAAGAAGGGGAATAATAATTTAATATTATTTATATTAATGAAAGAATATTGTGCAACTGAAAAGAATGGAGATATCTGGTATGTACAAACAGATGGAGTTCTTAAATATTGCTCCGAAAAAGACGAGTGGATAGTTGACGTTCCTGAAGGAAAATCTGTTTGGCAAGATTGGAACCTAGCAGAGCAAATTGAAAGTCCTATTTTGCGTGCTAGAATTCTAATTACGTGTGAAACTATGAAAACTCCGGAATTAAGAGAACTCGTAACGACTAAACAAGCCCTTGAAAGTATATACGAAGGTTTTAAGTATTTTGTTGTCAAAATAGATACCTTGTATGAGGCATTAGACAATTCTGAACTAGAGGAGTTCTTTCATATACTAGATATTTATAATGAGTATAGGAAAGATTGTCAGGATAAAGAACCTAGTAGGTACTGGGTAATAAATAGAGAGGAAGTTCCTAAAATAGAAACCTTTGAGCAATTTAAATCTAAATTACAAAAATGAACGAACCTTGTTTTTATATTTCCTTTGATTCCGATGAGTGGTACATATATAACAAACGACCAGAATGGTCTGAAGCTTCTAAGAAGTTTACATTTGATAGTGGCGAAGGCATCATGGGCGAAGGCATTGATAGTAAAAGAATTGCAGAACAATTAAAAGAAGTATTGGGGGATTCGGATGATATGTTATATAAAATATCTAAATCTGGAATTTACCCTGTTCAGAGAAGACATGAAAATCTTCCTATTAAAGTAAATCCTATCGAAAAACCTATTGTAAATAATGTGCAGAACTTAATTAAACCAAGGAGGACTCATAGATGATAATTACGTCTTTATCGGATTTACATGGATTTCTTCCAGAAATTGCTCCTTGTGATGTAGTATTTATATGTGGAGACATTACGCCTCTCCATATGCAAAGAAATATTCCACAAAGTGAAAAGTGGCTTAAAACTGACTTCGCTAAATGGATAAATGATTTGCCATGCGAAATGGTATATATGGTAGGAGGCAATCACGATTTTGCTTTAGCAAATATGTATCAAGATAAGTTGAAAAAGGCGAGCGTACTATATACTCCCACTAAATATAAATTAGTACTTCTTGATAATGAATCTATTGATTTATATTTCGAAGACAAGAAGTATACTATATGGGGGACACCCTATTGTAAGATATTTGGTAATTGGGCATATATGTATGAAGAAGGAACTTTAAAACAAGCTTATGATACTATGCCGGAGAAATGTGATTTTGTACTTACACATGACGCTCCTGCATTATGTGGAGTAGGAAAAATTAACCAAGGATTTCAAACTGGAGTGGAAGCAGGTAATCCCTGGTTGGCGGACGAAATATTACGTAAGCATCCTAGATATGTATTCTGTGGACATATTCACTCTGGAGAACATATACTGCAAACTTTAGACGACATTAAATTGGCTAACGTATCTGTGGTAAATGAACGATACGAATTAGTAAATGAACCTTTAATTTTAATTATAGAATGAGTAATTCAAGTAGTGGAGTAGGACTTGGTACAGTCCTATTCCTGATTTTCTTAGTGCTAAAACTTGTGGGCGTCATAACCTGGTCTTGGTGGTGGGTAACTTCTCCTTTATGGATTCCAGTTGCTCTTATTTTAATGTTTATAATAATCGGAGTACTAGTAACTATTAAATAGACATGAATACACTTATTGTTGTTGATATGCAGAATGATTTTATAAATATAGACGGAAAGCTTCCTGTAAAGGGAGCATTTGAAGCTTTATTTAACATTTATGCATTAATAGAATCTAATGAAATTGATAAAGTAATCTTTACTGCAGATTGGCATGTCCCTTCTCATGAATCATTTAAACTAAACGGAGGTCAATGGCCTGAACATTGTGTGCAATTTTCCGAAGGGGCTGCGATATTTGAAGGACTTTTACAACGATGTAGTAAAGTTCATAAATCTTATTATGTAACTACTAAAGCTCACGAAGAGGAACAATATGGGGCTTTTCAAAATCTCACCTATAATCCCAACTGCGAACAAGTGTATTATTACAATGGAAATGATGAACTTTGTTATATAGATTATACAGCAGGCAGAGATAAGTTTATCATATGCGGGGTGGCTGGTGATTATTGTGTATTGAATACTATTAAAAATTTGGAACCCATTTGGAAGGACATACAAGTATATCTTCCTGGAATTGCTTCTATAGACGATGGAACAACTCTTCAAAAGTTTATGGAAGAGAACAATATTTCCGAATATGAATTTTAATAAATAACATATTATGATAATTAAATCAATATTAGATACAGATTTATACAAGTTTACAACTTCATATGCTTATATGAAATTATTTCCACAAGCTGTGGGAACATTTGAATTCTTTGATAGAGATAATACTCAATATACCGAAGAATTTATAGAACAGTTAAGAATGGAAATTTCTAATTTCTGTTCTTTAAGGTTAACTCATGATGAACAGGATTATATGACAACGCATTGTCGTTTTATCCCTTCAATGTACTGGGAGTGGCTGAGCGGAGTTAAGTTAAATTCTGGTAAAGTTCAAGTCTGGTTGGATGAGGACAAACATCTACACATTAAAGTAACTGATTATCTTTATAGAGTTACCTTGTACGAGGTGCCTATTTTAGCAATGGTGTCAGAGCTTCGCAACAAAATGCTTAACAATACCATCAATATGTCCGATGTCCTTGCTAGACTAGCTCCTAAAATAGTTCTGTCAAATCAGAATCAAATATTCTTTTCAGAATTTGGAACTCGTAGACGTTATTCGTATAATGTTCAAGAAAATGTAATAAAGGACTTAAAAAGTAATGCTATATACTGTACTGGCACTTCCAACTGTTATCTAGCTATGAAATACGACATGCCTATGATGGGAACTCATCCTCATGAGTGGTTTATGTTCCATGGTGCTATGTACGGCTATAAACAAGCTAATTATATGGCACTAGAAAACTGGGTTAATGTGTATGATGGCGACTTGGGAATTGCATTAAGCGATACCTATACTTCTGCTGTATTTTTCAAGAATCTATCTCGAAAACAAGCTAAGTTATTTGATGGAATACGTCAAGATAGTGGTGATGAATTTAAATTTGTTACTAATGCCATTGCTCGCTACAAAGAATTAGGTATTGACCCAACTACTAAGACTATTATTTTTAGTAATGCTCTTACATTTGACAAAGCTCTCGAAATTCGAGAGTATTGTAGAGGACGTATTCGTTGCGCTTTTGGTATTGGAACCAATCTTACCAATGATACTGGACATAAACCATCCAATATTGTTATGAAGCTTACTTCTTGTCAAATGAATAAAAACCAGCCGGTATTTGATTGTGTTAAGTTGTCTGATGATTTAGGGAAGCATACCGGAAGTGCAAAAGAAGTAGAATTATGTTTATCTGAACTTAGAATAAAATGAATGTAGAATATTTAAGAAAAACGGTATACGGCTCGATTATGAGCATTAACGAACTTGAGAGTTTAGGTGAAGAAGGCTGGATTATGTGTGCTGCAGTTAAAATGACTGATACACAATATAATTATCTATTTTACAGGTTTAAATCAAATGTATATATAACAGATGGATTACAACAAGGTATTTAATGTTTTAGTAGAAGAGACTAAGAATTATTTATTCGAAAATAGTCTTAAAGCAATGGTATTAGGCATTAGTGGAGGAATAGACTCCACTGTTGTCGCTGCCATTTGCCATGAAGTAAGTAAGCAAACTGGGATTCCTCTTATAGGTAGAAGCCTTCCTATTAAGAATAAGAAAGAGGAGTTTGATGTATCTAAGTTAGTAGGGGAAGCATTTTGTGATGAGTTCAATGTTAAGCGATTGGATTTATCTTACAAGGCTGCCTTAGTAGATGCCATACTGGATAGTAAAAGTTATCCACAGCCATCCATACATGATTTAATGGAATATCACGACATTGTGGCGCTAGAGGAATGGGAAGGCAGAACTCCCATTGCTAATGGTAACTTACAGGCTAGATGTAGAATGCAGCATTTATATGATATAGCTAGCCTTCATAAGGGCTTGGTAATGTCTACTGACAATCAGACGGAGTACCAGCTTGGATTTTGGACTATTCATGGTGATGTGGGTGATTTCGACCCAATTCAAGACTTATGGAAGACCGAAGTTTATAAATTGGCAGAATATATATTTTATAAGTATGATTCCGAAATGAGGAAAGAAGGAAAGTATTATACCATTCCAAACGATTTATCCGCCAAAATGTCTGCTATTAAAGCGTCTATAGCTTTAACTCCGACTGATGGTCTTGGTATTAGCAATTCTGACTTAGACCAAATTGGGGCTAAAAGTTATAATGAGGTTGATGATATTCTTAAAACACTTACTTCATGTGAAAGTTCCGAGAAAACTTATATGCTTGCTGGAAATGTAGTACATATCCAAACAAATAAAAAATCTGATTTATATAAAAAGTATGGTGAAGAGGTGGTTAACAAAGTTTGGGATAGACACTTAGCTTCTGAGTTTAAACGTAAGAAAGCTCCTATTTATGTACCAAGAGAGAAATATGCTAAGTAGTTATACTTTATATTCGGGAGGGGCTGAGGGAAGTGATACTATGTGGGACCTGATAGGTAGAGCCTATGGTTTGAAAACTGCGATACATTATTATCATAACAGAATAACTCCCATAGGAAATACTCCTATAACTGAAGAGCAATATTGGAGAGGAGTTAGAGCTGTTAACAAAGCCCAGAAAACATTAATGCGGTTTGGATATGATAAGTACTTATCTCTACTAGCCAGAAACTGGATGCAAGTAGAGTCTTCCACTGCTGTATTTGCAATTGCTGACGGTTTCATTAAGACTCCTAAGGGCGAAGAAGTAGTTAATGGGGGAACTGGGTGGGCTGTTCAAATGGCTATTGATGCTGGTAAACCATGCTTTGTGTTTATTCAGCAATCGGATAAATGGATGTCTTATCATACTATTATGAACAAGTGGAGAAATTTAGATTCTGTTCCTTTCTTGCATAAAAAATTTGCAGGAATAGGCACTAGAAATCTAAAACCAAACGGTATTAAAGCCATTATCGACATCTATGACAAAGCAACAGAAGAATTAACATTATTCGATTTTAATAAAATATAATGAAAGTAGGATTTTTATTAGGAACATTTGACCCAATTCATATGGGTCATTTGTATATGATTACATCTGTGTTAAATGAAAACTTAGTAGATGAAGTTGTAGTAGTTCCAACTATGCAAAATGTTTGGAAGGAAAACGAAGCTTCTGAATTTCAACATAGATGTTTTATGATTCAATTAGCAATTGAAGAAATTAACAACTGTACATTGTCAAGCATTGATTATAGAACTCCCGAACCTCATTTTTCTTACCGGACTCTTCAATTATTAAAAGATGATTATCCTAGTGAAGAACTATATTTGATAGTTGGTGCAGACATTGTGGATAAAATTAAAGATTGGAAAGAAGGACAATGGATTCTTGATAACTTCAAATTGATTGTAATTAACAGGGATGGAATTGCGTTCAAAACAGGAGTTGACGGATATATCAGTAATACATTCAATATTAGTTCTACAATGATTCGATACTTAGTAAAAGACGGAAAGCAGATTTATCCTTTAGTGCCTAAAGCAATCAGTCAATATATTCATCGATTTAATCTTTATAAAAATGAATAAAACAGCATACATTTCATATAGTATGAATTGTAGCCATCTTGTCCCAGATGTAGAAAACCTACTCAAAGATAAAGGCTATGAAGTATCTTATTGGATAAAAGGAACTCCTTACAAAGACGACTGCTTATTAAATGCTGACGCAGTGGTATTTATCCTAAATAAGTTTGATTGGGGTTGCGAAGTAAAAAACATGACAAGGGGTGTTAAGAATGAATATCAGACATGCGTAAAGGAAAATAAACCTATGTATGTTGCTTACAAACGCAAAACTGATAATCAACTTCTTATATATGAATCTGACCATTATTTTAATGGAACAACAGATGTTGTTGTAGCAGTGCAGGGAAAATATCTTCCCGTTTATAATCCTTATAAATCATCCCCAGAAGATTCTGAAATTAAAGAACATAAAAGAAAACACAGATGAAAAATTGGAGTTATACAATTAGAGAAGGAGAACACGCTGGCGAGACTCTATGGTCTGGTCGATACTGTGCAGTTGCTGCATTTGTATTTTGTAAAATACATGGAGTTTGGCATGTTTTGGCAAATCAAAGAGGAGAAGGAACTCCAGATTTTCAGGGTTATTGGAACTGCCCATGTGGTTATTTAGACATGGAAAAAGCTGAAAATGCATGCTCTAGAGAAACGTTTGAAGAGACTGGGGTCAAAATTGACCCATCGAAATGGACCTTATTTGGAGTTGAAACAGACCCTGAGTATTGTAATAATGGAAATGTAACACTTCGTTATATAACAGTTTTAGAATACGGAAAAGACAATATTTTCACTTCCATGGAAGCTGTTCTAAATGGAGAAGGAGAAAAAAATGAAGTTGCGACAATACAATGGATTCCTATTAAAGACATTGAGAATTATGAATGGGCCTTTAACCATAAAAGACGAATTATAGAGGCTATCTCTTGGTATAACATTAAAGTTATAGAATCACAACCGTTGGAGAATCAAATAGTACCATGATATATTTTGTAAGTGGACACAGGGATATAACAAAAGAGGAGTTCGAAAAGTATTATGTAATGGCTTTAAGAACCGCTTATTATGAAGATGATAAACCAGAGTTTGTAGTAGGAGATTACGAAGGTGTTGATAAGATGGCTATGGACTACATCGCTGAAAACTTTATGTGCCCATTGACAATATATCACATGTTTGATAAACCGAGACATACTCCAAGCGTAACAGATAGAGTCCCTATTTGTTACCACGGGGGATATAAAACTGATGAGGAAAGAGACTCCGCTATGACCAGGAGCTCTGATGTTGATATAGCTTTTGTAAGAAAGGGAAGATGGGATAGTGGGACAGCTCAAAATATAAAGAGAAGACATCAAATATCTTAATGAATATGATTAAAGAACAAATAAATACTCTCATTAAAGAGTCAATGATAGCTAAGGACAAAACAAAAACGGAAGTTCTTAGAGCTGTCAAAACGGCATTTGTAAATTACTCAACTCAGAAAAATGCAAAACCTCTTGACGATGCCATTGAAATCCAAATCATTAAAAAGATGGCACAGCAAAGAGAGGATACTGCAGAACAATACAAAAATGCAGGTAGAGTAGACCTATCTGAAATTGAATTGTCCGAAGCTAAGATTCTTAAGGAATTTCTTCCGGCAATTCCTTCTAAAGAAGATATAGAAGCCTGGCTAAAGAATAATAATTATCACTCCATAGAAAAGAAAGAGATGGGTTTAGTTATTAAAGAAGTAAAATCTAAATTTCCTACAGCAAATGGAAAACTCGTGGCTGAAATTGTTGGGATGCTGGTTGAAAGATAATTTATCTGTAGTATGTACTACTGCAGGAGGAATTATATTATTTTTTATATTATTATATTTTATGTTTTGCATCCACGTCCTTCTTGGATTGGCTGGAATTGGAGCATTTTTAATAATATTTGGAGCAAATATTAACAATGATGCATAATTTAGAAGAATCAGACCCGATACTGCACAGTATATCAAGTGAAATACATAGGCTAATACTAAAACCCGACCCTTTTTCAGAACTGGGGTTTACCGATGAAATATCAAGAGAAGAATTATCTGAATACTATAGAGTAATATTAGAGAAAATGCCATATCTAGATAATGAATTTGTAATAAATGAATTAACCTATTATTTAAAATGATTATTGGAATAGCTGGAAAAGCTCAAGCTGGAAAAGATACTGCATGTAGTATTATTAAAGCAATAGATGTGTGGAGAAAGGCTAGTTGTGGAGAAATTAATATAGTAACTAGCTGTAAAACTCTAGAAGAATTCTGTAAAGAGTGGATATCTGACAAAGAACCAGATTTCTCATATTTAATTAATTGTGATTGGGAGAAGCATAGCTTTGCCGAAACATTGAAAGGATGCGCAGCTCTTATATTAGGTTGTAACTCGGATGATTTTGAGTCTATAAGTTTTAAAAATAGTCGGACTGAACTTCCGTTATTAAATACAGAAGGTAACCCTATGACAAATAGAGAATTCCTTCAATTATTTGGAACTCAAGTTGGAAGAGCTATAGATAAAGACTTATGGGTAAAAGCTTTAATGAACGAGTATCAATTTAGTAGAGATACAGATGGTCAATATGATGTAGAAACTAAATGGATAATTCCAGATGTAAGATTTCCAAATGAGGAAGAAGCTATACACAAACAGGGTGGTGTTGTTTGGAAAATTATTAGAGATAGCGCAGGAGCTGGAAATCATGAGAGCGAAAAACATATTGATGAATTAAAGGTTGAACTAGAAATTGATAACAATGGAACTATAGATGAATTTATAACTTCGGTAATTAGAGCTTATAAGTACACTATACAAGAACTTCATGTGGATTTATAAAAATAAGGGCGGCAGTCAGGCATATACGAAAGTATATACTTGATTGTCGCCCTTATTTTTTTTTACTATTCTTGAGAATTAGGAGATGGGAAGTATTCCATTACAGTTGGTTTTAAAGGTCTGAATGTTCCGGTATTGTCAGTTAGCATACGTAACATATGTTTATCCCCCGTTAATACTTTCACTCCATCAGTGAATACCTCTCCATAGAATTGGAACATAGGCATCTTAAAATCTACTGCTCCAGTAAATACTTTAAACATATTAAATTCCCCGCCCACATTATTTGCAAGTCTTATTACATTCTGTTCAGCTGGAGATAAAGAATTTTTATCTTTGCTTCCAAACAATAATGCGATAATTAAAGCTATAAATCCAATAATAGCTAAATCTTCTAAAGCCAAAATTAAATTTCTTCTTTTAACTGGGTCTCTCCACGCCTCTGCAGCAAGTTTTGGATTAAGAATATTAAACATGTCTTTCAAAGACCAAAAAATTCCTTCCATAATCTTACCTTGCCAATCTATAATGGGTTCTCCAGTGTTTTCTGTGGTTTTTATTCTTTCAATAGTTCCGTCTGGATTTTCTATTGTTTTCCAATATAATTTTGCTCCAGTACCGTCTGGGTTCTCTGTTAGATGTACCCAGTGTCCATAATCATAAACTCCTCTTTTTAAGAACCATTGATTCTTTTTAGCAGATAAGAAGGTTTGAAATTGATGAAGAAACAAGAACAATCCTTTTTTTAAGTATAGTGATTTTGTATCATGGTCCATGTAGCCAAACATACTATCAGATTCTTGTTTAATCATTTTAGCTTCTTCTTCTGTATAAGCTTGGGGAAGAGCATCTTTATAAACACCTCTACTATCCTTCTCTGTTGTAAGAGTTCTAGTTGTTCCATCCGGATTTACGACTTTGACGTTTGATGCAATAAAGGACTCAATCATTCTGTTGTATAAAGAACGCTGATATTGCCATTCTGTGGAATTCATATCAGAATTAGGGTCGGCTAATAAATTAAAACGCTTGTCTTTTTTCCAATCATATTTAACCGTCCCGTCAGGTAATAGAGTGTGAGCATCGTAACAGCCATGTTTCTTCATATAGCCTACGAGAATAGTCATACGATTTAGAAAATCAGGAGCTCTATTAGCCCAGAACATTCTATCTTTAAACCTCAATCCGTCAGTAATTTCATAATTCATTCTATCTACAATGGCATTCATGTCCACATTAGCCATACGATATTGCCAATTTAAATGTTCTAACAAAGTAATAGTTCCTATTTGCTTGGCTGAGTCGACCCATACAGTCGTATAAGCAGAAGTCATATCTTTCACGCCTATTCTATCTTTATCTGTCAAAGAGTTAGCAACAGCTTTTTCATACAAATTAAGGAATCCTGTAATAGTTTCTTTGGCTCCGGATAAATAGTTAAATCCTAGAATAAAGTTTGTAGACACACCCTTAGCCATACCTAACAATTTAAACATTCCTTTGCTTTCTTTCGGAACTAATGATTCGTCAAACACAGAAGACTTTATATATTCATTAAGGAAGTCGATGGTGGCTTTTGCGTCTTTATGCGACAAAGTCTGGACAAATTGAAGGGAAACAATAGCTGCATTTACTGCTGGCAGAATTTCATCCATTTCTTCTTTTCTTATGAGAGAGAATTGATACATATCTTTAATATGTTCTAAATTAGTTTCGTAAATTTGTTCAGGTTTTCCGTTCGTAGAAGCTAACATACTTTCTCTTGCACCAATAGAATTAGAAGCATCAAATACATTATACATTTCTACAAGAGTTTTAAGGGAATCTTCCGAAATATATCGTTCTTGTTCAGTAGTAGTCATTCTAGGATTAACCATTTCTAATGCTCCATCTTCTTTGAAAGTAGCTAAGCTATTTTTTCCGTTTACTATTTTAGACCAAGAAGAACCTCTCAATAAGGGAATTTCAAAATATCGTTCTCCTAACTCTTCTCTAGTTTGGTTAGGGAACCTCATCCTATTTAAATCTTCCAGCCAGTATTTTAAATATTCACGCTCTGCAGGATTTAGGTCACTTGATGAATCCCACGGATTCTTCACTCTAAATCTTTTCTTTCCTTCTTCAGAATTATCAATTAAACGTTTAAATATAACAGTCGCATTATTAAGAACTGTTTTTCCGATAAACCCTTGTCCAGCATCTTTATAGTATTTGTTGGTTACTTGTCTATCCTTATTTTTATATGCCTCATATCTATTAGTAATATTTCTATTCGTAGCACTTAGTCTTGCTGCAATTGAATGAACTATAGGAATGGTATCAATAGTATTTAAATAGGTTCCGTTAAATAATGAGCCGTCTTTTAATTGCTTCCAAACATCGCCAAAATGTTTATTCCATAATTCATCATTAAAGATGTCAATAGAAGTATCCCCATATTGAGTTAAAGCATTCGCTACTTGTAAATATAAAAACGTAATAGGGTTATTGATGTCTGGGGCAACGTTCCCAGAAAAGAACCTACTCTGTAAGTTTTTAAAGATAGACTTTAATTCTTCATATTTGGCTGCCTTTGATAGAGAATCTAAATCTCCATCTGGAGATAATTCCGTTATACCTTTTAGTCTTGTTTGCTGGTCATTATTAGCAATACTTTGATAATATCTCATCACAGTAGTAAACATGTCTGTAAACTTAAATCCATTTCTTTTTAAGCCAGCCGCATCAGCTAACATGTTATAATTATGAACAAGTTTATCCTGATTTACATAAGAATAAACTACTTCACTACTATCTATATTTATAGTTTTTAATTCCCCTATAGAAAAATCTCCAAGGTCGGTATCGGAAAAGGAATTAGCAACAGCCATGAGTTTCATTAACTCAATATTCCCTATAGATGCTTTCATAGAAAGTTTGTCCAACTCCATTTGAGCGTTAGTCTTAAACCTACCCATCAGAGATGTTCCTTTCCCTAAATTAATAACATTATCGAGAGGATAAGGAGATATGGATATAAAATCCATTTCTTTTCTTGTTTTGTTAACAAGCATAATAACGTTCATGGACGTTAGGGATTCATTTATCATAACATCCCAATCCGGCTCAAGTTTGTACTTTGATAAATTGGCCTCAAACAGTCCTTTCATATCCTCATACATTCCACTGGGAACTACATTTAATGAGGCTCTGTTTGGATTAAATCCCATATTTCCATTAATCCTATCTAATGCAAATTTCAAATCTTTTGAAATATAATTAGTAGTTTCATTATCATGGTCGTTTTTTCTTCTCAGATAATCCTTAAATGCATCCTTAATTTCTTCTTCTGTATCAGCATATATAAATCTATGTTCTTTCTTTGAACGAGTAGTATCTTCAAATCTATATCTTCCTGTGGAAGGGTCGATGCTTACTCCGTATTTTTTGTCTTTATATAAAACATCGAAATCAATAGCATCTATTTGATTTATTTTACTTACTGGAAAAAATTTAGAAACTACTCCAGCCACGGATTCCAATAATGGCTTGCTTACTAACTCTTTGCCGATTGGAATTGGAATTGACTGTTCTATTTTAGTTTGTTGCCCAACACTAGGTATGTACGTAATAGGTTCCCCTACATTTACATTTCCTATCGCATGATTTAAGTCTTCCTTATTTACATCCTCGAGAAGGACTGGAATAATTTTCATCGAAATATTTCTTGCAGGAATGCCTTTTTCTTGAAGCATTCTTTTATAGAATCCTAATTGATATTGGATTGCGTTTTTCTTGTCTGCGTCCCATCTATCTTCCGGTTTAGTAGAAAGCTTTAAATCGTAAATTTCTACAGACTGATTTCCTTCCTGGTCTTCATACACAACCAACAAGTCAATTTTACCTCTTATTTTGTTGCCCTCTCCTCCATTATGGTCTGCAATATACTCAGTAAATACTTTTATTGCTTTTCTTCCTCTATTTTTATTATCGATTATGTTTCTTTTTAATGCTGTAATCTGAGTAATAAAAGATTTAAGGGCTTTGTCGGACACTCCATCTATATGTGTTGCATTTTTTCCAGACACAAAATCTTTTCTAAATCTAGACCTAAATATAGATTGTATCATTTCTAATGAAATATTCGAACCAGATTTCGCATTTATAATTTGGTCAAATATATAATGGAATCCCCTACCTATTTCTTGTAAGTATTGCCAATAGGGAAATTCTACTTTTTCTATGTAATTTCTTGTTTCAAGTAATATTGCTTCTCTATTTTGAGCATCAGAGGGAACGTCTTTAAGAGCTTCGCTTTCCAAAGCATGAGTATAAGCATCTCTATCCAATCCTTTAACAAACCCTTGTTGGGAAATATAATTAAGGACTGAAACATATCCATCGGAAGTTGCTTCATCAGATTCAATTACATCATAAATATTACTTCCGGAGCTAGCAAAAGTTTTAACTGTATCTTTTTTTCTTTTAGCTGCACGAGCGGCTTCTCTATCTTTATCTAGTGTAGCTTTAGATTTTTCGTAATCACTAGATAATATTGTTGTGTAGTCTTTACTGAATCTGAAGGCATGGTTGATTAAGCCCTCAAATTCAGTATAATGTAATTGTAAATAGTTGTCTAATGCCTTTTCAGATGTAAAGGTAATGACTTTATTTGATTTATTGTCTCTTAAAGTGTATGAACAAGCCATATCATTCGCAAATTTCAATTAGTCTATATCCTGAGTCTGTACTAGCATTTTTTAACAACTCAGATTTTATATTACTTAATCTTATGGATTTTAACGCATTCTGCTTATTGTATAATGTTTTCTGAGTAGAATAATTATTATGAAATTCGGTAAGTGTTAATTGCATTATAGAGTAGATGTCTTCGTCATAAAATTCACTAATGTCAATATTTAGAGCATCAGATAGAATAGATTCCCAATCTACCTCTTCTAAATTAATATTTCTTCCTCTATAATCCTTCAGTACTCTAGTGAAATAATCAGAAAATTCATGTACTAAAGCTTCTTCTAATTTATCACTATGAGACAATTCATCGTAGGCTCCATTAACATTTATATCTTCATAAATTTCCGAGCCTTCCATTTTGTCTACTAAAGAATAATATGTATCAGGACGCCTAAATTTTAAATCGGCTAAGAACAAGTGAGATATTTCATGAACCAATGTATCATCAGTCATTAAATCTCGATTTAAAATAACGTCTCCATCATACACAAAAGCTTTCACATTGTTCAACATGGGAAATTGTTCTTTCATTTCTTCCATTGTAAGAGTTCTAATTCCCACACCGTTATCTGAGAGACTCTTAGCTAAATCCTCGACGAATTCTGGAGTAGAAAGATTATCTGAATTTGTAAGAACGTCAATGCTTGTATTTGTGTCTATCGTAGCATCTGTTAAAGAGAAATCCATAAAAATTGCATCTCTAAGCTTATCTACTGAAGATAAGTAGTTCCTTCTAATAAAATTTTCACTAAATCCAGTCTTGTTAGAGATTTCAGTAATTTCAGGACTAAAAAAATCATATAATATAGGCATGATTTTCGCAGTATTTTTAACATGCACATATTGTACAATATCTCCTCTTTGAACAAACACACCTAAATTAGTATAAACTGCTCTGTCTCCATTAAATAATTCTCTTACTTGTGCTGTATATTGAGTTCTTTCAACTTCTTTTAAATCATCCTTAGTCCATATATCAGAATGAAATCCTTTGTCATCTATCCATGCACATAAATATCCATTATTTCTAGCTTCCAATACTGTAACTTGATAGTTACTAATTAAATTAGGTCGAAACACATCTCCAGGTTGAAGTGATTTAGACTCATCCAAGTTTCTACTTCCAAGATGTCTATGGGTAAGAATTAGCTTGTCTTCTAGTTCTACATTTATATAGTTTTCTTTATTTTTTTCACTTTTAAGTCTAAAAATATCTCCAACGTTTTTGTGTCTCAGTCCGTAATTATATTTTTGTCTATTAGTTGGAATCATACTAATAACTCCTGTTTTAAGTAAATCAAACTGACTTAAAGGAGCATCACTTTCTTCTTCCATTTGGGTTAAAGCATCATTCAGATTTTTCCAAACATTTCCTGAGCTATCAGTACGTTTTGAACTAAATGCTCTTTCTAAAAAAGAATCCCATTCATAGAAGTGATGAACGGCACTATCGGTAAACTCTACAGAGTTCATTAAACTCGTAAACGTTTTAATCCATTCAGCCATATTAGGAGCTTTAGTTCTATCATATAATCCTCCTTTACTTAATTGGTCAAATACAACCGGGCTAAGATTATGATGGTCTGCAACTACTACCATTGCTTGAGCAAACTGCCCGATACCATCAGAGTTCATATATAAGAATTGTTTGTTAGGATTTAAATAGTCCACTATCGAAGATAAAAAAGTAGAAAATGCTGAAGCCGCTTTATTAATATTGGTTACTCCATTTTCTAATGAGTAATCATAATGCTCATCATACTTCATTACAAGCACTCTTTTAGAACTTTTAGAAGAATTAATAGCATCAGCTACTTTCATCAAAGCCGCTATTTTATTTTCGTATTCTTCATCAACATCGAGATTAAAGTCTGGGTTTATTTCGATTCTTGGATTATTAGTTCTTGCTCCAAGAGTTGCTTCTATATACTTCACTTTAGGATTAAAAATGAATTTTATTCCATTTTCGGTAAATTTACTTTGACTAGAAGAATGATTAAATTTCAATAAACGACTTGGGGCAGAAGTTAAACTTTCATCCATGTGTACATCTACATTTGGAATAAATAAAGTTTCAAACCCTTGTAAATCTTCTGCATTAGTAAAATCAAGTCTGTTAGTAGAAGCCTCTTGGATAAAATCCAATATTAATGTGTTAACATCAAGTCTTCCTCTTCCAAACGTTGTATATGCACTTACAAGTTTTTCTTGCAATTCAGTTTCTTCCGTAGTAGAGTCTGAAAATTTTTCTACATACTTACTAATTTTATTTAAATTAGATATATCGTAAACAAAAGCTGCAATTGGATTAGTCATTAACAAAAGCCTTTGTCCTTTATTTGTAGGAAATAAATTAGTATCAAAAGCTCCATTAGGATTTAAGGCTGTAAGTCTAAGAATTAACATATCATCAGTGACAACATCTTCAGTTTCCATCTTTTCTACATTTAGGAAATCTATTCTAAATCTGTTTAAATCGTTAACAGATATAGAAGAATTTCCAAAATTTATAGATGCTGGAAATTCTTGTTTAACAGCAAGATTTTCTAAACTTTTAAATTGTATAGAATTCAAAGCTAAATCCCTGAAATAATCCCTATTTTTGTTTAATTTGATATTCTTAACTACTTCTCCGAATATATGATTACTAAGTGTGGTTTTAAGATTAATTATTTCAGGTCTGTCCGCATATCTTGCAGATTGTGTATAGTACAAGAGCCGTCTAAAAGCTGAATATTTATCTGGAATTTTTGAAAGTTCTTCTCTAAGTGCTGTTGGTTCTTCCATAATAGAATTATATATACTTTCTACTATTTTATATATCGCAGTCTGATTATCCAACAGTTGATTATGAGCATATACATAACTTAATGCGCCAAGAACTTTCGGCATATTATACATGTCATTCTTATTAAGAACAACTAAGTCTCTTTTGTTTCCAAGAAACACTTGTGTAGGAGAAGAGGAAATTAAAAAACTAAGTTTGTTGGACTTGCCTCTTTCCATTATAGTTTTAAATGCTGTTAAGAATTCTGAATGAGGAACGCCGGTTCTTTTGTAAATCTGAACAAGAGTATATGGATTAACGTTGCCCATTAAATAGTCAGCAATGTAAGTATTTCTATCTGTAACATCTTCTGGAATTTCATCAACATTTTCTATTATATTTAAATCAGATTGATTCAACTCATTATTTAAATTTTCTAATTGACTAGCATAATTAGGGTCTTCAACAATCGCCTGTATAATATCGTTTAGAGACGAGGATTTGCTCATATCCACGTCTCTAAATTGATATTTTTGCTTGCCTATAGTTATTTGAATACAATTATTCATCACAAGTTAATTTTACTTCTGCTTTATTATTTGAAATCAGATTTACAAGTTTTGAAATTAAATCATTCTTTGTTTCCGTACTAAATCTGGTAAATCCCTTTGTAAGGAAAGGCATCAACATTGTATTATTATCTAAGAACATTTCAACATTATTGGTCTGTCCAAATTCAGTTTCTCGTATAACTGTTTTCCCTTCTAATGGGTCATATTCTTTAGTAAATTTAGTTCCATTAGGCTCTCCTTTTTTAATGATTCTAATTAATAAATCATCATATCTATAATCTTCTCCTTCTATTAATCCTTCTGAATCATTATTGAGTACAGGGTTTAACTTTCCTTCATAGTCCATGAATTTAAGAAGTAAACTATTTTCAACCTCAATTCTTTCATTTTTGTCTTTTATATTCAAAGAATTTTCAAAGATTTTAGTTAGGGTATTATCTCCGAAATTATTCTTGCTAACAATTAAATTATATAAAAAGAACAGGTCTCCTAGAGTCATATCAGAATTAGGTAATGGTCTTGTATATTTAATTTCGTCGAATGCTTTTAAGTAATTAGAATATGCTATTTCATTGGCTTCGATTTCAAGATTACCTAAATCTATAGGAAGTTTATATAAGAAGTTAAACCCTCCATACTGGTTTTTAAAATATGTACTTGTAAGAGCTTGAATAAATTTATTATTTGAATTTATTCGCTTTTGGTCTGGAATAAACTCTTCCTCAAACCATAGTTTAAAAGTAGCTCTGTCAAATACATTTCCTAAGTCCAACGTTTTTCCAATAGACGGAACTGGAACAATTTTGCCTGTAGAGTTGTACATTTTCATTCCAGGAGTTAATGATATATTTCCAACTATATTAGATTTTAAGAACTTAATGATAATTGCATCGCTTATGAATCTATTAACTTCACTCATGTCCTTTTGAGTTAGTTGCACAATAGCTCTATCTTGTAATGCCTTTATGGTAAGTTCTTTTGCCAAATTATTTTTTACTGTATAAGCCCCTAATACTTTACTATCAACAGCTAAAGCTGTTAACATTTTACTAAAGTGAGGAACTGATGTAATGATATCCAGTATGTTAAACTTATCCTTAGCCTGTTCATAATTATCAATCATTTGTTGTTTATACTCCTCATCCTGAATGAATTTTAATAAATCAAAATTTGTTGGTAAATACCCTTCATCGTCAGGATTTAATTTGTTTGAAGAGTTAAACTTTTTAAATTTTCCAGAAATAAATGACTCAAGTTGGTTTATATAGTTAATTTTATCTACTAATTTAGTTTTAATACCTTGATTTAAACTTCCAAATCGACCTAACCTAGTAAGTTCGTCAGAGCGTTCTTTTAAATCAAGAAGGACTTCCATATTATGAAGGTCTTTCTCTGTTAAAGTATTAAGTTCATCACGTCTATTTTTAAGTTCATCAATGTATCTCGAAAACAGAAGTCTCATTTTTTCAGGCCTTGTATCTCTGGAAGAAGGATTATAAACATCGAATTCTTCTGAGTACTCCGATTGTTCCCATTCAGCGTCGTTAAAATTATCAAACTCATCCATTATACTCTCGGCTTCTTCTCTCGATATTTTTTTCTTCCTTTGCTTCTTAGTTACTTTTAACAAGTTTGCTCCCGAATAAGCAGCTTCATGAATTGCATCAAGCAAATCCTTATTTTTAATTTTATTTAAGACTTCAAAGAAACTAGAACTATTTTTTATGAGTTCTTCGAGTTCCGATTTAAATTCTGGATATTTAACTAGTCTATTTAAAGTTTCCTCTCCCCAATCAAGTATTGATTGTTGATAAATAACAGGAATATAATTATCTGGATTAGCCATTTCGGTATAATACTGAACAGCTTTTTTTAGATTATTTCTTTTTCCGTTTATATACAGAATATCCTTTTTAGCTTTATTATTAGCCATTGTAACTGCTCGAGTAGTCATAAAATCGGACGCAGTCTTGAAATCTACACCAGTAGCTAATAGGTAAATATATACAGAAGCTAAATCTGGTCCAGCATTAATTTTTTCCAAAATAAGCTCTTTAGCATTATCTGTTGCCGCAGAAAGCAGTACAGAAATTGTCAAGAAAACATCTTCTTGAGGACCTCTCTTATAAATTTTTTCTGCGAGCTCTAATAATGCAGGATTGGTGTCTGATTTTATTGAAATATTAGGTAATGTAGGTGATTCTTTCAGCTCTATTAAATTTCCTTCATTATCATAAACATCGATTGTTCCAGTTCTTTTAGCAAGCTCATCCGGGTTAGCATCAGATGCTACTCCCTTTATGTTATGGAATGTATATCTTCCAAGAGTATCTTCCGTTGCAGAGTTTACTTTTTCGTTATAGTAATTTAATAAAATTGAGAATACTTTAATTCCAGTCGCATATACACCAATACCGTCCTTACCAATAGAGTTTTGATATTGTAAAATTATTCTGGCTCCAGGATTTTCATTAGAAACTAATTTACTAAATTGTCCAGAAGTAGAATTGTCTGCAGCTACTTGTGCGGGACCCATGGAAATAGGAGATGTAGCCGATACTACATTACGTACATCAGAGCCAATTCTCCATAAAGCATTGAAGATTTTATTTTTAATTGCTTCTTGGTAATCATTTTCGCTTAGCTCATACAAACTATGCTGATTTAATAGTTCAATCACTTCCTCATCAAGTCCTTGTATCATCACAATGTTATTATTTCCGGAGGCTGGCAAATCGGTAGTTTCTCTCGCCAAATCAACAAGTAATTTGTAAAGTTCTGGAGAAGTCATTATTTCTTCTGTTGATTTACCTAATAATTCATCGTAATTTCCTTCAAGAATGTACCCACTATTATCTTCTGTTAAGAAAAATCTTTTCCCAGATGGGAAAGGTAAATCATGAGACATATTTAGAGTTTCAGGACTTGTAAAATTAAATAAAGGACTCCAATTATAGTAAATACCTTGATTAGAAATACTTGCTCCCAGCATAAAAGCTTTATCAATATCCGTTTGACCTCATATCTTTCGATATAAGCCTGACTATATCTTCATCATCAGAAGATGATGTCTCGCACTTCGAGACCGTCTAATTGCATTTGTATAAATTCTTCCTTAGTAAAATCTTTTCTTATTTTATATAAAAGAGATGGAATAATAAAGGGCTTAATTATTTTAATAAACTTCTCACAATCCAATTCCGAACTGGATGCGATTGAGAAAGTTCCTTTCCCTTCTTTAAAAAGTCTAAAAGTTATATCCCACACTTCTTTAAAATACTGTATAATCATATTGGCAGTAATTTCATCAACACAGGTAGCTATCTTAATAGTATGCTGAATCGATGAACGTTGAGAAGATGTATTGACATTTATATGTCCATCATCCATATACCATATAGCTATACCAAGAGGTGTTAGCCAATTAAGTAATTTCCTACTCAAAGTTTTCTTTGGAACATATACAGTCCTTCTTAAAGCTTTAATTGTAGGATTAACTGACATTTGGGAATATAATACTTGTTTACCTTCGTTATACCCGGTTTTAGAAGTATATTCCTTTATTCCGTTATTCTTTATTCCTAGTTTATTTAATAAGTCTATCTTCCATTCCAAAAATTCTCTTTGGTAAATAGAATGACTTAATTTAAATACATAGTTACTAGAAATAGTGCCATCTCCAATTAGAAGGGCAATTAAAATACTCTTCTGTTCTTTACTAAGTTTTTTTACAATTTTTCTAGACATATTTCATTTAATAAATGGTTTATTACTAAATGAAAGTCTCTACTCCCTTTCGGGATAGTCGATGAACTTTCATCCTTTCAAAATACAAAGATAATGAATTGTTTGTCAATCGACAAGTCCATCATCGAAATATTTATCTAGGATGCTTAGATGCGGATTGCCCAATCTTAATCTTTTTTACTATACCGATAGTGATTAATTATCGCCATTAGATACATTACTGTTCTAATTTAGTAGATTAAGCTCTAAGGGGTTCCCCGTCAGTTCACGAGATTTAACGACTCCAATGTTTTTATAAGCTTTATGGTAGCTTAAAGGTGAAATTTTAATTTAAAGTCGGAACCTTGATACCAAATTTGTTCTACCGGAACATAACATATATTTGTTTCACTCTCAGTAAACATAGCAACCTTCATATTCATAAAAGACTGCATAGACTGAGAAGGAATACGTGCTACAATAAATTTAATAGCTTCTTCCCATGAAGTAAACATATCCTGAGCAGATTTCTTTATTCTATTATTAAGAGCCATTTGAGAATTGGAATTTATTTGTTGAGCTAAAGCATCCTTTTCTAATTCAGAACTTGCTGATTTTAATTGCTCTTCCCAAGTTTCTAGCGCACTTCTATCTTCTAATGCAGTAAAGATAGATGATACTTGTAATGGAAATAGAGTTGCGATATTACTTCCAGTATAATTATATATTACATTACTATATAGCTTGGATTTATCGATTGCTTTTAAAGTGTCAAGATTAGAAGTCACAAGAACTTTTCTGCTTTTTCCAGCCGAAGTAATGTATGTATAAAATTTGTCTTCATTACTAATTTTATATCCTATTTCTCCGTCGACTAATACATAATCATTTCCATTTACTGTACCTTTGTCAATTGATTGGTCTTCAACAAGAATTCCTGATTTAATCAATGATTTGATTCTAGCTCTAGATTCTGGGTTATTATTCAACATTACATGAAGATGCTCTTTGTTATTCTTTACAAAGTACATATCGTAGTTTCTTGAGCTCATATCGGTCTCTATGTTTTCTCTTTGTCTTCTTTCGAAAAATTCTGGACCTTGAGCTGCGATTTCATCGAGAGAATCACCTATTCTCAACCCAAACTTAGATGCAGTATTTTTACCAATAGCTAACTCATTAGCGTCAAATCTATCATTGGCTACTTCAGCAAAGATAGCATCAGTAGTTCTGTATGCTACAGGAATTCTAAATTTGCCATTAGATAAGTCCATTAGGTCTTCGTTGATAAGGTCACGAAGATAATTATTAATTGTATCTTTATTCTCCGTTAATTTTAATGTATGCCCGAATTTTTGGTTAACTCTTTCTACAACTTCATTCCAAGCAGTATTTAAATTTGGGTCTGATTCTATTAAGGTTTTCCAATTTTTATCACTTAAAACCCATGATAATCTGGAAGTGTCTAAATCATAAGCATCGAAAGTAGTAATACCCCTTGAAGCAAAACCATCCACTAACGTGATAATATGATTAGCGGAGCGAAGATTTCTTCCTTTAGAACCTAACAATTTAACTGTAGTTATATTGGATAGTCTTAAATCTTTTAAGTCCAATAGTCCTATTTGTCCAGGTTTATCGTTTCTATAATTTATAACCTGAACAGGGGATTCCCTTCCTATTTGAATCCAGTCTCCGGCTCTTACTTCACCAATATCCACACTTTTGTCCATCGCTCTAAACAGAGCATCTCTTTCTTCCGGAGTAGCTACTTTATCTAAAATATCAGTGTATTTCCAAACTCCCCCTGCAGGATTATCGTAGACAGTTACAACATCGTGAGAAGGATTAAGAATAGCTTGTAATCCACTATATTTACGTTTAATGATATCTCTATTTATGCCATTAGTAAATCCATTAGTAAAAATTCCAAAGATATTATTATCGTCAAATGGAATCTTATATTGCATCTGACTCAAACTTTTATCGCTAAGAATATCTTCTTTTACTAAATCCAAGTATGCAGAAGCAAGACCTAATCTATCGGTATCTCCTCCAAATGTCTTTAAAAGGTTTCTTCCGAGAATTTTGTAAACTCTGGTCTTATCTTCTTCACTGTTTAAATCAAAATCATATTGTTGTAAACCCTTGGCAATTACTCTACCTATATCCTCATATACTTGATTAGCAAGTTCATGACTAGCACTCATTTGTTCGAGTGCCGAAATTACTTGAGTCATTTCAGATACTTCTGATTCGTCAACTGCATGTTCTGCATTTAGCTGTATTCCGATATAATCAGGTTTAATAGTAATGTAAGTAAGCAAAGAACGTTGTTTTCCCTTAGTGGTATTATCTAAAATATCTCCTAGATAATATCTTCCTACATCAACAGTTCTATCAGAAAGCTTGCTTATATAAGTATCAATTCCCCTTTTCCAATCTTTAGTATTCTCGTCGTCTGTTTCCCCTCGATTTCTACTTCTTTCAACAAATTCTTCTTCTTTAATATTAAGAACTCTATCAATTTGTTCAAGTTTTCCAACTTCATCTAAGGCTTTAAGGAGTACTTGGTCAGAAAAGAAAAATCTTTTGTTTTCCGAATTAGCTCTAGCTTTTGCAGTTTCATAAAGTCCTAACAAATACTGTTTATATTCTTCAGGAGCCTCTTTTTTATAGTCTCTGCGGGTTTGACCTTCTTGTAATCTTTCATCGATAAATCTTTTTATTGCATCTCCATAATCATCGTCAAAAGATATAAAGGAATCATGCCTAGCCTTTAAATAAGATTTACCAATGGCTGGATGTCCATAGACTATTCTATCAGAATCTAATAAAGTTGGAATATTAGAGTTATATCCATTTTTAAATAAACTTCCTGGATTTAAATTAGCCATTCCGTTTTTCACTGCTCCTGCTGTTGCTAAATAAGCAATATCAGAAAACTTCATTGGCTGATAATAAGTATTTTGAGAAACATCTGTTTCTTGAGTTGTAGCTGGAGAAATTTGAATTCTATAACCGTGTAGTTTGGCTTCCACTATTAATGGGTTTTGATTATAAGTGTTTCTATCAAACGCTACCAAATTTCCCACTTCTGTAATTTTATCAAGAGATGCTTCCGAATATTTAATTTGCCCATTTTCTATTTGTGCAGAAAATTCTCCGCCTAAAGCCATCCATAAATCGTAATTAGAACTAATGTCTTTAGTAATTTTTTCTGTAACTTCCTTGCCATCAATAAAAATTGGATTTCCACGACTATTTAACTGAACCCTTTCAATAGTATACTGATTGTTTAGCTTACCATTTTCATCGAATCCTAATTTATAATTCTTAGTAATATTTCTTATTTTCCAATATTTAAGAGTATTTATATCTCTATAAATCATTCCATTATAAGAAATTTTTCTTCCATTTCTATCGACTGTAATGTCAAGATTTGGAATATCCCAAGGATTATCTGCCATTTGTTTCATAAGAGAATTACCAATGATAGCACCTGTCTGTGCATTTCTCATGTACTCATTAGTAACAGCGAAGGTAGCACATTTTAATAGTCCTGAAGACAAGTATCTAGACATAGAAAAGTATCCTAGAGGTTTTCTATGAATTGGACTCATTTCGATTTCTTCAAGAGAATTCTGTTCATATCTTGCAATCATAGGATGTAGAAAGATGCCACCGTCAAATTGTTTAGCGCCATCACTATCTCCTTGTATATTAAATACTGGAGTAGATAAGTCTTCTATAACAGCTAACTTATATCTTTCAGGAATTCCAGTGATTTTTCCCTTAATGAAAGGATGGATTGTTGCTCCAACTACTACACCACGTTTATACATCGCTGTAGTACGTGCAGCTTCTTCTACCAGTTTATTTAAAGTGGGAGCTTCATTGCTTGTAGTGGCTCCTTTAGCTGGATGTAAAAATGGTAGTCCAATGGTAGCTGTATTATAATTATCACTTACTAAATTGTCTAAAGATTTGAACGAGTTAAGTTCAGGATTTAAGTATACTTCATAATTTGAATCTGCAGCCTTATCCATTAAGTCTACATTATCCACAATATCGTACTTTTTCCCATTTTTCTTAAGAACATAGTAATTGTTTAATCTCTGAGCTCTACTGTCTACCCAGATATTTTGATAAGTCACTTGGTCATCAGAAGTAAGTTTCAGTTTATCAAATAAAACTTGCTTCGATTGAGGTGTTAATTTGTTGATGAAGTCCGATTGAAGAGCTGACATATCTATATTGTTTGTTAATGTCTTAATTTCAGAACCGTTCTCATCATATAAATCAAATTTAACATCACTCATTTTTAATGTTAATGCATATAATTTATCCTCTGCTTTCTTTTTGTTCCAATAAGAATCGGGAATATTATTTACAGTAGACTTATTAGAAGGGTCTTTTAGAGAATAATTCTTTATATTTTCTAATAAAGTAGTGTTAAATTGTATTCCTTTTTTAGTTTTGCTATAATGAACTTCCGGAAGAATCTCAATATCATATCCAGATTTTTGGATATTTAAAATTGCCTGATGTATTCTTCTTTCATCGAGTTTAGAAAGTAAAGGAATAAAATCTTCTAAAGTTAACTTTTCCTTATAATCATAAACTGTTAGAATATCGTCTCCGATAAATTCTTTAGTTTCTTCAAACAAGGGTTTCATTTCCGGAGGTAAAGCTTCGTACTCAGCAACAGTAATTCCCACACTATGTTCGTCAGGAATAATTAATTGGGTAGCTAAAAATAAAAGCTTGTAGTCGCTAATCAGCTGTCTTGATAAGCCCTCATACATTCCATGTAGTGTAGAGAATCTTAGTTGATTAAGTTCGTCTGCCGACATTTCTCCAAGACTCTTATTAGTAAATACCTCATTACCATAGATATCCCTATAAGTAAATTTGGCATCCATGTCTATCAATTTAACCCAAATATTAGATTTGTCTGAATATGTTGTAGGTTGAATTGCAACCATTCCGGCAAGTTCGTTAGACTGTCTGTCAGCAATATTTTTATTTCTTGGTTGTAAATAATCAAAAACAAATTGAGAGTATAACAACTCGTTGGCCTGCATTTTAAAAATATTTTTTGTTTGACCTTCTGAGTTGGTAAAATCTGTTTTTAATGCAGTTCCTTTTAGTAATCCATCAACAGTGATAAATAAGTTGGAATTCATAGGATGTTCTGGTTCCAACGCTGCTTGCTCTCTTACATCATTTAATATATAGGCATCATCATTACCTGCACTCGTTAAACGATACTTAGGGAGATTGTTTCCCTCTGCATTTTTTACATAGCTTTTAGTAGTGTCTCTATTATTAGCAGCTATTGTTCTACTGAGAGCCTTTAAACCTGACAGAGAGCTTAAAATACCTCCAATCCTAGGAGATTCTAGATTAGGTTCGTAATAAACCTTAGATTTACTTCCTTCAGGTAACACTGCAGAAAATTCTCCTTCTAGTAATTCCTTAACGGTGTTACCTGTTGTCTTTGCTCTGTTTTGTATTTCTGCACTAATAATAGTAGCCACAGCCACATTGACAAATCCTTTTAAATCTTCATTGTTGTTAATTTCAACTGCAGTCTCTAAAAAAGTGGAATCAATTGGCCTTTCTAAAACATCCCATAAGAAATCACTCCAGCCTTGCTTGTTTCCAAGTATATCAGATTTAAAATCTTGTACTAAGCTTCCATTTCTTGTAAGATTTTGAGATGTAAGATTAAAGTTATAATTAGCCCCTCCAACATTAAAGTCAACACTTACAACTTGGTTGTATTGGTCTTCGTTTACAGAAATCCCATGGTCTGCAAACATACTAATATAATTGTCAAACTTACTTTGAATCATCAAGTGCTTTTCCAAGTCAGACTGTTTTTGAGAAATGGCTTCACTATCAAGGTAACTTACTACGTATGCTCCCGTATCTGTGTTATATTTATATTGCAAATAACTTACTGGAGAGGTTTTATTAATATGATTTAAAATCATAGAATAAATATTCATCTGGTCTGGAGATGTAATACTACTTTCTAACGCAGCTAAACTGGAAGGATTATTTTTATTAAAAATATAATGATATATACTATTAAATGCAGGATATAATGTAGCATCATTTCCAGTAAAATAAGTACGCCTATTGTTATAAGCTATTTTTACAATCTCTTTTATAGCTTCTCTTGGATTATTCCTAATTTCTCTAGTGATTCCATCATTAGATTCAGAAATATTTCTAAAAATTCTAATTAAAGATTGAAAAGTTTTGAACTCTACAAATTGTCCAGTAGGAGTCCCGTTAGAGTCCAATATAGGTAAAGAATTAATAAATAATTGAACAGCGCCATTAACATGTTCATTCATGTCTTGAAGTTCATTGTTATAATCTTGTTTAATATGCTTTCCTAAGTTGTAAGTATATTTATATCCAGCTCTAGGTTCAACATGTCCTCCCATAAATCCTCTAGCAACCTGAATTAAATCTTTGCTATGTTTATAAAGGAAGTTATCGAAGTTAGTAAGCATAACAAATTTATTATACGCATTGATGATATTTATATCATCAGATTTAAATATACCTTCAATTGTGTAAGGATAGAAGAATACTCTAGCATTATCAATTAATTTGTTATATTCGTCTACCTGAAATGTTTCTCCAATATACATTGAAGTAGTTGGTTGTCCTAAATCCTTAGCTAAAGATTGGAACAATTCATTTTTATAATTTCTAATTGAAGTATTTAATTCTCTTGTGGTAGACACTAACTCAGGTCCATTTTTTCCGTTATAATTAACGAATGAGAACCGAACAATATCATTTTGATAAAGTCTAATAAATCTTTCCTGGTCATTTATATTATCAAATACTGTACTCAATCCATCTCTTAACGATGGAATTGGAGCTTGTGGAAAGTCGTTAGCTTCTGGAGCTATATTTTTTGAATCTTCATTTATTGACACTTCATTCCAATTTTCTGTAACGAAAGTTTCTACATCGCTTACATTATCTGCAAATTCCATTGCTCCCTCATAACTCTCAGAATCGTAAGTAATGAGTTCTCTAATAATCATTTGCAAACTTTGATTAGATGGAACGACAGCACAATCATCTTTTAAATAGTTTAAGGCAGAAGAGATAAATTCTCTCCTACCTTCAACTGTTCCTAATAAATCGTCTGGAAGAGTTTCAAATGCTGCATCGTATGCAGCTCCTATCTCTTCTAGAGATGGTAATGTTTTACAATTTGCCATTAACAATTAGATTTTCCGTCTCTATCATTAACATATTCTGTTCTTAAAGAGGTGAACATGTTAGATATAGCTTTTAGTTCCGGTGTAATTTCCAATCCTGTTACTTGTTCTACAATATCTAAAAATCCTGCTTCCTTACTTGCAAATCCTCTGTTAATAATCTCATCTAATTGTTTAGGATTAAATGAATTTAGAGTATTTGCAATTTTAGCGGATTTGTTATAGGTAATAAGTTCCTTTTTACTAAGTTTAGTAATATCTACAGTTTTTGTTCCTTCATTTATGGCATCTTGAATACCTTTAGTGAATATACTTTTATATTTTTCTAATTCTTGTTCTGTATTTTGAATAATTTCATCTTGAGTAACAGATATCTCTTCAATTCCTAGATTTCCGTCATACGAATATGTATAAGTATAACCATTTACCTTAATGGAGAATGTTTCATCAGATTCATTATACTTAATATCCTCTGGGTTTAACATAACTGAGCTTATATCTGTTCCAGCAAGTAGTTCATTCTTAGTGATAAAATTAGATAATGTAACTTCGCTATCCACATCTGTAACCACTTCAGAATCTCCGGACAGAGAATATGTAGGGGATACAGAAACAATGCCGTTTAAATTTACGAAAAGTCGTCTAGGCATTACTCTTAAGTTTTCTCGTATTTTAGATGCCAATTGAGTTTTATAAGATGCTATCTTTTCCTCTAGAGTATTTCCAGTAGGAACTATATTTGAATCAATAGCAGCATTAACCACTCCTAAAATTTCATCTTTCTGCAAAGATACATTATTTTCTATAGAACTCCTAATAGATTCTTGTAAATTTTTATTAGCGTTGTCTAATGCATTGTTATCTTCTAATTCCTGAGAAGTTGAGTTTTTGACGACAACTTCTGGAGTTCCTTCCGCAACAATCTCTGGAGATTTATTTACTTCAAACTCTGCACTCGTATCTACTGCATCATAGTTAACATAATAATTAGGAGCTTGTATTGGACCATCAAAATACAAATCTACATCGCGTAACGGAGATATAAAGTATCCATTTTGAGGTTCTTTTACACTCGAAGAATCCAAACCATTAGTCCATACACCAAATTTGTAAAGACCTGCGTAATCAATAGCATTTTGGAATACTGACCATTTACCACTATCTCTTACACCTAAATGGTTAAATAGTAACCTTCTAATTACTGAACTAGATGAAGTAAATCCTGCCATTAATCCTTTTCTGATAATAGGAATTAAAGCTCCAGTAGTATTAATTGCATATTCACTTAGCATAGTCTGTAATTCTATAAAAGTATTTACAGCAGAGGTTTTGGCTGTTTGATTAAAATTCTCAGAGCCTGTTCTATAAACGTCCGGAATTTCAGGGGAACTATAGATGTCGTTGTTTGGGTCAGTTAATTTTTCAAGTAGCTTAGTCATGTTTCTATGTTCTCCTGCCAATCCATTTAAAATTTTAACTATACCAGAATCAACAGCTTTATGTTTGGTTATTAAACCTATATCTTCAAATAATTCAATGACAGCTTCTGGGGAGACGGGTTGAGTGCGATACTCTGATATACTTTTTATAGTATATGGATTACTCTCAGTATTACTTTCATCAGTTTTCTTTACATTCTTGTATCTTCCAACAATTTTAGTTGTAGAGTTAAATAATTTACCAACCTTCAATTGTGGAAATTGAGTTTCTAAATCATCAAAGATGTCTTTAATAGAGTCCTTAATTTTATTTAACTCTATCTCATCTACTTTTCCATCAGTTCCTACAGCAATAGGAGATTTAACCCAATCGGCTTCTTCAGGAAGAACTAAAGAATCATTGAAAGTCTTTATTCTCGCATTATATTTTTCTACTTCTTCAACTGTAGCAGCTTGTAATGCAGCAAGACTGTAAAGAAATCTAGCAGCCTCTACAGGTCTAGCAAGTCGTCCAAATTCCCCAACTCCGTAAATTTTTCCACCTTGTCGACCTTCTTCCATATTACTCCATTCACTAAAAAACTCTCTTATAGTAAGACCTCTCATATTTAAAGCTGCTTTACTCACTCCAAATACTACATCTCTTGGAGGTCTTCTTTCTTCTGTATTTTGATAAGATAGAATAGTGGAAATCTTTTCAGAGTGCTTTCCAAGCAATTCCCCAGGACTCTGTCCCCACAAGTCATCAGATACAAATACAACTGGATATCCTTTAGTAACAGATTTTTTTCCTAAACCTCTATCTTGGTCTGCGTCATAATAAATTTGACTAAATTGTAATTCAGGATGTGAATACTTGGTCTTATCTAAGGTGTTACCTCTGTTAAATTTCTTTCTAACTTCCGGTTTCCATTTATATCCAGACCCATATATATTTTGTCCGTAAGATATGTTAGTTTTAATTGCGTCGAAATCAGAAAGCCTATAGTAAACTTGACCCTTAGTATCTATCTTAGAAGATAAAGTCTTTTTATCTTTAAGTATATCAACTAAGCTTTTATACTCTGAATTTTCTATAATTTTATTAAAATCTGAAGTAGAACCTAAAGTAATATCCAAATTTCCTTTATCAGTGGGAAGTTGAAAAACTATCCTTCCAAATAAAGTATCCTGTTTTAAAGGTTCGAAATTTTCTACATTATAAGCATTATCATATCCAGGCTTAAATTTGGTAATTTTAAATAGAAAGTTTCCTTTTAAAACTGCAGTCTTAAAAGCTAATAACTTAGATTTAGAATCTCCATCGAAATATCTTTCAATAAAAGGTCTGAGTATTCTATAATAGTCACTTGCAGGAGCTAACTTAGTGCTTAATAACTGATTTATTTCAGTTTTTTTTCTCATAAATAATGAGCGTATATAAGCAAGTGATTTTAACAAATCAACATCATGTGCTCCATAAAGTGTCATATTCCTTATATCCTCTAACGTCTTTCCGTTGATAAATTCAGAAAATCCTTGTAAATCCTCTGAAATGTCGTTGGTAATAGGAAGTGTTGAAACAGCTCCGTTATCCTCAATATTTAACGCTAAATGATTATAAAAGGAATTCATCTGAAAAGTTACTGCTTTCAATCCAGGATTTCCTTTCTTGTCCCCTTTAATTGCATTTATTTCTTCGTTCTCTATCTTAACCGCAGCTCTCTCATCCGCCTCTTTAGCTTCAATTCGATTAACAGCTTCTTGTTCATCGGCTTTATCTATTATAGGTTCTATTCTGTTAGAAGATTCTGGATTAATCGGAATTTCGGTTACTGTAGGAGCAATGTTATTATCTCCAGTAATTTCTTCTTCAGATTCTGTTTTCTCCTCAGCCTTACCCTTGAGTATCTCTAACATAGTGTTTTTATAGTTAGAGATGTCCTCTTGTTTAAGTTCAGAAGTACTTGTAGTATTAGCTTTATCTGCTTTATTTACTATATTTCTATCTTTTTTAATTACTATGTTTCCGTCAGAAGAACGGCTCATCAAAGTATAGAAATATCGTAAATTACCAGGAAAAGCATTAGGACTGTTGAGGTTTGCCCATTCAACATCTACAATCGTATATTTAAACTCAGAACCTTGAACATCATGAGAATCTTTAACCACAACTTGTCCTGGATAAGCATCCTCTAGTTTTTTAAACACCGTAGTTCTAAACTCAGAAAGTGTATTGTCAGTAATTAGAGCTAATCTTTCTCCTTCTTTTAGACCTTTAGCTAGTTTTCTAAGATAGCTTTCTGTCAATTCTGAAAGATTAGAAAGCTTGTCCCCGTGTATAGTTACAATTCCATCCTCTTCGTTTTCATAGTATTTTAAAACTGTTTTAGATTTCAGTTCTCTCATAAGAGAATCTATACGAAGTGGAGTATTTGTACGAGCAGAAGCTTCTAGCATATCAAGTAGAACACTTAACAATCCTCCTATTTTGCTTAAGTTATCTTTCTTATGAATATTATTTGCTCTAATACTTGCCATTAAAGTTGGGGTATTTAAAAATACTCCACCTAAATCAATATCAACATGAGATTTCTTATTTATAGCCCCTTCTTGTTTGTTGTCTCCAATTGCAAATATAACCATCTTCTTTCCGTCTGGTAAGAACCTATTCAAACTTGCAAGAGCTTGAATTTCCATTCCGGTAAAGTGAGTATATTCATCTATAAATAATACATCTGGAATCGCAGCAACATTCACATCTTCTTTTGTTAAAAAGTCCTGATTAAATATTGAATACTTTCCATTCTTTAAATATTTAGCTCTATCTAAATCGGCAAGATTAGTTTCGGGATTTCTGAGTTCGGCAATAGCGTCTCTCATTTTATTCCATCCGCTTTCAGTTAATAAAGCCTTAAATAATTGGAGTCTGTCATAGCTTTTACTTTCTCCTAAAGTTATAGCAAGTCTTTCTGCAACATCTTCTGCAGAACCTGCTATCATAACCTTGGCTTCAGGATTGTCTACTTTTATCATATTATATGCGGTTAATGCTACTCCAGTAGACTTACCAGTTCCTGCCCCTCCAAGTAAGGTAATTAAGTTTTTAGTAATCGTATTATTCTCTTCCCAAGATTTATCTTGAAAAGGTTTAAAATCATTTACTTTTTCTAAAAACTCATTAAACACATCTGGATTTTTGTATAAAGCAAACATTTCTTGAACACTCAGCATTTGATTAAAGAATGGAGCGTGCAATTTATTATTTAAAATGGCTTGTTTTAAAGTTCCTTGCAAGTATTCCGGCTCAACAGCCATCATAGTTATCAAATACTGAGCTAAATCCAATTCATTCAAATCAGAATAAGTGGAATTACTCTTTATTTTAGTAGATTGAGCATTGTTGAAGTCTACTACTTGTCCACTTGCCAGTTGAGAAATAATTTCTTCTTTCTGGTCAGAAGATAAATTAGCAAATTTATCAAATATTTGTTTGTGAACTTTTAGTAATATTTCGTTAGATATAGAAATTGCAGAAACATCACTTTTTCCACTATTAATAATGTCGTTTGCAGTGGCTATTTCATCTCCTGTAAGAAAATCCTCCGTAATAAAACTTTGCTTGTTTTTATTATCGTCAGTATATGTAATAGTTTTGAACTTAGATAGAGGAGAACTTTCGTCAACGTTTCCACTAAAAATCAGTGCATACATACTATTAATTCTACTCATAGTTTTGTTGCTGTCTGCAGTTTTGCTCAAACTATTCATATCAGATATAGAAACAAGCCAAGAAATTTTCTGTTGCAAATTATCAAGTTCTTTTCTAATTAATACAACTTCTTCAGAGGTTAATGGAATATCTTCTATCATTCCATTATTTCTTTTATATTGATTAGACATATCGACAAAATCTGTACCTTGTACAAGGTAAGGTAATATGGATTCATTAAGGACTGTAATTGCTGCAGAAGCTACTTGTAGTTGGTCTCTTGTAAGACTATTACTAATAACATAATCGCTTAAGTTATTTAATCCAGAATAATTACCTTCTTCATCCCTAATCAACTTAAATACATCTTCTCCAGATATATTCTGAGATAAAGTAGAAAGCATTTCCCACATAGGATTATTAACTATGCTCGATTGAGACAATTTGTCAACTTCTCCAATTAATGCAATTCTATCACTGTCAAATCCGAGATATTCGAGTAATAATTCATTGAATTTTTTATAGTCACTATTCTTTTTTAAACTTTCTTTAGCGTTCAAAGAATCCATTGAAAGATTTCCGTCAGACAATATTCCTCCTACTAAAACATCGGAAGCCTCGCCTTTAAATTCAGTATAGAACATATCTCGGAAGGCTTCTTGTAACTGTTCTTGAGTTAAAGCATAATTTCCATCAGGACTTTCGAATATGTAGTACAATCCGGTGTAATTTGGATTTTCAGTTTTTAATCTATCGAAGTCAATGTCTTGGACATCATCTGGAGACACTTCATCATTAGTTCCTAAATAAGTGGACTCTTGTTGGATTCTACCATACTCGTCTTCAATAGTAAATCCTTTTAAAGATTCCATACTCGCTCTCTCCGAGATATGTCTTATAAAATTCTCAGGATTAAATTTATTATATCCACTTTTTACAGAATCAATTATCGTCTTAATTTCATTGTCGATAAACCCTGATTGCGCTACCAGATTTTTTATGGATTCGAACAATACTTGAAGTTCACCAGTTCTTCTCTGATTAAGAATAGGGTCAACCCCAACTGCCATATTATGGTTCATGGAATTAACTATCTTAGTCAATTGATGTTTATAAGCATGACCCATTTTATTAGTGCTATCTCCAGTTTTCCATATTTCTCTGGTTAAATATGCGTCTACAATTTCACTTTTTTCGGTAGGGCTAAGAGCATACTCTCTAGGATTAAGATTATTATCTGTAATAATTTGGTCGTCTGTTCTTCCAGCTCTAACTTCGTCCTTGAACGTTACAATTTCATCTTCGGACAATTTACTAATTCCTTGCGAGGCATTTAATTGTTCTACTACATTATAGAATTGTTTTTTCATCGTAGAGACTTTAGAATCTCTATATCTCAATATAGCGGGAGAAACTTCAGATTTCATATTTCTCCACATTTCAAATCCCAAGTTAAATTTGTCCGCTTCTCCTAGCTTGATATATCCCTCGTAAGCTTTTTCAATATCCCTTTTTTGTTCTTCTGTGGCAGTGGAATAATTGATGCCTTTAGCATATTTTGCATATGAATAAATATCAGGAGCAACAAATGGATTACTTAAGCTTCTACTTAATCTAAAGGCTATTTTTTCTACATATTCTCCATTCTTTTTTCCAGATATAATATCATCGAGCTTTTGTTTAAATTCTTCTTGTTTTCTCTTAGCTGTTCCAGTATCTCCATTTTCTCCTACAGAACGTAACTCTACAGTAGCATCAATGTATCCTTTTAATTGTTCTCTGAAATCCCATAAAATATCCTCTCCGGCTCCAGTTTGAGCAAGTTTAGCAAGTCTAGAGTCTTTCATTAGCGCGTTATCGATTATTTCTGAATCCTTCATATTATAGCCTTCAGCATTAATGATAGAATCTATAGAATTCAAATAACTAATCAGATAATTACCTATTACATTGTTTTGACTTTCCTCCCTGGTTTTAGCCACATCGTAATATACTTGCCCATCATTAGTTTTATTAGTTATTAAATTCATAGATAAAGTAGTAGAACCAAGTTCTCCTTTATCCATTGCTTTTTTTATATATTCAATGGATTTTTTTACTCCATTATTTCTAATGGTAGTTGCTATATCCATTGCTAAAGATTCTGGTATTTTCTTCTGAACTTCTTGAATTCCATCTCTAAGATTTTCCATCTTAGTTATTGCAGGAAAAATAGCTCCACCTACAGCTCCACCTAAAGCAGACATGAAATATCTTTCTAGAGGACTACTAGCCATGAAGCTATAATGTCCTTTTTTAGGAGTCCATCCAAGTTGATTAAAAGCCCAATCGAGCTTATTGCTAGCCTCAAATATAGCATCCTGTAATGCTTCTTCAGAGACCTCTTCTACTGATTCTTTTAGGGAGTTAGCAATCCACCCCTCGGGGTCTGAAACTACATGTTTTTCATAGAAGTCTTTGAATTTAGTTCCTAAACTCTTTATCCATTTCAGTTTTCCTGCATTAGACGCTGCTCCAGCGCCCTTTTCAACTAAATCTAGCTGAGGTTTTAATTCGTTAATAAATCCTTTTACAATTCTTTTATTAGCTTGTTTTAACTCGTCTAATCCAAGACCACTTAATGCAACTTCTCCGAGAGAGGTATTAAATAGTTTGTTAAATCCATAAAGAGCAGCTCCCATTCCAATTGCTGTAGTAGCATCACTAAAACCATTCTCTTTAAATGTATCATACATGTCTTTTGTTTGAGTCATAGCCATGTAGAATTGAGAGCTGTTTTTAGCAAATTTACTAACGGCAAATTGAGAATCAGTTAATATATTTAGCAAATCATTATCCACTAAATTTTTATAATCAGGAGCAACATCACCATCAGCAATTGCCTGTCTCAATGTTTTTCCATATTTCCTCACATAATCAGATTCGTGAGAATCTACAAATGCTTTAGCTTTTCGCGCAGCTCCTCCATCCCATCCAATCCATTGGGGAATTTTAGCAATAGAACGTTGCTGATATAATTGCCCTACTACATCACTAATTAACGTAGCAAATTGTTCGTAATTAAACATTCCTTGACTACCCTCATCGCTTGTAGAAGAATCAAATTTTCTCACAAACGCATCTGTCTTATTAAGTAATTTCCATACTCCGGGTCTATCCTCCGCATCACTGTCGGAGACTGTGTCTATTAAAGTTTTTCCAAATACAGAAAGAGCTTGTCCAAAGTACATAGCCCCAGTAGCAATTCCATAAGCTTGTCCGACGTATGGAACTAGCATAGGAGCAACTGTTGCCGCAAGTTTTAAAGTAGTTCCAAGAGCACTTTTTTCAACTCCATCCGAAGCTAAAAAATTGTATTTTTCCCACTTAGAACCGGTAGAAGTAAGAGTATCTGTCCAATGCAAAAAATTTTTACCTGCAGCGTCTCTATCTCCTAAGGTTTCATAGTAGGGCATCCCATTAGCATTAAGTTTATAATCTCCTTTGTAGTGTTTAATTTTTCTTCCTTCTGCATCTTCGTGAAATCCATCTTCTTCCCATCTGGCTTCTACTAATGGGTCAATGAACATAAAGTCGAAGAATCCACTTTTATCATCGTCATCTGGAGTCCAATCTAATTCTTTTCCAGATTTAGTATCAAATACTCTTTGCGTTTGCGCAGCTTGTCTCATGGATAAAGTTCCAATCCCTTCTCCAAACAATCCATTTAATCCTTGAGACTTTAACGTAGGATTAGATACTTTTTGTACAACAAACAATGGAGTACGAGTTGCTGATTCGCTATCAAAAAAAATATCTAAAGGGCTTGTAACTAACTTGTGAAGAAATTTGTCCTCTAAATCGTCTTGCACAAATGTATTATAAGTTCGATTAGCACTATCGTAGAATTGGTCAAACGCTTTTTTATCAAAGTTACCTTCAGAATCTTTAAACTGTTCTTGAACAGCAGGGATATCTAAATAAGAATCCCTACTTCCCAAGGTAGTATTAGAAGCATCAAGACCTGCTGCCTTAAAATTTGCAAAATCTTTATCTGGGTTGTAAAGTATTGTTGCTAACCAATCGTTTTGTTGTTCATTATTCATTGTTACTTATTAAAATTTGTAGGTCCCATAGGTTTGAAATTACTTTGTATCTGACCTCGTTGTTGAACTCGTCTTGCATCAAACATAGGTTTAGGAAGATTTATATTTCCAGTTCTTGTTGCAACACTGATTCTATCTCCCGCAAGAGGCATTAATATTGTTCCTCTAAACATATCTGAAGTATTTCCTAACCATTCCCATTCATACCATGAATCTATTTTGTTGTGTCCTTTCTTTCCGGCATTCTTCTCTGGACTATTAAGAACCTCCATCATATGTTTTTTCCAACTAGCTTCTTCATCTCCTCTAAGTTTATCGACAGCTTTATTTTGGTCAGTGACTATACCACCAATAGTTGCAGTAGTATCAGGAGCGACTCCTGTCATTGCTAAGAACGGACGAAGAAGTCCTTGTTCTCCTGCAGTTCTTGGGTCATTCATAACATTCCAGTATTGTTCTATACCCTCTGCTTTATATGCTTGACGTCTTTCTAAATCAGAAACATTTCCTTTTCTCGAAAGACTATCTTCTACCCTTTTAATAGTATCTAATAAAGCATAGTTAGGAGCAATTCCTCCGTTGGAAGTTTCTGTATATGGAAGCCATACTTGAGCAACACCTTCTGCAGGGTCTACTATCACACTGCTCGCCGAAGTAGGGTCTACTTTATCTGAACCAAAATATATCGAGTTTTGTAAAATTAAAGAATCAAAACCAGATTTTTGTAATAGAGAAGCTAATGTGTCTGAACCTATACTTTTTCCGGTTTCCACATCTTGTGGAGCTGTCCACCAATTAGATTGAGGAGCAACTAGCTGATAATTAGAATGAGGATTTAATATAAAATCTTTTTGTTGAGTCGCAATTCCACTAGCAATAGCATCAAGTTGTTTTAGTTCTCCTCTACCTCCACTGCCATCGTCCCCAGTTCCATTTGCATCCTTTGTGAGTTTATCTTCAAAATTGAGTTTAAAATCAACTGTATTATCTAATTGACTAGTAACCATTGTAGTAATTAAGTCTAAAGCTCCCCTTCTAGGATTATCTTTGTTTCCTGACTTAAGCTCAAGTAGCGTCATTGCATTAGTATCTAATGTACTTGCTATATACTTGACTGCATCAGCAGCTTGTTGCATTTGACTTTTACTAAGAAGTCCAGTTTTGTAAATTCCATCCAATCCAAGTCCCGACAAATCAGCACCTTCATTTACTAACTGTTGCAAATGCTCTAAACCCTGGAGAATCTTATCTCCTTTCTTATGAGCATAGCCCTCTTTAGAAACGGTTGTACTTCCTATTTTAGTAATAGTATCTTGAATAGCTTTATTTATAGCAGACATTCCGATTCCATTTTTTACTACATTGAAAACTTCATTTTTTCCTGCCATTTGGTCATTATGAGCACGTAAATAAAGCAAGTCGGAATTTTTTAAAGCAAAATATTTATCCTGATTGTTTAAATATTCATCTGGAGAAATTTGTTTCATATTTCCCTCTTCGTCTTGAACTACAACTTTACCTGTATTAGAAATAGCAATTTCGTTTAATCCTCCATTTTCTTGAACAGTTTCAAAAGCCGAATCATATTCTTTTCTGCTAAAAGCAGCGTTTTTTACTTGCTTTAATGCTTGTAAATATCTAGAACTTATATTAGATGCATTAATTCTGCCATTAGAGAATAGATTATCCCCTCTATATATCCAGCTTAATCCATTAATAATTTTATTAGTGTCGCTTGGTAAAGCATCAATATCTCCTACCATTTTTAATACATCCTTATCAGTAATTCCTTCACTGGAAGATTTTGTAAGTTCAGAACTAGTTACTGATGCAGTATCTGTTTGAACAGGAGAAGTCATTCCGAGAGGAACATAATAAGTAAATGGGGGCATCCCGCCCCCACTTTGCATCTTAACCACCGGTTTTAGGTTCATAAGTCATTGATTTAATTATAAGTTGTTTAGATACAGACGATAAATTATTTATCATTTTTACGTTGGTATCTATAGACTTTTCTATCGTTCTTTGAAAAAGTTTTGCATTTTGTCTCTCTGCAGCAGAAATATCCTTTTGTTTCTGCAAATTTGAACGTTCTGCATAAGTTAATGCTCCACCTTTTTTATTATATCGTGCTTGCCACTTTACTGATGGAAGTTTCCATCCGTAAATATCGGCATAAGCTCTATTAGTTTGAGCCTGAACATCTCTGCTTGTAGAATCGACAAGTCTTTGATATTGTTGATAGAGTGGCGATTTAGTATAATCCTCTCCTTTATCCTCCATTGCTTGTAATTGACGTCTCAAAGGTTCAAGTTTAGCATTAGCTGCATCTTGGATACCTTGCTGAGCAACTCCTAGTTGAAATTGGTTTTGTCTATCCCTATTCATAGTAGCTTTATACTCTTTCTCTTTCATAAAGTTTTCTAAAGATGTCCAATTTGCAGACATTCTGGCTGCATTAATATCATGCTTAGCTTTATCAATACCTAGTGCTGAAGCTCGGTTTCTATTGGAAACCTCACTTCTACGTGCAACAGCATCTCTTGTATTTTGCCAAGCAGCTTCACTAGTTTCTCTAATACGTTGATTATCAATCAAATCTCCTTCCATTCTAAGTCTTGCTGCTCTATCGCCAGCCTCTAATTGTCCCGCGAGTTGAAGAGAAGCATCTGATGTTCTAGGTCTTGCAGCTAATGACTCGAGCCCTGCAGCTTGACCATAATATGCTTGTTTAGTTGCTAAATCCCCAACTACCTGTCTAGGAACCTCCCAAGTATCAATATATAGAGGCTTTAACCCTTTCATAGTTTCTTTAGCAACTCGATTATTATTCCATATATTTCCTGCTAAACGTCCAATTCCCATAAATGTAGCCGGATTTAATTTAGAAAATATATTTCCCCAACTAAATCCACCATTAGGTTCTTTACCTATTGTGTTAGAAGCGACACGAGTTTTGATGTCCTGAGGAGTAGCTGCAACATCTGGTACAGAATCGTCTATTAGTTCTGGAGAGGAATCAGTTACAGGATTTAACATATAGTATCCAGTATCTTTATCTAAATCCATATTGTATCCAGCATTTCTCCATGTATTTTGAACTTGCTGAAGTTGTTCTGGAGTATAGTCCCCTTCCCTTCCCAATAAACGTCTATCGTCTGTAATACTACTATAATATCCATCTGCTACATAATTTTTATTAGGATTGTCTCCGGTATAAGCAGTTTTTGATATTCCGTATCTTCCGGAATTAAAGGCATTACCAATTCCTTTACTATTCACGTATCCAAAACTGTTATTAATGTCTGTTTGGTATTGTCTTACATTGTCTCCCTTATAAGAATCTCCTTTCACTCCCCAATCTCTATACAATCCTGAGTGACGTCTTTGCATTTCATTAATGTCTTGATAAGTGATTTTTCCTGACTTTAATGAATCAAGTAATCCCTGAGAATAAGGAGTATATATATCATTATACCAATTTCCTTTTAATTGTTTAACTCCTGTAATTAGACCGCGCTGTCCTTTAGGAATTTTTCCCCCTTTTTTATATGCCCCAGGATTATACCAAGGTTCCATATAATTAGCACCTATATTATTTAGGTATTGATTGCGCTTCAAATGAGCCTGATACATATTTTGACCTCTTTGTGTAAAAGAGTTGTTTCTAAATATCATAGGTATAGAAGAACTTGGAGTTTTGGGATTTAAATATTTAGGTAGCTGAATATGATTTGGCTTATTTTTAATTATATAAGTGGGAGCTAACTGAATAGAATTTTTACGTTCCATAAGAGCTTCATATTCTGGAGAATAACGCCTGAAGATGAGTTTGTCCGCACCCTTTGCTTTATATGGAGTAAGCCCTAAAGCTTTTCTAATAAATCCTTGTTTGGAATATATTTGTCCAGGAACTTCTTTGGCAGGAATATTTCTTTCTCCCCATAATCCATATTTCTTTCTTCCTTCTACAACTGTTAAAACATCATCATTTAATTTATCAACCCCTTCTTTAGATAATCCTCTTTCGGAAACAAGTTTTTGTTTTGCAGCTTTAATTGCTGCAGACTTGATTTCTTCAGTTGATTTTCCGACTACTTGAGAGTTTTTAAGAGTTACATTTAATGGAGTAGATTCTCCTTTTACCAATACTTGAACAGTTTTTTCTTGTGAGGGAAGTCGTCTTTCTCCCCTTATCCATTTTGCAGCTTTTGAGTTTCCTGCTTTAGCGTAATTTCTAGCGCCTAACAAAGTGCTTGCAATTAAAGATAGATTTTTAAAGTCATTAGTATTTAAATCCTTTACATTGAGATTTCCTACTTTAGCTAAAGTATTGGATATAGAAGCCCTCTGCTCTTCATCAAAAGCCCCAGATACAGCTAATACAGTGCTTATTGCTGGAACCAATTTAGAAATAGTCTTTAAAGCTTTCCCTGCCTTTACAGTCTTTAATCCAGGGATAAGAGATACAGCATCTAATCCTAAGTTAACTCCTAGATTTCCCACATCTCCCCAATCAAGTCCATCTGATACATCAGCTCCGAACGTAGCTAATGAAGAACCTGCTCCGGCTACTGCAGAAGCAACATGAGCTCCAGGAACAAATCCTAATCCAGCACTTAATAAATCCGTAATAGCTGCCCCAAGTTTTACTTTATCTGAAGTTTTAATAACTCCACCAGCATCAATTAAAGCTTGTTCATCAGCAGATAATGTTCCATTCAGTACATTTCCAATAGACACATTCCCATTAGCTTTCTCATAACTTCTTGCTGCATGTTCATTTATTTCAGAGTCTTTTTTAGCTTGATTTTCATCCTTTACAACAGGAACGTTAGTATCGACTATTCTATCAACAGTTCCTCCCCATTGGTTTTTTACTACTCCTCCATTTCTAAATAATGGTTTTACAGGTCTAGGGCGTAAAAAACTTGGAACATTGTTTGCATAACCTTGAGTTTTTTCTTTTTCTTTTTTATCAGATACTTTATCAAAGGTGTAATCTACAATGCGTCCATTTTGGTCTCTAATGATTCGTAATGGATTATTATTTGAATTTGGGACTAATATTGCATTTATTGCTCCTGGTTGAATATATCGAGTTAAGGGCTTTCCGTCTACGGTATAACTGTCAAGCAAACCTTGGTCTTTGGCTTTATATAAGTCTTCTAACCAAACTCTTACTTTGCTGTTTTTAAGAAGTTCAGGATAAGAAGAAATTCTTTTTAAAAGCCCAGTGATATTTTCTTGTGAATAAGGATTATTGGATAAAGAATATTGACTTATTCTGCCCCATCCTACTTTTTCATTGCTTCCTTCAGCAATCGGACTTCCGGCAGCTCTAGCTTTTCCAATCATTCTTGTAGTTCCATTGTTATTGATAAAATATTGGTCATTGTTTTTATCATAATCAACTACAACTGGAACTAGTTTTCCGTTTATGTTTTGATAAAATTGAGTCTTATAACTAGAAGCATCACCTGCTTTAGGTTTAGTGTAAGCTCTAATTAATTCGCCGGGCTTTAATCCCTCAAAGAAAGAACTTGCATCCAGCATATGTGTAAACCCGTGAGAACTTCTAAGAGAATCATATAAAGGGTCAGTCCAAATAGTATTTAAATCTTCTTGATTTAAAAGTCTATCATAAGAATCCTTTATATCCTTGCCCCATTTTGAATATTCACTAGGGTCATATAATTGTCCATCTACGGAATACCAGCCTTCAAATTGGTCTAATAGTGGATTAAATGCCTTAGAAATAATCCCATTAGGAATTCTATTACCTTCAGGAGTTAAATAAAATGTATTTCCTTTATCGTCCATTCTGGCAAGTAATCCAGAGTCGGTGATTTTCTTATTATATTTTGCAGAGTCAGTGTTTTGCTTTCCTTCTAAGTTATCTGAAGGAGTTTGAGAAACGTCTGTATCAACTTCTCCAAACCAATCCTTATAGTCGTCCATATTAACTCCTAACGCTGCTAACTTTTCCCAATCAGCATTGTTATAATCAGTATTATTTAACTCTGCTTTGGCTGCATTGATTCTAGCTATTAAATCATCTCTATTTTGGAATGCAGTACCTTCTAGGTTTACAGTTTGGTCGTTCAGTAAACTGTCTGCATATTCATTAAACACGGATACATAATCTTTCCATCTGTTTGTAATTCCTCTCTTTCCAGTAGTTTCGTCGACAGGGTCTTTTCCATACCAGACAGCCTTGTTATAGGAATTTCCTCCAAAAATTTTATCAGATAATCTTTTTCTAAAGCCTGTTCCGAAATCTAATTTGGGATTAGGCTTTTCAGTATTTGTGGTAGGTTTTATATAATCAGGAATAACATCTACTATTTGGTCTAAGTAATGAGCTACAGCTCCATTAGCGTCAAACCCTCGACCAGTAGTATTAGAAAGAACTCCAGAAGAATCTACCCAATTTCTTGTAAGGTCTCTAGAAGAAATATTTCCAGCATCAATTGCTTTTATATAATTTCCATAAGACTCCCTAAAAGCATCCTTCTTTTTTCTGCTCCATCCAGTACTTTCCAAATAAGATTCTAAATTGGAACTAGCATTACGAATTAAATCGTCAGTTACTATGTCTCTATTGTCTACTTTGAAAAGTCTAACCTCAGGAGTTTCTTTCTCAACAATATTATTACCTTGATTGACACCGCCACCTCCTTGGAATTTTCTTATCGCTTGTGCCATATATTATTTAGGTTATAACAAAAAAGGAGCATACATTAAATCTGTACACTCCTTTTAAACTTTCACTTTCTAATTCTACCTACTAATTTCCCACCTTTTCTATAGACGGGTTCACCTTGAGGAGCTTCTGGACCAGCTTGTCCTTGCGTAAATTGTTGAATTAATTGCATAAAAGCTTCACAAACTGATAAAGCAGTATTGCAATCTCCACTTTGGAGAGCCTCTGCAGCCATTTGAGCTAATTGCATTAACATTTGGTCTGCTCCACCTTCTACAGGAGCCCCTTCTTGAGGTTCAGCAGGCATCGGTTGGTCAGCAGGTGCAGGAGCTGGACCTCCCTCTTGAAATTTTTTAACTTTTGGTTTTACTTCCATAATTTCAGTGTTTTTATATTAAACGTTTAAATACTCGACAAAGTTAATAATATTTACAGACATATCAAAGTAAACAAATATTTATTTGATAATCTGCATTTGTTCTTAGTAGAGTATATCAATCTTCTTTGCTCTTAGGCGCATCTACATATTCAGGAGTATTTGTATCTTGTGTATGAAGATATTTAAAGACTTTTTTTCCTAAAGCCTTATAATCTTTATCGGCTCCGGAAGAATATGCTCGTTTAGCCATCTTAATCAAAGTTCTTGTATTTTTTCTACTAAAAATACGTTCTCCACCCTCTAATTCCATTTGAGTAGAACCATCAGGAGCAAGTACTTTCATTGTAGGTATATTTAAATCATCATCGTCAATTTCATCCAATTCATCCCCAGGTTGAATTCCAGAATTTTGATTGACTTCCAACACATACATTACATCGTTTTCCTCAAGTAATGTTTCGTCGTTAGGTATACCTTGCTTAACAGAAATAACTTCTTCATCTTCATCTATAAAAACTATATCAAGGGGTATATCAGTGTCTTTCATCCAAAAAGCAACAGTATCAGGTTCTTCATATATAAATAACATTCCTTCGTCTGAAGCTAAAGATGTCTTACCTTGAAGTCCCTTCATCTTTTCCTCCTCTGTTCTGGCAATTTCTACATTATAAACTTTGTCTCCAATTTCTATTTTCATATAGTAACCTCTCTCATTAATCCAGTATTATCCTGAGTATTTTCCATTATTTCTCTCGCAAGAATTTTTCCTGCTTCAATAGCAGCTTCATCAGTTCCCTTTTTAGCTAAAGCTTCTAACTTTTCAGTTACCTCTTTATTAAAAATAATTTCATTTCTCTCTATTTCCGCATGTTGAATAACTCCTCCATCTTCTTCTGTAACAACTGGTATACCCTTAGAAGTAATTCCGTCTACATCCATATGATTTTTATGAGCATGTAAAGCTCCGTCTGGAATTACATTCATCTTTCCTCCTTTTTGAAATTTAGATACTGTTAATCTAGCCTTTTGAATTTCTTCTAACGTAGGCAATTTTACTCCAACTTTTCCCACTCTCATTCCTCTAGATTGGTATCCTCCAGCCATTGCTAAAGCATTTCTTCTATTTAACATATCTATTGAACCAGCTTGAGATTGAAAAGCATCTTGGGCTTCTTCATTAATGCCTGCCACTAAATTTTGTTGACGTTTAGCCTCTGCAATTTGAGCATTCGCTTTTTTTCTACCTTTATTGCTGAAAAGGCCATACTTTTTTCCAGACTTTGTAAGTGCATTATCTACCTTATCCAAAGAACCTCCATAAGCAGAACCTTGCTGTTCCCATGTCTCATTGTCTTTGTATATAGTATCAGCTTTTTTAGCTCCGATGGAATTTATTAATCCTACAGGAGTTAATTTTAAAAATTTACTATCTAATATTTTATCAGCAGTAGTCATTTGGTCAGTACCAACTCCTAATGCAGTTAGTCCATCAGACAACAATCCTCCAACTTTCATCGCTCCACCAATAACAGTACCAACTCCGGGAATCATTCCAACTCCGTTTGCTACAGCATCATATCCAGCATTTAGCCCTGTAGTTAATCCTGATTGTTCTTTTTTAGGAATAAAACTACTTAATATATCGGCAGCCTGCCCAGCAATATTCATTGTGTTTCCTATATTAGCTTTACTGAATATACCCTTGGTAACAGACTTCCCTCCGGACGGCTTTAGTGTTCCTATTGCTGGAGGTTGAGGCATTATAGTGGAGGTTCCGTTTTGTGTTAATCCAGCCGCAGAGAAGAGGGTATTAAACCCTCCATTCTGCCACTTTTTAACTCTTCTTTGTTTCTTAAGCATAACTTATAGTATATAATGTTTTTAGTGCTGTAATAATAGCTAAATCTTTACCAGAATACCTAACTCTTATCTTTATGTACTTATCCCTAGGTCTGACTTCCTTACGATTAGTCCATTTAGATGTTTGTTTATTCCAGTCTATTTCGTCTTGAGTACCTTCCATTTCAGAACCTTCAAGCAATGAAACATCGACAGCATCATACATTGGAACTTCATAATTCTTATAATCCTTAGGTAAATCCTCTTCAGTTATTTCATCTTTAGTAATATCTTCTGGAAAATGATTTAAAACTAAAGGAGGAAGCCCAGGAGAACTTTCATCTGAAGTAGGCCAGGCATCTTCATTCTTTTGAATAAAAATGATAGGAGCAATTTGAACATCCCATTTATCTTCTTGATAATTCATATTACCTCTCATTCTTCCTACTTCTTTAATATCTAGAGCTTCCGAATGGGTCCATAATTTGTATTCGTTTAACAGTTCTTCCCTTACCACTTCTGTTCCAGAAAGTCCAGTATATGTAGCCCCTTCAATAGCATCTTTCTTGTGATAAAAATCCTCCACTTCATTAAAAGTATCTACCCTAGTGTAATAAGAAGGAAGTAGTGTAGATTTTGCATAAACATCGGTATTCCCTATCTTAGGATGAGATAATTGTCCTTGTATATCTGTATAGTTAGAATCATATAATATGTCAGAACCAAGGTTTTGATACAATTCTTTGGTTGCCTCTTGTCTATAATACATATTTAATTTATCATCATGAAAATCGTAAGCTTCGCCTACAATTTCATAATGAAATGACTCTGGAACTGCCTTGTTAGATATAAGTTGTAAATTATTAAATATCTTATGAACTGATGGATTATCTACAACCACAAACTCAAATTCAAATGGATGCTGCTTACCATACCAATAGGTAGGTTTAATTTTATCTTTTATGTCTATGATTCCAGATTGACCATGTTTCCAGAAATCTGTGGTTAAATTTAACCCATCATTAACTCCGTTTTCAACTATGGTTCTAGATGTAACCGCTATACTTGATTGATATAATCCCAAATTATAAGTAATATATTCTGTCCACCCACTTAAATATTCTTGTATATCCGTTGGAATAGTTCCAGATTTATATTTAGCTGTTATATTACATTGAATGTTTAGTTGTAACACTGGATATTTCCAATTGTCTATAATAGCTTTTCCAGAATCAAATTCACCTTTATAAACAAGCTTACTTTCAGTTACTATTCCATCGGGACCTTTAGTATTAATTATGTCGAAATTTCTATAATGGTTGAAATTATCCCTCACTAGGGTAAACTCCTTATTAATAATGACTCCGGTTTTATCATTATTAGGAAGTGCTCTATTCACTATATCTAATGTGGTCGCTTTATATTCACCATAATCTTCCCATTCTTCGAGAACCGCGCTTTTCAATACAATTCCGTCTGCAGAAGTTGACACACTAGAAGTTGTGCCTAATTTACTAATCCATTTAGAAGTATTTCTATCAAAACTAAAGTATATATTATCAATATTTTCAGAATAGGAGGGAATCCACGAAAAGAAAGTTACCCATTTTTGTAAAACCTCATTGTAACAAATATTCCAGACCTTTTCTTCAAAGCCGTGAAGATTATCATAAAAAGTAAACATAATGTCTTGTTTAAATGCATTATAGTGACTTTTTACATTTCTAATTCCAATAATAGGTGTCAATTCTCTTTCTGATAAGGAAATATTCCTATTTAGGAATTGTTGTATTCTAAAATCAGAAATGATTTCAAATTGAGTTCCATTAGTTCTCCAAATCTTCTTTCCTACTGTATCCACTCCATAGACGTAATATGGGGTCTTGATGACACTTTCGGGCCACTGAGTACCATATGTATCTGACAGCATCTTCGGGTTCTCTGGAAGCACATTAGAAGTATTTATATAAACATTTCCGCCCGAACCTTCTCCAGCAACGGCTCTCTCATTAACTGGAATTAGAGCTACTCCATGCTCAAAGATACAAAGTATATTACCAAACAATTCGACCATCTTCATAATACCCCCGTAGATTCGAGGATAATCTCTGTAGTGAGTTAATTGGAATACTCTAAATCCATTTTTGAATGCATCCCCTACGGATACATCAGAGTAAATGATTCTAGTATCATACTTATTCTTTATGTAAGGCACATCAGGTAAAGTAAATGCTTGTTTTTCGCTTACGGTTGCACTGTATCCCTCATTGATTACTTCAGCTGAGGGGATTTTATAGTTACCTTCAACACTAGTGTCCTGAAGAGGGTAAAATCCTCGCTTCAAACCAGTAAGTCCTTCTTCTTCTGGATAACTTGTATCCAGAGACCTGATAGATAAATTGTAGGAGGTCCTCACTTTAAAAGTTATCCAACTTCCAAGTTTAATTGCATTAACATCTCCTCGATTTATCTTTTGATAACTTTCTGTATTCTCAGGGTCATAGTTATCTTTCCAAGTATTCTCATCCACGATTTCATCGTTTATAGGAGCATCAGGGTCTTGAAAATTTCTATTTAGCCTATGTGTATAATTACATATATAGCAGTCACCTCTATAAAATATATTAGTGAATCCTTCATTTTCTCCATCTGAGGTTCTTAATGAGGTATACGAAGTATTTATTTCATCAATACCTATTCTCTCTCCTATCGCATAATAGGGGGAGTTATCTTGATAACGTATTTCAAATTGTCCATTTAAATTGTATGGAGAATATCCGGGAATATAGATATTAATAATACTGCATTCATCGACATCTCCTACAATTCCTAAGTAAGAAGAAAATACTCCTCTAACTAAATTATTAGCATCTTTACTTTTATTTTCTCTATCTAAGTATCTAAATCTAAATCCTTCTTCTGCTTCTCCAGCTCTAGCTCTAAAGATTATGTCTTCGGCCTGCACTATAGGAGTATTATCGGGAACACTTATTATTTTTACAGAATTAAAATTAGACTCCACATTTCCTGTATAACTACTTATGTAGTAATGTCGGTCATTGTATGGGGTTCTGTCCAGATAGTTATGTCCAGGTTGCCATTCAGATTTTTTTACTGGATAAGAAGTTCCAGTGAATAATTGGTTGAAATATGGCTGTCTTAAACTATACTCTGGACAGATTGCTACATATGCAGCATTATCTCTAGAGTCTTGATTTATTGAGTAAAGTCTTGATGTATAATCCTGAGTAAGAGCTTTTTCATCATTTAAAAATCTCTCTACAACGTAATTGTTTCCGTTATATTTTAACACCGGAAGTTGCGATTCCTCATCTCTAGGAAGAACATAAGCCTGAGCCAAGATTGTAGGAATTCTTTTTTGCCTAACGAAAAATAGCCCACTAACTAATCCAGTTAGATATTCTACAACCTCTTTTGGAATAAATACTCCTAAACTATACAAGTTACTGTTCGAAGGTCTTTTTGTATTATTTAATCTGATGACTCCCTTAGAATTTTCATACCCTTTAGAAGAACTAATTTCAAATGTTTCTTCATCCACTGGAATATACTGCCTATCCCCATCATCGTTTAAAATTGGAATATGTAAAGATGTATATCCATCACTTCCAAATAAGGAATCTATAGTAGGAATTCCATTCTTCCCCCTTATATTATATACCGGAGATAATGAGCCGCCTTTCATTACAAAAACAATCCCAATTCTGTATATTTCTTCGTTCCAATACCCAACGTGATAATATATATTATTTGTATTATAATATTCATATCTGTTATCCGAGGCGCTGTTATCCGAGTAATCATAGTTGATATCTCCAATAACTGAACTGGAATCTTCTATGTTTAAATAAGGTAACATTCGAAGAGCAATATCAGATAAATCTTGGTACATCAAATCAGGTTTGTTAACATTACCTAAGAATAGCATATTTTGACAAACTGTCTGGGTTTTTGCTTTGTCAGCTACAAAATATGCTATATTTATGTCAGATAAAGGAATGTCAGATGTGTTTTCGTCTCCTGTAATTGTTATATTACAGTATCCATTTCGTACTATGTACTTTTTGTTTACTTTGTGAGCAGATACTACTCTAGCACTATTAACATCTGAAGTGGTTCTTGTATAATATACTTTTATATAATCATAGCTTTCATCTATATTATCTATTATTAGACAAATTGATTTACTACTATTTTCGTCTTTGAATCCTCCATCAATGGAAAATGGGTCCGATTCGTTCCCTTTGTAGCATGAAATTATACCTGATTCTCCAACAAAATCAGTTTCATTATCATCAGCATCTGCATATTTTATATAAACAACATAGTTTCCAACCTTTAAATTTCCACTAGGAAGAACTCCATTAAAATCTATTGAAGGAATCGTATTTATCCTTTTATACAGAGATGTATCTAAATCAAATTGTTCGTCGTCATAAAGATTAGTGTCGTTGTTTCCTATCCTATCAACAATCTCATATGTATTATTTTGTAATATAGAAAATCTGGAATTAATTAATCTGGGAATATTTTTATTATCATTAAAAATCAAATTTACAGAGCCATCATAAGATGGCTGAGCATCTATTACTAACGGATTGTTTAAGTTGAAATTTAGTTTTTCAGTATCCAGGTCAATTATAGAACCTCCCTCAATAAGTTTAGGGTCTTTAGGATTAAACTGTATCTTATTCCCCTCATTATCTTTCATAGATTCTCCGGGATGTAATCCGTTACTGTCAGTATCTCTAGTAAGTCTGTAGTTCCTTAGTGGATTATATTCATACACTATTTTACCTTCTGGTCTAATCTGACTCAGAAAGTAAGATACAGTTAAAGCATCAAAAGATAAAGACTCATATTCAAATGTAGTACCCTTATAAAGATTTAAATTAGTCATTATAATGAAATTGAAGTAGCTCCACTAGGAATTTTGTATTGAATGTCTATTATTGGAAGTCCTCCCCATTTTACATATGTAGCAGAATTTCCGGATTTTACTTCTTCTTGATAAACATTCTTACTTATTGTTCCAGTAGTTCCTTTAGCTAATAAAGTTGTTTTTCCATTTAATTTATCGACCTTTAGATTAGAGACATATTTGGAAATTTCGGATACATTGGAAGCATTCCGGGCAGAGTCCCCTGTAACATAATACATCACTGAAGCAGATAAAGGTTGGCCGTTTGCATCTCTGTCAAGTATTTGTGAGTCCGTAACAATAGCTGAACTGTATCCAGAAGTAATCATCGAATTATTAGATATATATTCTGATTGCATTCCAGTAGCTTTAACTTCCTCTGTAATTACATGGTCAATGGAACCTCCTTCTAGTGTAAATGTAGCAAGTGCGATTAGTCTAGACTTGGCGCTATTCTTTAATTCTGGGTCTTGAAACAACTCATCTGAATCTATAATCTTTGTTACACTAGTTTCCATTAAAGAATTAAATGGGGTATTATTTACTGTTAATAATTCATTTCCTCCAGATTTCCCTACCTTTACTACACAAGAAATCATCGCGGTATAATCGTCATTGTATGTATAATTCTCAGGGCTCATAATATACATTTGAACAACACTGCCAGATTCTGAATATATGTATATATCTTTATATGTATTCACAATAGCTTGAGGTAATTCAGTTCCTTTGCTCGAATTATAACTTAAAAAATTCTTTGCTAACACATATTTACTCCCGGTATTCCATAACAACATTTGATATCTCGTATAATGTTTGCTGGAAGAGCCTATAAAAAGGTCGCATCGATTATAGTAATTATTATCAAATCCGTTATTTCCAGAATTCATAGTAGCTCCTTGCAAAATGACAATAGGGACTTTTCCAATTGTATCTGATATAAGAGAACTGTATTCATCCCAAACGTCCTTTACAAAAAAAGTTTTTGCCCTGTCTCCATGCTGATTTTTCTCCGATAAGAGTTCGGTTCTATCTGAAGAAATGGGATTCATATCTTGATTAATCCCAGGTTTAGATAAATTCCATAAGCGTATCCAGTGCTCATCTCCGTGTGCTGAACGTTCCTGTGCAGCAGTAGCTATAGCAAAAAACCTTCTTGCAAACGAACTAGTTCCTCCTGCTTCTGGGCTAAACCCAAACACACTAGTAAATCTTTCCTCTGAAGAATCAACGAAAGGAAGGAAAGGATGTGCAATAGGAATGTCCCTCAATATAGAATTTCCAGTGATTTGAGAAAGTAAACTCGCCGTTATAGATAAACTCTTGGAATTTTTAGAATGAGTTACATAAAATTGATGTTTATTATATTGAGTGTTAGAGTCAATACTTTGTTCAGAATATCTATTAACAATATTTTTAGGGTCGTCAATATCAGCATTGGGATATGAACTTTTTTGTCCATAAAATTTTATATCTCCCAAAGTAAGCTCTCCAGTATCCGAACCTAAGTCATATGTAGTAGTCAAACCAGACTCGTTGAGAGTAAATGGATAATGGTCAGAATTAGAGATTTCACTTGAGGAATCTAGAGTGCATGATACAGTTGTTTTCGAGGCTTTTTTAAAATCGAATACTTTTCTCTCATTTTCTGGTTCAGTTTTTGAAGAAAGTGCTCCTTTGACTGAAATTTCTGGTTCAGATTTCGATGAAGTATGTGAGGCTCCTATGTTTAGATTTACTTTATTGTATTCGTTTAGTTGAGTTTCTTCAAAGTTATAAAAATCATAAATATTCCCAAAGTATAAATTATTGTATAAATCTGTTGTAAACATCCAACGATATCCTAAAAGCCTGGTTTCTGTTTCTACTCCTATTAATTTCTTGATTGTACAAGTAATTCTGGAGAGATACAATTTCCTAGATTCTAAGACTCCGTCAAATTGAATAGTTTCAGTAAACACTCCGTTATAACTTCTTTTTTTAGAAGGAATTAAAGTCTTTACAGGAGACGTACTTCCATTTGAAATATCGAAAAATTCGATTGATACATTATCGATATAGGTTCCTGTTAACGGATACGCCTCCAATCCCCAAGTTAATGTCATAGAATTAGGATTTTTATAGTATCTCCAATTATTGATTTCGATAGACCCCGTCCCTAATTTGGATAAATTCACTGAACCCGTAACTGTTAATCCGGATAAGGGAGCGTATTTCATACACGGAGTTACAGCATAATTTAATACTCCGGTTGTATCACTCAAAAATAAATATGCAGATTGTTCTTTACTATAGACCTTTAAATCTGTATTGTAAATAGGGTATGTATCCTTCTTCTCTTTTTCTACCTCAAAAGGAATTTTATACACAGATGAGTCAACACCGGTGGTACTCAATGCAGCCCCGTGGATAGTTTGGGAAGGGTTAAATTCCTCTTGTCTTCCGTAGTACGTTGCATATGAGTCTTTGAATTCTGTAGGAGCTTGATTGTACATCTCTGAATACTCTTCATCATAAACTCCATCCGGACAGTTATATTTATAGTTCAAAGTAAAAATTAGAGCTGTCCCCTTTTCATTTAAAGTTACATCATCTGACACTTTGATTGGAGTTCCGTCTTTATTAACATATCCCTCTACTTCAACATCAATAGAACTTATAGTGTTCAAAGTTGCTATTAAATACAGCTCTCCAAATACTTTATTATTATAGGTATTTACTGCTCTTTGTTGTCTATATTCGTCTATATCAGTCGGGTCCCCTTCAAATGTTTGAGTAAAAAACCCAGAATTCAGTTTTAATACTTCTGAGTCAGCAATATCAAAAGTTATCTCTTCATTATCCTCATTAAACCTCTTTAATTTATCAGTGATATCTCTAAAATTATTATTAGAATCTAGTACTGCAACAGTTAATGTCAGCAACTTATTCTTTGGACTAGTTACCTTCTCCCCAGAAGTGTTTAAACAATTTGAAACAAATTTTCTTAGAAGAATCAAATCAGATTCAGATTTAAGTAGGATAGAGAATTTATCTCCAGACCTAATAATAACGTCGTCTGGAAATAACTGTAATTTAACAGCAAACTGAGAACCTGCAGTAGTCAGGTCTCCAAAAGAACTTGGAGATATAATTGGGTCTTTCGCTTGACTGATTTCGTTACTACTAATATTTCTTTCTGGAGAAGGGAAGGAACCAATCTGACCTTTATTTGTTAAGGGATTGTATGATGCTACATAAATAATTCCTCCATACTCCTTTATACCTACAGGTACATATCCTGCAGGAAGATAGGCAGTTTCGACTCTTCCATTACCCATATCATTTTGAAGTACAAACTCATTACCATTGTATGTGATAAGAGTCGCATTTAAAGCATTTGTTAATACACTATTAGGAGTAGTGATTGGGTTGAGGTCCATGACTAAACCATCTGTGAATGTATTAACTGTTTCTTGTCTACTCATGATTTCAAATACTCATAATTTTCATTATTATTGATTAAAATATCTTTAAATTTCATGGGTTCTCTAATTTCCACTAATTCTGCTTCTCCAGATATAAAATTCTTCTTATATAATCTAAAACCTACGTCCGTTATAATAGGAACTTTAAATATATATTTTCTGCTGTATTCATTTATTCTACATTCATCAAGTATTTTATATAAAACTTGGTTTCCGTATTGAAATGTTTTGCGTTTTCTACCTCTTTTGTTGTGTTGGGATAGAAAAAAATCGTATTGAGAATCTGATAGAGCAAAATAGTAATATCCAGTGTATGGAATTTTCTTTCTTTTGTACAAAACTCTGAGTTTGACAGTTAATTTTTTTATGTAATAATGAAAATGCTTTACGGAATCCTTTGTAAGTCTACCGATATAGCACCATATATCTTTGTCAAGTATCAGAGTATCTCCCCCATAAACATTATGCAAATATAGTGATTTCCATCCATAATTCAAAATCCTTTCTATATCCTTTTTAGGAACTTCTGGATAAAGTTCATAAAGGGCTTCATAGTAGTCTGATATTCTCTTTATTTGCATAATTAACAATATTGCATACCACTATTGGTATTTTTAGTAATTTTAGATTTCAATTTATTATCTACATAAATTACTTTTTCTTTAATGAAAACTTTATGCTTCATGTTAAGAACTAATTCGTTGCCAGAAAAGTTGGAAGAAAGAAAATCAACATTCTTCCACTTTCCTCTTTTTCTAGCTTTTTTAAAATTTTCACCATGAGTTCTTCTAACATGAATATCTGCTTCGCCTCTATTAGTCGGAAGTATAAAAGTTACATTATTGTCTATTATATCATTTAAAATAACTTTGACGCAGTCTCTAAAAATTTTTTTTACTAAAACGTCCCTATCCCTTTTTTTATTTATTCGTTTGCAATCTTCACATGTGAGTTGTAATTTTTTATAGGGAAAATTCATAAACATCTCATCCATATTGAATGAATGACCTACAGCATAATTCATATTCTATCGTATTGGTTTATAAGATTTGTTAAATATTTTTCTATTCCATGAAGTTTTTGCATCTAAGATTTCATTCATATCATTTTGATTAATGTATTCAGGAACTCTTGCTGCATCACAGTATTTCATCCAATCCTGTTGAAGTAACTGTGCCATTTGTACAATGTTGGGATTATTTGTCATTAATCCCTCTTTATATTTTTTTCTATATGCTACGAATGTAGCAATAGCAATACTTTCTTTATCATTTATCATGGGAAGTCCATCTTCGTCTAAAATAACTCCTTTGTAAAGTATTTGAACCTCCCCGTAATTTTTATCAAAATATAGAGTATCTCCAACTCTTTCGTACTTCGCATACTTACCTGACATATATAGAGGATTCTCAAACAATTTTCTCCCCTCTATATAATTCTCGATAAATTGGGAATTATAATCTCCATTAGGAGTCTTATTTGTTACGTAATTCCAATCTTCTGCAGTATATGTTACTGCTTCTACAATGTCAGCATTGCAAGGTAATTCTACTGTGAAGTCCGGACATTGTATTCTTGTACAAAATCTAAATAATCTAACATTTTTGTTACCTATCATGTTCCAAGCAATCAATCCGTACTCTTCAAAGTCTTGAGGAAGCATTTCGAGCCCATACAATAAATTAGCTTGAAACATTGCTTGATGAAAATTATATTGTGCCATTATTTAGGAGTTTGGTCATTAGGAGTAATCGGTGCAGCAAATTGTCTATAGTATCTTAGTTTCTTCTCTGTAAGTCTCTTCTTGATTTCATTATTTATAAATGACATATTTTCTACATCAATCGGAGAACAACACCCATATTCCTCTAATTGTCTAGGGTCTTTAAATATAGCCACGACACTTACTTGCTTTATAAGTGGAGCGTTAAAGATAAAACAATCGTACATATTATTTTCGTTTGGAGTAATATCAATATATACATATGGAAGAAATTTTCCTCTTTTCCTATATTGATGATACTGCCAAGCTTGAGAAGAAGTATAATATATAAATGGAACTTGTCTATCTGTGGAACCTATATAATCTACTGCAAGTTCTCCATAATCATTTAATAGCTGTGGAATTTCGAAATGTGCGATTGGAGTTTCACATCTATCCTTCCCGCACCTACATCTATCTAAATCTTTACAATCGACTTCAATGCAATTTATAGAAAGATATAAATCGTTTTTAGGAAGAATTCCTTTTAATGAATATTCTTTTATGATTTGCAATCTTTCGTCTACTATATCATCTTCTAGTTGTTCTAATGACATTGTTGGACCTGAGTGAATTCCTCTCAACCCAGAGACAACGTCATTATATATTGCAGATGCTAATTTTCCGTAATATCCCATAGTTGTATAACAAAAAAGGCGAAGGCTCATAACGCCCTCGCCTTCTCCTATAATTTAAATTTGTTCTTGAGCCTTTGGTTCAAACTTAGCATCAGCCTCAGTCTTTGTATATACATTGTCTGCATCTGCTTTCTCGTCGAGAGCAGTAGTATCTGCTTTTTCCGCTAATTTAGCTTCAACAGATTTAGCTTTAGCCAAAGCTTCTTGAGCAATCTTTTGAGTTTCTTCAAAAGAAGTGCTGTTTCCAGTAGGTCCGCCTTCTTCACCAGTGAATCCGATAGCTGTCAATCCAGCTTCAAATTCAGTAGCGATAGTTTGATTTACATAGAATACATGAGTTGTTTGAGAAATTACTTGTTGTCCAACAGCAGCCCCACCCATGAGACCTCTATCTTTTTTGTAATAGATAATGTATTGATTGTACTTACCGTTAATAACAGGAACTTCGTCTTGAAGAGGAGCTTCCCATCTACGTACATCCAAAGTAGGTATTCTAAGGTCTTTGATAATATGTTGATATGTACCAAATCCTTCTTTGCCTTGAACAAGAGTATTAGCTCCATCATATTCGGGGTCTGTAGCTTCTTTTGCGGAGAAAATAGTAACAAAACCACCTGCTCTGTCAGCGTAAACCACTGGACCAGCATTCTCATCATATTCTTGAACATCAAGTTCAGTAAATCTTTGATATTCGTCAACTGCTTCAATCTCTAATTTGTTTCTTACAGCCTTAACATTGAAGTACTTATAGTTGTACATATTTAAGTACTTGTTGACAATATTAACAACTTTGGTTGCTAATTGAAATGCAGTTTCTCCGGTTTTCTTTTCAAACTGAATATTAAAAGGCTTTCCTTTGAATACCATATCATTAGAATATAATGAATTTTGGTTTCCAGAAAGTCTAATATACATGAAAATATTAAATACTCCGGAATCTGAAGTAATTTTTGTGAAATCTAATGTAGCTTTAGCTAATACAGGAGCAGAATATTCTCTTTTATAAACTGCAGCAACATAAGGTTTTTTAAAGTTTCCGACTCTTTTGATATTGAAACTTGCTACCTTATCGTCTTCTTCTTGTTGAACAGACCATCTAGGTAGTTTAGTAGTGTAATCTAAATTGTCGTTGATTAGTGTAGTTGTCGTAAACTGAAACATACGTTAATTGTTTTATTTTTTACCTACTGCCTGAGCTGGGTCAGCAATAGAAACTGATATTGGAATATGGGTACTTAATCGCGGGTCACTAGAGTTCTCCATGATTATGTGGGTCAGCTCATTAATTATCTCTAAACAAACGTAATCTGGAAATTCCATTACTTGTGAAGTATCCTCAGTTAGGTCTAATTGTTCTTTAGTAAGTATAACTTGCTGAGGAACTTTTAGATACTCTACGTACACATTCACTAACTCGAATTTAGAATTATCGCTTCCGTATCGAATTTCCATTCTAATTGGAGATACGTTTCCGTAACGTATTTCTCCTTGTCTTTTTACTAAAGATGTTGATTTATTTCCAATCTTTATACTCCTAGGTCGTTCACTAATAACCAATCCAGAATCACTAATTTCTTTAATGTCCGTACCTGAAATATTATTTTCGCTATAGGGATTTGTTGGATTATCTACATTAATATTTACATTATGAATATAATAATAAGGTCTTTTAAATGAAGGTTTAAAGTAATAATTATTTATAACTTCATTCAAATCTTCAGTCATTCTAGTTGCGACTTTATTGATAAATTTTCCCTCATTTAAACACCCTACATTTTTCTTTGATTTGAATTTACAAATACATCCTAATATATGGAAATAATCTGTCGGAAGCATCACTTCATAAATTGGATTATCAGCAATATCTCCCGCATTAGTAAAATCGTACTTATTAGACAGTTTAGCCGGAAGAATTGCCGTTGTACTTAATACTCTCAAATCATCAGAAGTTTGTTGAGTAGTATTATAAAGGTTATATCTTTTATTTACATATTGATATATAGCTCTCATTATAAAATGATTAAAATCATCTATAAGAAGAGCGGGGGCATGTTCCTTGTTTAGTTCTATAAGAACTCTCTCATAAACCTGTCTTAAAGTCATTTATTTTATTTATTTTTTCCTGGCTTATTATCCGGTTCTGTAGGGGGTTTAGGATTTTCGTCCTCATCCTCATCCTCATAATAATCAGGGTATGTATCCTTTTTGATTAATTCAAGAGTTTTTCTGTTACGAGGGTCTTTCATCCACGAAATAACGGCGTCGTCTGTTGCACCCAAAATCACGCTATCACCATATAGATATAACTTATTCTTTACATATATAATGTGAGAATCTCTAGCGTCCATAAACAGGATTCTAAGATTAATATCATCTCCAGTGTATAAGTTAATGATTTTATCAGGGTCTTTTTCTGCAATAAGCAGTAGATAGTCTGTTACATCAGCGCTTGCTATATTTTTCATATGCTTGCCAAGTAATCTTGCCATCTTCATTCTTCCCTCATCTGAATCATCTAAAATAAACGTACCAGCATTGTGAATTTTTTTCTTTTTAGAAACTCTTTTTTGAGCTTCATAACCAGGTCTGTCAACATAAAGTTCCGCAACACCATATCTTGGTCTTTGAGATTTCCATCCAACAGTACCATCAATTAAATAATCACCGGTTTTTGGGTCTTTAGCATATCTCTCTGGGGCAATGAGAACACAATTCTTTATAGCTTCCCATTCGGCTGCATGAAGAGGATTTCTACCAATATCTAAAGTAGTTCCATCTTCTATAATAAAGGTTTCAGTTTCTTTAATAAACACCTGTCCACTTTGTCTTTCCTTTTCAGACAAAACAATATCTCCCAAGCTATTTACAGGTTTTACACAATCTGGATATAGTCCTGTTTTAGGGTCTTTACATGGCTGAATATAATATTTCATTCCAACTTTACCATATACACTTCTAAGAATGATGATATCATCAGCAGGGGTTACAACATTACTCATATTAAATCATTTATTTGGTTACAATATAAAAAATATGTAAGGGAGTCTATTTTTCAACTCCCTTACCATATCTTAATTCTTTATTTAGCATATCTTAGATTTCTCTTAAAATAAAGCTTCTATAAGGGTTGAATACTCCAACACCTGAATAACCCCAGTTGATTAACTTAGAAGCAGCAACTGGGCTTGAAACAACTCCAGAGCTTAAACCATCAAGTCCACCAACACCAGGATATTTGTTAGTGATAAAGTCTCCACCTTTTAATGTGAACATTTGAATAGGAGGTTGAGCAGAAGTTTTATCTGCAGTCAAATCAAGACATAAACAATATGCTTTATCCATACCATATTCACGAGAGAATGTTCTATCTACCTTAAAGGTAATTTCGTTACCTGCAAATTCATAAGAATTGAACGTAGCTCCAACTTTAATATAATCATTAGCTGCCTGAGACCACAGATAAGTACCTGTAGTTTTGTATTTAGCTAAGAAATCTCCAAGAACGCTTTGGATTAAGAACCACATTCTTTCATTGCAGATAAACATATATTTATTTCCAGTAGGTTGTGCGGCTTTTTCGTTCATTGTAGCCATAACTGTCTGGAATACATCAATAGAAAGTTTAGCAAATGCATACTTAGACGCAAATCTTTCTACTTGAGGAATGATACCATCACCTATATAAATAGGACGTTGAGTATCTGGGTCAACAATAGTCGGCTTACCGTTAACGTCAACATTACACTTGTTGAATAACAGACCATTGTTTCTTACATATAAGAAGTTGTCAAGAAGAACTTTTTCTTTCTTGTCCATCTTATATAATGTTTCTTTTAGACTTCCAGTGTCCTTACCTTCTGCAATACTAATAAATACATTTTCATGAGCTGCATATAGTGCAGAGTAACTATCGTCAACACGGTGAGTTGTGATAAAGTTTCTATGCTTTTCGATGTTGGATTGATACTTAACATATCCCTCTTCATGCATTTCAGGCATAGCGTTAGATTGGAAACGAGTAGTGTCACCAATTTGACATCCGCTTAGGTCAAGCACACTTGAATAATCGTTGTCAATTAATCTTACAACTACTTCCCAGTAATTATCTGCTTTACGAACTGGACGACTAACAACAATACATTGTTGCATTGTTTTATCAATCTTAAAGATGTCATATTTTTCGTAATATCTCTCTTTGAAAGCCATTACGATTTCTGAACCATTTTCACCTGTTTCAGTGGGAACATCTGCAAACTCAACTCTCTTGATGTAGTTGGTTTCAACTTCCCATTCAAAGTACATTGCATCAATACTTTGATATCTATTTCCGGACTTAACGTCCTGATAGAAAATATTTCTTAAAGACTCTGTTAAATAAGAGGCTGTAAGTTCTGGATAAAGTCTTGATACAACACCTAACTTAGTTGGTCTAGTTCCTAAAAACTTATAAAAATCTTCATAAGTTCTAGTTTCCGACTGTGTCGGTCTGTTTGATACAAAATTTGCTACTATCATACTTGTTTAAATTATTAAAAATCTATATCATCAATAGTTTTTCCTCCATTATTGGTTGGAGGGATATCATCGCCTTGTTTAGGGGCAGGTTTGGTAACAACTTTAGTTGTCCTTTTGGGTTGTACACCCTTTTTAGCATCCTCGTATCCAGCAGTATATGCTTCACGTTTTTGCTGTGCAATCTCTTTAGCGTAATAATCAGTGAGCGATTCAAAGGCTTCATCTCCCTTAATAGCAAACCATGCCATTCTAACTAGTGTTTCAGGGTCATCTAATGCCTTACCTAACCAGCTAACTCCTGCCGCATCTGATGTCAGTATGAAATCGGCAATTTCACTTAAGTCCTCTTGTCCTAGATTAAGCTCTACGCCTCCTATCTCTGTCAGGTTTTCTAAAGCCTGCATTACTCCATCTTGGAACTCTTCAAACTGCTCTTGTCTTTCCTGTTGATGTAACAACTCTTCTTGTTGACGTCTATCGTCTTCGGCTTCCTTATATTCTTGACGGATACCTTGCATCTTTTTTTCAAATAAAGCTGGATTAGCTTTTTCTTGTTCGAGAGCAGCATTGATTTCTTCGTCCGTAATATCTTTAACACGAGATTGTAAGTCCAGTGCATATAATTCATCATCGGTAATATTATCAATCTCGTATTGTGGATTGCCTTCCAATGATTGTTTATAATTCTCTACTGCTAATTGTTCACGATATTGAATATAGTCCGACGGAGAAATTCCATTTGTTCTTAAATAATTAAGAAGACTTTGTTCCTCCTCGTCAAGTCCATAATCTACATCCGAGTCGTCAGAAGTTAAAATGTTAAGTTTCTCTTCATTGGAAAGAGATTCCCAATCAACTTCTTCAATTTCACCTTCTTCATTTTCAAATTTAAGTTTTGAAGGGTCTTCGATTCCTTTGCTTTTCAACAAAGAAATAATAATATCTTCTTCTGTTTCCGGACTTTGTTTAGGTTCTGGTTCTACTGGAGGAGTATCTGTTCCTCCTTTGTCTATAGTCCCATCCATCCATTCCTTCTCTTTGTTTAGAGAGTCAAAATCTGGTTGTGGAGATTCACCATCATTATTCGGATTTTGAATAATAGGGTCGTCTTCATTAAAGTCTAAATCCTCAATGTTCATTGCCATATATATCCTTTTAAAAGTTATTTGCAAATTTAACGATATTTTTCCAACTCTAAAACTAAATGTTTAAGAATCTAAAAAAATAGTTAAAGTTGTATATTTAAATTAAAATTTTTATCCTACTATATACCCGAAAGCTGCAAATGATAGCGAAATGGGTCCATTAGAATAGTTCCAGTTAGCTGTTCCCCAACTGTCATTATTATCATTAGCCTGGTGATATTCTCTCACTCTAATTACTCCTGAAGTATTAGGGTCTGGAATTGCATTACACCAATGTGCTCCAGCACCTCTACCACCTCTGCTTGTTATAGAAAAATCTCCATTGAACTCTCCTGTATCTCCAATTACAGCTGAAACAGCAAGAACATTTATAGTACTTCCTAATGCGGGAACTAATGTAATTGTCATCAGTCCATCTTTAACTGTAACTTGAACATCGGTAATCCTTGCTTTCTTTCCTCCAATAAAATACCAATCAGTAGTAGAATTAGTAGCTCTTCGTATCGTACCAGCTACTAAAGTTACTGGATTACTTCGAGTACCGTCAACCGGTTGAATATAACTCTCAATTAGGGAAATTAACTGGTCTTTTCTAACGTATTCTTCTAATCGCTTGTCAGTTTTATCGTTAACCCACTCTGAAGTTACTACTGTTTTAGAATCATCGTCAACCGGAATGTTAAATCCTGAATCATACTTTGGAAATTCTCCATTTGGAGAAGCCTTAAATGTTGGAGCATATATACTAGAATTTATTTGTTTAGCTCCAACAGTTACAAGGTTATCAGAATAAATTCCAATATTTCCTTCAGCCAAAGTTCCTATATTAAATCCTTCCTTTGTAAAGTTCAGGTCTTGAATACTTCCGATTCGAGTTTTTATATTATTAATATCCTCCTCTTCTGCAATAGAATTTATGTTCAATAAATCAATGTTGTTGTGAGATAATCGAGTAATCGGATTTCCATTGGCTACAAAAAAAATTTTTTTTCCCTGTAGAGCATTAGATATGTTATCATAAATTACTTGTTCTGCTTGAGAAGAAGCCCCTATTAACTCAATATTGACATCTATTGATGAATCAGTAGATTCTATTACAGACAAAGCTATTTTAACGTCTTCATATATAGTACCTTCGTCTTCAGACTCATAAGATACTGTAGAATATGTGCAAAGAATGTTTCCCTGGGAAAACTCAATTGGCTGTCTAAATGATATACTATAAATATTTTCCTCTCCTTCTTTTTCTTCCATAGAAGCAATAGTAGAAAATTGTTGAAACCACATAGATGGATATATATATCCAGATTCATCAATAGGTTTATTTCTCCATATTATGTTGTCGACTTCCAGTGTAGATTCTCCTTTATTAATGTAAAGTCTAAATTCTCTCGTGGGAGATGCATTTTCAGATTTGAATTCGTTAGCAATTATACTACCACGAGAAAGGATATCAGAGTTAGATTCTATTCCAGACGAACTTATACTTAACGAATCCAAATCATTATTCCTTATAATAACATTAGAACCTTCGATAATAGAATTAATTCCCTCTTGATAAAGGTTAAATAAATCATTTATATTTATTCCATTTATTTTTCCATCTCCGTAAACAAGAAAACTTCCGTTTGTAGAAGAGTCTTCTTTCTTAATCACAAATTGTCTAGGATAAGGATTTGGAATATTAGCAGGATATTCTGTATATTTTCCTTCAGAAACTATATAAAATTTTTGAGAATTTAAAATGTACACAAATCCATCAGTTATATTACTTTCAATTGCTTCATCAAGAGTCTCAAACATTAGACCAATATTAGCTAAAGCTTGTTTCTTTTGGGAATCAGTGGTTTCTTGAACTCCAACAAAAGATACATAAGTGGTTCCTATCTCTCCAGAAAGATTAATTAAAGTCCCATCAACATATATGTATATAGAACCGGTTTCTTTGATATAATAAATTCCGTTTTTGTTTATATCGGAAACAGAATTTATACTTTCGATAATATCAGTATCAACTGCAATTTTCCCATTTTTAACTATATCAATAAATTTGCTACCCCATTGGATTTTTACTTGACCTTTGGTTTTGATGATGAAGTCTGAACCAGTAGAACCTATTGATTCATAAGCTCTTCCAAATAACTTTTCCATGTTATTTTATTGTTAATTCAATATCTTCTTCATCTTTTAAGATATTCATTAATTTATTAAAAGCATTAGTAGAGGATATTACTTGACCTTTAACTTTATTTTCTCCTACCAGTATGCAGCCTAATGTGTCTTTGGCTGTATTTCCTACATGGATTAAAACTCCTTCATATCCGGGAACATCAACTAATCTCGGAAGTTTTCCTTTGTAAGGTTTAGCCCATACTCTGTTTTTAAATTTTTCACTTACTACATTCATTATAACTTTGTAAGTTCCAGCTGGAATAGCAGTTTCTCCGTATATCTTTATTTTTTTAATTTCATCTTCCGACATATTACTACTTAATCCTCTATCAACATCTTCTAACGTATCGCAGATATAATTTCCATCAATGAAAAGTTTACCGATAGTATAAGCGCTTCCTCTATATGTTCTCTGTACTAAAATTCGTTTCATAATTATTTGATTTAAACAAAAATACCACCGACAAAGGATTGCCGATGGTATTTATATTATGAGTTCTTACGTTTAATTTCGTCGAACATTCCAAATAATTCATCTACATCGGCTTCTCCAAATTTGACTTTTCCCAAAGTGAATCCACCGTTTTCTTTTAGTACAGCTTTTGCTGCATCACCTAATATTTTAGTATTAATGTTTCCATTTTTGTCAACAAATAGGTCAATCATATCATTATGTTTATCGACCCAATTTCTTATAACATATGTGACTGCCGTTTGAACTGGTAGCGAGGATAATCCGAAAAAGTTACTCGCGATTCCTTTTGCATACTTTTCAGCAGCTTGCATTAATATTTCTTTATCACTAACCATTATTGTACTTCTTTTCCTGTCATTAATTCATTGTATCTTTTTTTAATTTCTGGGTCATTTTCAAGAAGATTTAACATAGTGTCTATCTTTTCTTGTTTTGCTCTTAATTCCTCAGAAATTTTTTCCTTTGAGCGATTTATTGCAGCTAATAGATTATCTGCAGCTATTTTTCCATCGGGAGTAGCTACGTATTCACCAGCAAATTTATTGCTTATGAAAGCCATGAATCCCGCTTCATAAGTTTGTTTTGCAAGTTGATAATCATGGGATTGTGCTAATACAGTTTGTTCCTCATTAGATAATGAACCTACGCTTCTGTTAATTTCGTCAAGTACAGAAAGTTTCTGCATTTGCTGCTGTTGTTGCATTTTACTTAACGTTTCCAGTTGTTGGTAGTAAGATTTCTGTAAATCACCCAAGCTAGTAGAGCCATAAGCATTGCCAAACATGTCATTCGATTTTTAAATTATTATTCTACTAATCTTAAGCTGATGGTGTAGCTGTAGGTAAAGAAATTGTGAATACTGAATATGCACAATGTGCTACCTGAGCTGTAACTGTTGGAGAATTATTAATTACTTGTTGAGTAACAATACTTACTCCTTTAGGAATTAGAATGTCTACAAACTTAGTTATAACTTCCGCTTCCTCTGTAGAGTTTTCATCGGCAATAATCGTAGAACCTGGTGTAGTAATGACTTTTGTGGCACCTTTACAGTCTACATATTGTAAAGTATGAATTAAATCTAACTTAGTAACATGTGTGTTACCTTGTGTTTCTCTCCATCTTGATGTTATGGTTAATGTTGATATTGGAGCAACATCAGTTCTAGCACCACATGGTATTTCCACATTAAATTCTAGAATCTGTGCTCCTTGCGTATTGGTAGGAGTCCCAAAGGGAGTGATTTTTATACTCATTGCGCAGTTGTATTTTAAGTAAATAAAAATAAAGGGAGACTACTTTCATAATCTCCCTCTAATATCTTTATTAATTACTGAGCAGCACAAGTAGGGCAAGTACCACTTACAGCTGTATTAATTGCATTCCAATTGGAAGCAGCTGTACCTGCGTACATTCCTGTACCGTACTGAGTAAAAGGACTACAATATAAAGGAGCTATGCTCGGAACTGGAGCGCATAAGTCGCTATAAGCATACTTTAACTGTCCATCAATCTTATGGTCTAATTGTCTTTGTAGATAAGCATCTACAGCCATAATAGATTTTTCAGTTTTGCAGCAGCAATTATCTGCATATCTTTCAGCATTAACTTTGTTAAGCTCAAACATTAAAGGAAGAGCGGCAGCAGTTGCAGCTTCTTTCTTTTCTAACTCATTGATTCTTGAGCCTAATCTCTCGAATAGGTCAGCTTTTTCTTGAACGTCTTGTTCTCTTCTCTTATAAAGTTCGTCACACAGTCTTAAATTCTGTGCATTGTCTCTTGTAAGAAGGTCTACGTACATAGAACTCTTATCCTTTAAATCTTGAACTCTGTCATTCCAGATTTGATTTGTGAGAACTTGAACTTCATTTCCAATACGTTCATTAGTAGCTAATACTCTGCCGTTGATATAGGTATATAAATCTATATCATTTTGCATAGAATCTACTTTGTTAGCCCAAGCAAGATTATCTGCTTGTTGTCCTTGTGCCATCGCAATAGTTTTTGCTTGCTCTGCAGCTTGCATTGCGCAACAGTTGTTGTTTCCTCCAAAGAGTCCACCTAAAATACCACCGTTGTTTCCGCATCCACAACCTCCGTTATTACTAGCAAGTGCACCAAGTGCAGTACCAATGATACCAAGAGTTAAGGCTGCGTTAGATTACCTGCTATCATTAAATTTCGACCTCATTATAATTTTAGACGTCTCGGTCTATATCTTATGATAACAATGCAAAAATACGAATAATTTTTGACTTCTGCAACTAATATATTAAAAATCTTAAAAATTTATTAATAGTCGCAAATTTTAATCAAAAATTATTCGTATTAATTAGAATAAATACTGTCTCTTATACACATCTCCGA